AATAGATCATCTCCAGTACAAATTGGCAACGAAACAAACTGGAAGCAAGTTGATTGCGGAGGCGAACATACGGCTGCGGTAAAAACTGACGGAACCATTTGGGCTTGGGGCGAAGGCGCAAACGGACGATTGGGAAATGAACAGACAAGTTCTTTTTCTTCCCCAATACAAACAGGAAACGGAAACAATTGGTCGAAGGTTTCCTGCGGAGCAGACTTTACCTGTGCTATCAAGACCGACAAAACCATGTGGACTTGGGGAGATAATTATAATGGTAAATTGGGAGATGGAACGACAAATGATAAATCATCACCAGTCCAGATAAGTAGCGACAAATATTGGGGTGATGTGGCTTGTGGATTTTTCCACACCATGGCTATAACCAGTAATCCTCCAGTAAGATTCAATTTCGTACATCCGACCTATACATTCGAAGTGGTAACATATACTCCAGAAAGCCTAATAGCTCTGGCTCCTTATCCAGACTCATTGGAGCATCTGATTCTGAACCTACAGGCTCAGGAAGTAGTCATCAACAACAGAAGGTATAAGCATGGAGATCAATTCACGGAATTTGGATCAAGAGCTATACGACTCAAACAATTGTATGTTGATTCCAGCGATCCAGTACTAAAGATAGTTTGTGATGCTGGTTACAGATTTGAGAATAATAGATGCGTTCTTGATTGCCTTGAAAGCGAAACGGCATGCGGTGGCGTTTGCTCCAATCTTCTTACCGATACGGACAATTGCGGTTCGTGCGGCAATGTGTGCGACAGTGGATACACATGCGTAAGTGGAGTCTGCACAGCACCATAACAATTAAATTTCTTTAAAGTCTGCATCGAAAAAAAAGAAATCTTTGTAAAAGAAATCATACATTATTTTTTTTGCAAAGATTTCTTCGTTATCATTATCTTGAAATATTATTTTTGCTGGTATTCCTATTGTTCCAGCCAAATTTGCTATTTCTGCATCAATACCAAAATAATACGAACAAGAAAGAATTGTGTGCGAAATTCTTCTGGTGTCATCAAAATGATGAAGTCTATTTTTAAAATACTTTTTTGTTTTAATCCCGCCAACACAAATCGAATCTATACTTCCAAATTCATTTATGATTTTATTCATTTCGATTTCCGACATGAGTTGGTTTAATTGAAAACAGGAAGATGTATTCTTGCCATAATATCTCAACTTGTTTAATGGCAAAAATACACTTTCAATTTTTTTATCAATTGTGAAATTTTTGTATCCAATTCTTTTTGGTTCATAATATTTATAATATTTTAAATCTAAAATATCAAAATATTTAAATGGCGAAAAAGATTCCGCTTGATGCAATGGCATTTTCAAATAATTTAATACTGGTGCATAAGAAAATATTGTGAAGAAATCTCTTAGTGTTCTAGCATTTGAACTGGCTACAGATATTCTCATGCTATTCTCAATGGCATAAGAATACAATGAGTTCAAAGCGATTAAAGTTTCAGAAAAATTTAAGTTATGAAAATAAACATTGTTCATGACTTATATATCGCTTTTTATTTTAGAATTTTTCTATAATGCATTCTCAAACTTGGATACATGTGGTTGTACCAAGACTCAATTTGTTTTTGATGAAACAATGTTTGAATAACTACATCTCCAGACACTCCCAAAGAACCAGCAAGATGTGACATACCACTATCGATTCCAAAAAATCCTTGAGATCCCAAAAGAAATTTACTTTGTTCGAATAAATTTGAAAAATGAACTTTTACATCAGGCAAATATATTTTTGTTTCTGGTCTGCCAATATAATATGAATTATCGTTGCCAAATAATTTTATTATGTTTTTAATTTCAATGAAATTAAAATGTCTTTTTTTAGGACCACAAGAAAAAGAATTTAATTGAAAACATTTATAATCTTTTTTATCAATACTACCAAGTTTATTTTTAGGCAAAATGAAATTATTGATCTTGATTGGTTCGATGCTTGTGTGTCCTATAATTATTTCACACCAACCACCACCGATACAAAAATCTAAATCAGAAAAAAATATTTTTGAAAATGTAAATGGATATTTTAAAGATTGATTAATTTCAAATAATTCAATTCTTTCATCATAATCAAAAATATCTAAAAGTTGTTTTACAACTAAGTCTTTCGTATGAATAATTACATAAAAATTTTCTTGGAAAGCCAAACTGTAAATTCCATTTATAAGATGAATTATATCGCCAAGATGCAGGTGTCTAGTATTCTTCAAAGTAAAATATTCTATTCTTTTATTCATTTTGAAACTCAATAATAAACATTATTTATACAATATATATCTATTATTTAATTTAAAATTTTTCTGATGTGCATTCTCAAACTTGGATACATGAAATTGTACCAAGCTTGAACATATTTGGCTTGACAAGTTGCTTGAATAACTACATCTCCAGATATTCCCAAAGAACCAGCGAGATGCGACATGCCACTATCGATTCCAAAGAATCCTTGAGATCCTAAAAGAAATTTACTTTGTTCGAATAAATTTGAAAAATGAACTTTTACATCAGGCAAATATATTTTTGTTTCTGGTCTGCCAATATAATATGAATTATCGTTGCCAAATAATTCTATTATTTTTTTAATCTCATTGAAATTAAAATGTCGTTTTCGTGGTGGACTACAAGAAAAAGAGTTTAATTGAAAACATTTATAATCTTTTTTATCTATATTGCCAAGTTTGTTTTTAGGCAAAATGAAATTATTGATCTTGATTGGTTCGATAGTCATACTACCTAGTGGTTTTTGACACCAACCACCAAAACAAAAATCATTTTTAAATATATTTGAAAATGTAAATGGATATTTCAATAATAAACTAAATTTTGATAGTTCAATTCTTTCATCATAATCAAAAATATCTAAAAGTTGCTTTACAGCTAAATCTTTCGTATGAATAATTGCATAAAAATTTTCTTGAATAGCCAAGCTATAAATTGCATTGATAAAGTTGATTGTATCTCCAAGGTGCATATTGCACAATATAAAAGATTCCATTCTTTTATTCATGTTAAACCTCAATTGTTATTTAAAAATAAACTAAAACAACAATACTAATTTAAACACATACATAATATTTACATTTTGATGTTCGATTATTTAATGATAATGTTTCCAATTGAAAAGATATGAATAAAAATTATTGGTCTATTGAACTGTCGCATCCGTATTCGCCATCAAACGAAGATGTAAATACATATAAAAATAACATAAAAAAAGGAACTACTCTTTTACTAGGATGCACTCATAAATTGTTACCATTTAGCGACTTTCAAATGGATATAGATCCTTGGTACGAAGCACCTACTGTAATCGTTAAAGATTGGGTCAATAATGATAAATTTTACAACAATATGATTGGCGATGGCGTTTTGAACTTTACTAAAGATTTAACAGAAAAAATCATCAAAATGTCTGAGGCATATAGTGAGGTTTTGATTGTTAGATGCTTCAATAAGAAATTGCCAAACATGAAAATAGCAAATTATTTCCCAACAGAAAACGACTTTGTATTGAAGCCAAGTAAAGCCGTAAACCATCAAGATTACAACTTTTTTATATGGAATTTCAAAAATGAATCAAAAGGCAGAAGCTGATCTTAAGATAACCTTAGAAAAATTTGAAATAGGTCAATGGTCACATAAGCCCAACTTCAACATCATTTCTAAATTTCCAATCATGAGCAAAGAATTTCTTCGAAAAGTAGAAATGAAAAAACATCTCTTTACATGTAGCACATCTGGATCGACAGGAGAACCAGTATCAGTAGAAAAAACATATGAAGATTATATCTGGTACATGGCAACAACAATAAGAGAGTTTTTTTGGCGTAAATGGAATTTCACAAAAAATGTTGCAATAATTAGAGGCGACAATAAAATAGAAGATTTAGAAACTTGGGGACTACCAAAATTCATAGCACCAACACAAGGCATGACATACAAAATGAATTTTGCACCTATAAGTGTAATTCAATCTTGGCTAGAAGAAAAAAATCCACATTACATTCATTGTTATCCGTCTGTTTTAAAACAAATTGATTTATCAAAAATAACAAATCTAATTGATGTGAAAGGCACAGGAGAATTAGGCGGAACTATGTTTTCATCTGAAGAGTGTGGAACTATAGCAATACAATGTCCTGATAAAAAAAACAATTATCATGTTATGGAAAATCAAATGGTAGAAGTCGATACTGATGGTGGCATGATCATAAGCACCATGACAAACCCTTACATTAGAAGATATAAAAATGGCGACCATATAGAGCTTGGAGAATGTACTTGTGGAAGAACACTACAAACCATTACGAAAATAAATGGTAGGGTTAGAAATATGTTTGTACTTCCAAACGGTGACAAAAAATGGCCATTAGTTGGAAGCAGAGACTATTATTCAAGATTTGGTATTAAAAGGTACAAAGTCATTCAGACGAAAATAGACGAAATTGAATTGCAAATAATTTGCAATCCACTTAGAGAAAAAGAAAAAGAATTAAAAGAGTTGGTGTTGGAATGGCTGCAATCGCCAGTAAATATAAACATCAAATATGTTGATTCTTTTCAAAATTACAAACATGAAGAATTTATTTCATTGATATAGTCAAACTTAATTCTTTAATATTTTTCTACTATGGACACGCAATGTTGGATACATTATTCCATAAGCTTGATAAATACAATCGGTAAAATTAGGATGTAATCCTTGAGCAACTACATCTCCAGAAATTTTTAAAGATCCTGCCAAATGTGACATTCCGCTATCAACTCCAAAAAATGATTTACAACCTAATATAAATTTACTTTGATCAATCAAATTTGCAAAATGAACTTTCATATCTGGTATTGATATCATTGTTCCAACATTCCCAATAAAATAAGAATTACCCTCATCAAATATATTTAATATTTTTTTAATTTCATGCATATTAAGTCTTGGCTTTGCCCACCAATGAGACCTTGAATTTACTTGATAGCATTTATATTCTTTTTTTTCTTTTTGTGGCAATTTGCAATTTGGCAGTTTAAAACCTTCTAAATAAACAGGTTTAAATGTGCTTCCTCCAAATCTCCTGCCAGTCCAAACTGCTTTATTTTTTGTATTTAAATATTGCCCTATGGTAAAATGATAAGGTAATCCGGGAGTTCTTTTAACAATTTCTATCTTATCTTGATAATCAAAAATTTCCATCAATTGTCTTCCAACAATATGTTGATTGTAATGTATTTTTGCTTTAAATTCATGTTGTAATGCAAGATTATAAATTATATTTGTGCATGCAATATTATCACCAAGATGAATTGGACCAAGATTAAATAATTCTACTTTTTCTTCTTGTGTCATAAATAAACCTCAATTTATATATGTGATTAGAAAAATAGTTAAGTATGAACATGAAATATAATATGTTTTTAAGAAATAATGTTGATTTTTTAGATCAAATAATCAACAACTTTAGATTTATTGATAAAATTTTCTATTTTAGAAGTACAATTGCCACAAAAATTAAAAGATTTCCCATCCACTTTGACAAAAGTAGAATAATCATATACAGATAAATCAGATGCGTCTGCCACGCATGACTTATTGCAAATATCACAAATGACCGATGAAATTTTATCTTCAATTTTAATCATTGAATACCTTCAATAAGCAAAAGCCAATAAAAACAACAAACAAACCAACTAGTTGCATATAATTTAGTTTGAATTGAAAAATAAATATCGGAAGTATGTATCCTATAACCATTATCATTAAATCCCAATACGCACTATTTAAAAGTATGCTTTCTTTGTTTGGTAAATTTTTAGCAAAATAAAACCAAAAAAAAGCTGCACATGTATTTAAAAAAAGATTAATCCATATGAAATGTTTAGAAAGCCTTATGGATTCTGTAAAAGTCATCAGCATAATGGCTATGTAAAAAACAGAAGCAATAAGGTAATATATCATTGTCCTTATATATAAGGATTGTTTTCACATATTTTTTTAATTTCATTAAAAGGCTTTATATCAAGTTTTTCTTTGCATTGTTCAATACTAAATCCAAGTTCTTTAAATTCTCCCATTCTTATCAATTGATCCAAATTCATATCTTCAACTTCACCCTCCCAATCGCCTAAAAATCTCTTTCTTATACTGCAACTTGGATTGTCAAAATTCCTTACATATTTAAATCTACTTGGTCTCTGTTTTAAGGCATCGTCAATTTTTTCAATATCATTTGCTGTCATAAAAAATGCAACTTGCTCATAATTGTTATAAACTCCATCCATGCAGTTCAAAATAGAATCAAATGTGAATTTGATTCCCATGTTATTTCCACCATGATTGCTTTCGCCAATAATGCATTTTCTTTTGTCAAAATAGTTATCGAAATCTTCGAGCAATACAATGCACTTTTCTGGTATTTGACTAAACAAAAACATGATGTCCATATTTGTAAATTCTGGAACAAAAGTTATTATAACTATTGGCAAATTATATTTGACAGACAAATATTTGATAAAAGAAGTTTTGCCATTTCCGGGTTTGCCATAAAGTATAGCTCCTGTTTTCATAAGGCTTCCATCAGCCACTTTGCTTACTTCTTCTTCAATGTCTTTCCATAATAGTTCATCTATTATTGGTTTATCTGCAATTTTTATTGATCCGATTTTGTCAGTATACCAAGGAGTTGCAACCAATACTGGAACTCCAAATAAATTCAATTGTATTTTTTTCAACTCATCTTCTAAAAATCTTTTAAGTTCTCCGTAAGACCAACGCAAGCAAGTGATTGTAGTTGTTAAATCTTTTCCTTGAAATCCTGCTTGTAATAGTCTTTCGCCATGAGACAAATAAAATGTTGGAACTCCTTTGAATTTCAAAAAAGCTCTATAAATGACAGGGTGTCTACTTTCAGTGAAAAACTCTTCTTCTACGATAAATTTTGGGCAAGTATCAACTATTTCATATAAAGTTCTAAATGTATTGTTATCTACCCTTATTTCCATAAAAACGATATAACGCATAAAAGCCCAAATTCCAACTAAACTTCCGCCTATTGCAATGATAGCTGTAAACCAATTCATAAGATCTACTCCAAAATAATATTTTATATTATACATTCATTGAAAACGAATTGCAAATGCCATAAATAAGGAAAATGGAGATAATATGAAAAGTATAAATGAATTTAAGGCTGGAAATAAGATAAAAGGTTTTGTTGGTAAATTATTTGAAGCAAGGCAAGTTACTCATTCAGCACATCTCCAAACAAAAAGTTATTCAGAACACAAGGCTCTTGGTCACTTTTATGAAGGTTTGCTAGATTTGTCAGATTCATTTATTGAAACATATCAGGGTCAATATGGAATTGTTACTGGTTATGATTCGTTAAGTGTAAAAGTTCCAGATAGCATAGAAAAATACCTCGAAGACTTTGCTGGTGAAGTTAAATCTGCTCGTAAAAATTTAGATGAGGATGATACTCATTTGCAAAACATGTTAGACGAAGTTTTAGGATTAATTTATTCGACCTTATACAAAGTAAAATACCTCAAGTAAAATTTAAGATGTTTTACTCAATAAATAATAATATATTTTATTCAATTTGGATTTACATGAAAAATAGGAAAATAGCAAATAGCGATTATATAAAAAGAAAAATCAATCAATCATTGCAAAAAAAAATAATATTAAATGTAAAAATACCTAGTAAAATACCAAAAAAAATATTTTTAGAATCACACAATCATGATTGTAAAAGAAAAAAAGAAAGTCCATTTTTAACAACCATACCATCAAAAATTATAAGACTTGATTTGCCAGAAGCTGGGAGCTTTAATGCCGGAATATTAGATTTAGGCAATAAAATATTATGTGTTTATAGATCAAACGAATACGAATTCATAGCTTGTTTTTTAAATTACGAATATAAAGTTATCGATGATTTTTATTATAAGTTCAAAATGTACGGTGTTACCGATCCAAGAATAATTAAAACTCCTGACAATAAAGTTCTTATGTCTTATTCTATGAAGTTTGATAATTGCAATACAGAAAGTATTGCAGGAACAATTATCATGGATTTAAGTAAATCAGATAATGAAATTTTTGAAGATAAAACAATTAGAATAAGCCCAAAAGAAATTGCAGGCAGACAAAAAAATTGGATGCCTTTTGTTCATGAAAAAAAATTATACTTTATTTCAAACATACATCCACATGAGATTTATGAAGTCCACACAGGAAGCATCATAAAATCACAAAAAAAATATATAACATCATTTAAAAACAAATGGTTTATGCAAACTGGATTAAGAGGTAACACAAATGCAGTTCTCTTGCCAAATGGCAATTATTTGACAACATTTCACACAGTTGCAAGAGACAGAAATTTACATTATTATGACAATGGTTTTTATATTTTTGAAGGCAAACCACCATTTAAAGTAACGCATATGTCTGAAAAAACATATTTAAAAGCAGAAGATGCCACAGAACCTCATTATAGAAAATCTGGTCTTATACTGTGTGCATTTCCAGTAGGAATGATTCTTAAAGAAAATAAAGTTGTTATAAGTTATGGCGATAATGATTCTTGTGTAAAAATACTTGAATCATCCTTAGATGATGTCATGAGCATGATGGTGGAGGTAAACGACAAATAGATCAAAAATTTTTTAGTCTTGTTTTTCAAAGTAAAAGCTATAACCTTCCCATCCAGAACCATAAACGGCTCTTTCTGGTGAATTATCATCCGAAGTATGAAATAATTTTATTCCTTTTGATGCAGTAAATTCATCTACGGCTCTTTTTACATTATAGCTTTCATCAGGTCCAGCGGCATAGTCATGACCAGCAAAAATTCCACCCTTCTTAATCTTAGGATACCAAATGTTTAAATCGTTGAGACAACCTTGATAACTGTGATTTGCATCTAAATAAATAAAATCAACATGGTTATCATAAAACTTATTTACAGCAACATTTGACCACATTTTAAAAAATGAAACATGTTTATAATTCTCAAAATCTTTTAAAACTTGATGATATCTTGTAATTTGAACTTCATTCGATAAATTACATGGATCATTGTATCCTTCACTTTGATTTTCCCAAAAATCAATTGCAAATAACTTTTGACATGTTTTCCAAGAATCAACAATTTGTTTTGTAAAGTGACCTGCTGCAACGCCAATTTCTACACCAATCCCATTTGGAAATTTTTTATCGATATACTCAAGTAGTTCTACTCTATTTTTAAAATTTTCACTTAACATAATATCTCCCGTTTGTCCAAGAATCGTTATAAATATCTACCTTTTCTTGAATTGTTTTGCCTTTCATATCTTCTGCTAATATTTGTAAATTCCTGCCTATTTTATATTTGGGTATAATAGTTGATTTATAAGAACTTTTATTTCGAATAAAATCATATGCTTCGGAAAAATCATTGTGCCAAATGATAGAAGACAAATGACATTTTTTGCATATCCAGATTTGATCTTCTTCAAAAATTTCTATTTCTCCTTTTTCTATTCTATTTTTTATATCAAATCTATTTGGTTCATAAGTATATTGTGCTTTATCGCAAGCCTCACATGGCTTTTTAAATACATGATCAGGAACAATATTAGATCTACCAGAATGTGATCCATAATAATGATGCAATCTGAACATTTTTTTAGAAAATCTTGCACAACGAGATCCAAACTTTCTTGCCCTTAAACAAAAATCCTGATCTTCCCAATGCTCGTTATTTGTAAATACTTCATCACAACCATTAATTTCTAACCATTCGTTTCTAAAAATCATATAATTACCATAACAATTAAGTGGCATTAATTTTTCTGGTTCATTAATTTCGCTGTGTTCTGTCCAAGAGCATCCAGATTTATTTATCTTTGGAATAGAATTCCAATTTACATTATCGCTATTCATGTCCCAAATAGAAATAGAATGACCAGTGTTTGGATGAATATCATTTATATTTTTAGGTTCGCAATTATGAAAATAAAAATCACAATTGCTAGTTGATTCAGCACAAATTTTTGTGAAGTCTGGTGTTACGAATCTCCAGCAAGACAATCTTACTATTCTATCTGATTCCGAATACATATATGGTGCATTAAATATTGCACAGTCTAATCTTTTGGCTATATTCAAATTAGGCTTGTAAGGAACATGAATGATGTTTAATTTATAATGATTTGCATATTGTGGAATAAGATCTTTTCTTTTAGAGTAGTGAGGGTCTATAGCATAAACATCAAAGTCTTTATGCTTTTGCTCAGATAAACATTTCAGTTGTGCTTTAAAAAGATAATCTCCTTCAAAAAAAAAGGATGGTGTCATTCCTACCGTAAGATTTGTCATAATAAATTATTTATGTAAGCTAACACAAAAAAAATTATAAGTAAAAAATAAAAACATATGATATAATAATGATGAAACTAATTCTTAATTGGGCAATAAAGGGTGTCCTTCCAACTTTTTATAATTTTGGTAAATCAACAAACAATGATATTTTCTGAATTTCTCAAAAATGAACACAAAAAAATTCTTGGTTGGTGCGATGAAGATAAGGCACAAAAATTTTATGATATTATTACAGAATCTAAAGCCAAATTATGTGTAGAAATTGGAGTTTTTGGAGGTTCGTCTTTAATTCCACAAGCTCTTGCGATGAAAGATAATAACGGTGGAATCGTAGTTGGAATCGATCCTTGGACAAATGATGCTGCATTAGAAGACATGGAAACAGATGAAAGTAAAAAATGGTGGTCAAAAATAGATCTAGATGAAATTTATGAAAATTTTATCGGACAATTAAAAAATTATAAAGTGGATTCATTTTGTAAAATATATAGAGATAAATCAGAAAATGTAATAAATGAATTTGAAGATGAATCTATTGATGTTTTGCATATTGATGGAAATCATTGCGAAAAAATTTCCTATCAAGACTCTGTTAATTATTTTCCAAAGGTTAAAAAAGGTGGCTACATATTCTTTGATGATATATTTTGGACTGAAAACAGGAAAAATATATCAACAGAAAAAGGTTTAAATTACTTATTGCAATATTGTGAAAAAGAATGTATTGTTGGAAAAGATTGTGTGGTTTTAAAAAAGAAATAATATAAGTGATTATAAAACCAAAAAGAATTAATTGGCAAATACAAGTCAATATTCCAGACAATATAGGCGTTGCAGATTTCACGCCATTATCAATTCGCAATCAGCCAAATCTAAATGTTGTAATATCAACATGCAAAAGAGAAAATAGTTATATACATCAATTGCTAAGTACCATGATGCTTGGCAGTTCATCTACATTGAAAATAAATCTTGTTGTTTCTGGACAAGATAGTTCTTATCTTGATTGTTACAAACATTTGCCGAATATAAAAATTCATACATGTTCTGATTCTGAATGGGATGTTATAAACCATTTGCCAAGTAAATTCAAAGCAAGTTATAATTACATTAAATGTCTTATGATAAACGATCATGAAAACAGTTTGGTGTTTGAAGATGATGTAATATTTCAATATGATTGGATAAGGAAATTTTACACATGCCTAACAGACATAGAAAATGATGGAAACTCAAAATACATATTCAGTTTATTTTCATTCAATAAATGCAATAGTCAAAAAAATTACTTTTTAGTTCCAAAGCTTAGTTGGGCGGGAACACAAGCGATATATTATCCAAAATCAGTTCTGAAAAATATTGAAAAATATCTTCTAGATGTGACAAATTCTGTAAGTAGAACACAAATTGAACCAAGTAATCCTTCTTTTTTACATGCTTATGATATGATTATCAAAGAGTATTGCATGTTAGAAGATATAAAAATTTATATGCCAGTTGAATCTTTAATTCAACATATTGGAAAAGTTACTGCTGGCGGAACTGGCGAAAATATCATTAGTAGTCAAGTGTTCTATAATTCAAATAATAGTTAAATAATTATTTTTTGTCTATGTTGTACTTTTCCTTCAAATATGCAAGTATGATCTCTTGCTCAGTATCCATATCTTTATGTTTGTCGTAAAGGTCTTGATAAATTTTTTGAATGTTTTGATATTTCTTTCTTTTCTCTTTAATTGGAAATTCTACTTTATAAGAAACCTCATCTGATAAATTAAAGGAATCCAAAAATTCTGCGTATTCTGTTGCCAAAGAAATTCTTTTTTCTGCATATTTCAAAACCAAAGAATCAACATTTTTTGTAGACATACTTCTAATTTTTGCAATAGTTTGTTTTATTTCTAAAGCTGCGGTATTTGGCTTTGCATTAATCGCTTTGTTGAAGTTGTGAATAATATCATTGAAGCCAATCCAATAACTCTTAGTCGAAATCTCTTGCTCTGGTGTAATCGCAAAAATAGTTAAAGCAAATATCAAAATCATGTGTAATCCCCTTTTAAACTTTAAACTCCCTCATTAATTTATTTTATCAAAAATTTCAAAAGATTAAAGAGATATATATTTAAAATTATAAAAATAATGTAATTTTTGCAGTCAAAATAATAACTTCAAACAAATCGTATAACTATGTTTAAACCGGGACCTTTATACAAAAAAAGAAAAGAAATAATGGCAGAATTAAAATCAATGCCATTGAAAACTGGTGATATATTTTACAACGGGTCTAATGTTCGTGGACCATTAGGAATTCCTTTTGCTAAACTAATCCAATTATTTACCAAATCAAAGTATTCGCATGCAACAATGATACTTGTTGAGAATGGAGAATATTATGCGATTGATGTTTGTGACTATGGAACTAGAAAATTAAGAGTGATTGACTGGTTTGATAATTGGTATGTAGAAGATTTTTGCATTTTCAGAATCAAAGAGCAAAAAGAAGAAGACGAAGATAGATTTGAAAAATCCATTTGTAAATTTCTAGAAGAAGATCCAGATTATGATTTTAACTTCAAAAATCCAAACGCATATTATTGCACTGAGTCTGTGAAAAGAATGTGTTCTGAGGTTGGATATGATTTGGGTGGATCATATTTAGTAAAAGATATAGTTCCAAAATGGTTTTATCCAATTCTTTTATTTGGATCACTGATAACAAAAATAGTTTCAAATTCATCTCTTCCGACTGACATTCCTATATCAATTGTTGGTAATGAAAATAAAGGAATGATGGCTAGTTCTCTAACAAAAAAAATACTCGAATACGATGGTGTAAAATTTGAAAAATTCATTTAAATTCATATTATTTGTTCTTATTTTCATTTGTGGTTGTCCGAGTCACAAAAACAATGATTGGAATGATATAGTTGTTGAAAAACAAAATGAAACAATTGAAAAGCCAGTCGAAAAACCAGTGGAAAATCACAACACAAAGTTGTTAATTCTTCATAATAAACAAAGAGAATTAAAGGGAAGAACTGGTCTTGAATTGCATAAAAATTTGATTGCATATGCACAAAATCACGCAGAATGGATGGCTAAAAAAAATAATTTAAAACATTCTGATATTGATGTTTTGATGGGTGAATGGCATACGGCTGGAGAAAATATAGCTTGGAATCAAGAAGATGAAGAAGAAGTTACAACAGCATGGATGAATTCATCTGGTCATAGAGCAAATATTTTAAATAGAAGCTTCAGCAAAGTAGGATTTGGCGTTGCTGCAGCAAAAGATGGAAGCTTATATTGGTGTACTGTGTTCGCTGATTGATATCATTTTCAAATATAAAATATTAGGTGGTTCTGTATAATAGAACTTTATATAAGGACAAATCCAAGTTTGTTGTCCTGCCATTACACCCTGCAAGTTTTCACTATAAACATCATAAAGCCATCCATCATATAATGGTTCTTTATAGCCTAATCTAACATCGCATGATGGAAAATAATTATTTGAAACAAGTAATACAAATCCATTTTCATAGTCTGCCATGTTTTTGCTTTTGCAGCCTAGATTTATAAGTCTATCTGCTCCTACAACAACAGGAGATAGTGATGCATCAGTAATTTGTGCTGGTGCAAAATCATATGTTTTCCCGCCCTTTTCAAAAACCCACCTACCACTAGACTTGGAAACTTTAAAGGCATTAATTCCAAGCTTTTCTAAGTCTGATCGATTGTCTGTTTCTGGAAAAATTCCCATTTTTAGCTACCCTTAATATCGTGATAATTTATTCTTGTTGTAATATTTACATCTTTAGCTGGTTTGCCATAAATTTTCACAGCGTATTGTTTCTTCTTGTACAAAATGTGAAAAATAAGAGTTTCACATTCCAAATGTTTATTTCTGGTGGAAAATGCAACATCAACGACTTCTATTTTTTTAGTTTTGCACAAATCTAAAAACATTCCTATATGAAACATAAATCCAGAAAAAGAAACTTTACCATCTCTAGATCCGCCAACAATTTCTTTTTTGCTAGGACAAAAAAGCAAATGCGTAATTCCACTTTCTTCATCATAATTTTCAGCATTATGATAAGTTACATCTTTCTTCTTGTTGTTGAAATCCCAACACTTAACAACAATCTTTGTAATCTTTTCTACATCTTGATTTTCTAAACTCATATAAAAACTCCTAAAAAGGTAATTCTTGTTCTTCCTGCTCAAATAAAATCGGAGCAGACATTCGATAATCAGAAGCGATGTTGTTTAAAATGTTTTGCCTCACCATCGGAGAGACAGATTTGAAGGCAACGATAAACATATCAATCAACACATTAGCTTCATCCTCACAACTGGAAGATGCTGATTTTGAGACTTTAGTCAAAAAATCAATTATTGACTTTCTTTCATTTATGTCTTTTCTCATGTTGAAACGCCACCTTGCATTCAAGTTAAGTATACCTCAAATCGAAACAACATAAATCTAATTTTACCAAGAAACTAATTCAAAATTGTGCAAATCATATTTATAATCAAAAATTTTATGATGAAGTATCTCTGCGAATACAGCAGGACTTACTAATTTATGAGCATCACACATCTGCCAATTTTCTTTAGCTATTTCTTCTACTTTACGAACAAATACAGCCTTACCAAGACAGTCTTTGATGTTCTGAATTTCTTTTTTGCAAGTAGCAGAAATGATTTTTTTTCTTTCTAGAAAATCAAGCAATTTGACCAATTTATCAGAAGCATCAACCCACTCTGGATTAGCTGGTGAAATCAAATCGATGATGTATAAGTTTTCGTTCTTTTCCAGATAAGAAAAAACAAATCTCAAATTATGAAAATATTCTCTATCTTCACTAAATCCCAAGGTCGAAATGATATGTGCAACATCATCTTTAGAATCAGTCAAACTTAAACCTTGATGTAAAATTGCTTGAAATCTGCAATACTTAGAACAATCAACAATGTCTAATTCGCCTATCCAACTAACATCAAAATTATCTTCTATGTTGTAATTGAAAAGCTTCATCACCATAGAATTAGGCTTAACATCAACAACGGACAAAACATTTCCAACAGAATTTTTCGTTATGTCTCCATCAATACAAAGTGCAAATGAATCTATTTTTGCAACACTCCTAAGAATCCTAATGGTGTTTTCAATTATTGAATTATCTTTAAACAGAATAATGGCAGAGCATATGTTATTTCTTCCGAAAACAACATATGAAGGTATTACTGCGGAATGGCTGTGTTCGCTCCAAAACTCTTTAAAAGTCTTGGCGAACTCAAAAACATTCTTTTCTCTTTCGTCTTGTAATTTGAACATAGTCCTTATGCTTTTGGTTTAACTTCCATGATTATACATTATTTTTTTGTCAATAATCAATATAACTTATTCAATGTTTTTGTCAATCTGCTGTCGTAAAATGCCAAATGCTTCCCTTAAATTATTGGTAATTGACATTTTACTGTATGGCTCATTAGTTCTAGGATTTATGTTATTTTCTGCCATTTTGCTTTGCCAGCCCCAAGAATCATGCATGTATGCCATAACGCAATCTTTTTGTAACTTTGTAAGGGGAGCAGATTCAATGTCTATTTTTTGAATTTCTTTTGATTCCTTAGCCACAGGATCATTGTTGTCATTTTTGCATTCTGTGTCTATTCTTGCTATGTTTGTCGCTTGCATCTGTTGAACAAGGTTATTTCTTTGCTTTTTACTCAATTCCATTAAATCCATAATTTCATTTATAGTCAAATGTGGATTCTGCGACCTTTCATTTTCAAAAGAAATCCGAAGAAAATTCCAACGATCAGGCATAGTAATCAATTGTTGCATTCTAGATTTGCCCTGCGATGAACGAAATCTTTGAAATGCCCTCTTCAAATACTGAATTAAAGATTTCTCTGGATTAGTAAACAAATAAATTGAATTCAATGCCTTCAAAATAAAATCTTGAAGCAAATCTTCATTGCCTTTACACCATTTAGCAAATAAACAGTGATAGCCTTCAATTAGGGAAACTTCGATGGTTTTACCATCTAGAAATTGATGATTAACATTCTTGGGAGCAAGAATATCACTCAAGTCGCCTTGTAAATCTGCGTGTAAATGTTCTGGTATTTCAGACAGGTTAGGTTTTCCAGAAAGTACACTTTCTCTAAATTCTACCCTATCATTTCTTGCAACCAAATCAGTATACTTCTTTAATATTTTAGCACTTATTGCGAGATGACTTTTGATGTAGTCACGATGTTCGTTAGAAAGAATTCGATTCTGAATCTTGTAGTTAGGCATAGTATTTCTCCGTATGCAGTCAATTAGTAAAAAGTTAGTTCGTTAGTACACTACTAATGTAAGTTTTTGTTTAAAATAGTCAATAGTTTTTTACAATATAGTTTAATAGTTTTTACAAAATTTATTGCGTAAGCTCTTATTGTTTAAGGACTTATTGATTCTAAATGAAATTTAAAATATCTATAATTTACTATTTTAATCATATGTAAAATTTGATTGTTTTTGATTTAAACGGAAAAATGAATATGGATTTAAAATGAATATAATTCATCTTGTAGAGTTTTCAGAATCAAAAATCATAAGCTTTGATTTTGATGATACCTTATGTTTTGATGGCGAAAAAAATGAAATAATGATAAGCAAATTGATAAATCATCACATAGATGGAGATAAATGTATTATCGTTACAGCAAGAGATCCAGAACACGAAAAAGATGAATGGATTCAAAAAAACGAACCAAAACGAACCAAAGTTATAAATTTTGTAAAAAAACATAATTTGCCAATAGCACAAATTATTTTTACAAACCATAAGCCAAAAGGTCCAATCTTAAAAAGCCATAATGTTTATATGCATTTCGATGATAAAGATGAAGAAATTGACTCTGCTAACAATAGTGGAATAAAAACAATTAAAGTTGAGAAAAAATAATGGAAAGAGTTGAATTAAGAGAAGGAAAGATACCAGTAATAGTATTTGCTCCACATGGATTTAATGGCAATGATGAAAATACTTCAATTATGGCTCGCTCTATTGCAAAAGAAATAAATGCATACGCAGTTATAAACAAAGGTTGGGAAAGATCAGATGTTGTAAATTGTTTTGACGATAAAGCAGATTGTAACAATGTCGAGCATTGCCATGAAGATGTTGTAAAAGATGAAGTTCTTGATCCATTGATTCGATTCATAGCAAAAGCAAAAAAAAATCATGGAACTGCTTTCTTGTATAACATTCATGGGATGAGTGATAGGCATCGTAAAAAAGCACAAGATAAGATGGATGTTGTTGTTGGCTTTGGCGATGGCGATCCACCAAGTTTTAGTATGGACATTTGGAGAAAAGATTTTTTTGTTTCAAAACTAAATGTTTTGGGAATTAATGCATACGAAGGTAAAGCTGGTGGAAATATGTCTGGTTGGAGTAGAAATAATATGAATCAATTATTTCGAAAATGGTATCTTGACAGTAATGTTCAAAGTCTTCAAATAGAAGTTACTCATGAATTAAGATCAGATGTAACTATGGCATTAATTACTAGTGATTATCTTGCTACTTGTATGCTCGAACTAATCAATATCACTAACTTTAGCACTGCTGAAAAATTTAAAAAGTATTAGGGTTTAATATTATTATCGATAAAGATCTTATCTTCTGATTGGATCTCAATATTTTCTGGCATTCTGTCGAGCGACCAATCGTGATTCAACAAAATAAATTTTTTATTTGGGTTCTGTTTATTTAAGATTGAAAAGTTTTCATTATGACTAATTCCAAGAAGATTTAGTCTTTTAGAATTTTTTTTAAGTTGTTCTTCAATAACATCGATTCTGTCCAAATGGCTTTTATCGACTTCCTTGCCTTCATGATGATTTTTATTTTTTTCAACTTTGAAATGACTTTCAACCCATAATCTAAATCCAGAAACTTTTTTATATCCATATAATGCAGCCAAAAAAATCAACAAAGCAAAAACAATAAAAATTAAGAATCCACTACATGATCTTTTTATTTTTTTCACAATAATAATTGGTTGCATTCTATCTCCCAATTGATTATTTAGATCGATTTCCCATTGTTCCATTATTCTCCTTAATATAACTCAATAATGACCTCGGAATAAAAACAACAGTAGAATCTCCAATTTTACATTCTATATGATCTTTAAAAACAAATAGAGATTCTAAAATCATATTCTTTCTAATGTTGCCAACATACTCGGTGTTTTTATCGACTTTATCAAATATAGATTTTGCTGATAAAGATCCATCTCTATTCTTATATACAGACAAATCACTTGATGTTTTCACTGATAATTCAGAAAAATTTTCCATTTCTTCTTTTTTTTGTGTATTCATTTTCCAAGGCTTAGTTAGCCTTATTCTTTCTTTTTCAACAATTTCATGTAATTGCTTTTTATTCTTTCCTCTATTTTTATCATATATCTTTCGTAGAGAAGCCAAATCTACAATACGCATATTCGAATGACCTTTAAGGCTATTGCAAATGCTACACATTGTCTGATAGTTACTATGTATATCCATGCCACCCAATGATTTTGGCTTTATGTGATCTTTGGTCAAAAGAATAAGCTTTCCATTAGCCTGTGCATATAAATTAAAATAAGGATTTTGATCTGTAGGATTTTTCTCTATAAAAACTTTTTTACCCTCAATGCCACAACAAACACATTTATTGTTTTCTTTAAACAAGAAGTATCTATGATGATTCATCTTTGCTGAGAAATTTTTCTTTCCAATTTTTACTTTATAAGAATTGTTTTTATTATGAATTTTATTTTTTATAAAATTCCAAGAAAACTCTTTAAGAGTCTTTGCTTCTCTTCCAGAAGACTTACTTGTAATTTCAATCTCGAAGCGAGGAATATCAGATTTAGATAGCAAGTCATTAATTGTTTTAATAGCTTGCTGTTCAATTTTATCTTTTGATAATTGAGATTTTATTTTCCATTTTAGATGTGCATGAATCTCATACTTCATGAAAACTCTTCATTCATTACATCGGCTTCAGCCTGAGAGTATAAAAGCTCATAAACCATTAAGCCACAATAGGCAGTAAGTAATTTATTTTTAGAGGTTTGCGAAAAAGACTTAATCCATTTGCTTACAAGAGGATTTACTTCTTCGATTTCCAAAAGCCTTTTTTTAATATACTCATAATCATCGGCATTTTGTAAATTTCCAATAAGAGAATATGTTGTTTCTGTTTTTACTACTGGCAAATACTTTTGCATAAATAACCTAATTGATTTTTATCAAGGTGTAATCGTTGAATACCTGCTGCATCTGAAAGTCTGGAAAACCTTTACCATATGGTGGTCGTATAATTCTCGATGCAACAATCTTTGTGTTTTTAAAGAATTCTTCGACAGGCGATTTGATTACATCGTGAGATACTATCTTAAATTTAGCCCTCTGAAACCACTTGGTATTATCTGCCAATGGATGATATGTTTTTTGTTTTATGTCATTTTCCAAACCAATTTCCTTTAATTCATCTTCGGTGAATACAAGTTGCACAAATGCTTTATTTAACTTACGATATTGATGAGTTCCATGTCTGGAAGTAATTGGATGACATCGAACATATACCTTAGAATTATCATTCATCAATTCACGCAAAGAAGACAAAATCGCAACTGGATCGTCAGCATGATCCAAAACATCATATAAAACTATAGAATCATATGGAGCATTAGCCTTTACCTTTTCAAAGTCGGTAGTTAACAAAAAATTTCCATCTTCTTGATTCCAAGTTAAATTTTCAGATGTTTTAATATCGTATCCAATAGACTTTGTGGCTCCCAATCCAGCCACATGTTTAACAACATGACCTTCTCCACAGCCAAAATCCAAGAAATTTTTCCCATTTAATTCCAAACCAAGGTAGGAGATAATTCCATCTGCTCTTTCAATTTTGTCTTTTTCATTTTCTTCGCAAATCAAAAAATCAGGTGCCGCTTGCGGCCAACTTTCAGAATTCAAAAGTGTTTTAAGCTGTTCAAAAACATCCTTGCTATCCAACTCTGGTGGTTTATTTCGCACCTCTGGTGCGGTGACGATACTATTCTCATCTTTTAATATTTCTAAAACTTCTTCAAGCTTCTTTATAATTTTGCCAACATCCATAAATCAATCTCCATAGTTATTCATACATCTATAATAGATAGAATATGAAATTATTTATTGTAAATAGCAGCATTTGTTTGCTCAAAAAAATTATTGAAAAAGGCTTCATGAGAAAAGTTAATTTGTGTAAAATTAACAATGATCGATGTAAAGATATATCTCTTGGAACCAATAAATTTATATACCACCTAGCAAATAATGATTATCTTATTGATGAAGAATTCGTTGGAATTGCAGATGCTGCATGGAATATGAAATTCAAAAACACATGTAAAATGCAATATTTGAATGCTGCGACATTCAATAACAATGTTATCTATAGCCCTTGCGTTAGCACGACATGGTATAACGATAGTACTGTAAAAATGCCAGAAACAAAAGAATTGATGGATGATGTTTTGAATAGAAACTCATTTTCAAAAAAATATGAAAAAAGTATATTTAGCAATAATTTTGTTTGTCATAAAGATATAATGAAAAAATATATTGTTTGGTTTGCTGATAATTTTGATTATTTTTTTGATAAGTATAAAAATACATTTGTTGGAAATATGAAAAACAAAAATGGGTTCTTTTACGAAAGATTAACATCAATTTACTTTGCAAATCAAGATTATAAGATTGAACCAATTTTAAGTTCAGAAAATTATTTCAAATTAATTTAAGATTCGATTTTTTTTATCACTTTTCTTTGATTCTCTCTTTCCTGCATGTAATAAGATATGCCCTTGCGTATTTGTTCTTCTTTATCTGCAGAAACACTACCAAATTTTAAATGGTCGCTAATTCTGATAAATTTAGCCATGATATCATCATCATATCCAAACAAACTTAATTCTCTAATTCTTGAATTAACTTCAGAAACAATTTTATTTTCAATTTCTTGATCTGTCATTTTTGCCAAACTAAGATCTACAAGTGCTGGAACTCTTCTGATTTTTTCCCAAAGCCATATTGGAATTACCAAGGTATGTCCATCGCCTTCGCTTTTTTCTACCTCAATTTCAGACAAATTAAGATAGATGTTCTTATCATCAAAGCATTGATGGTAAATTTTATAGGACTCGCCAGAAAGTAATGTTTTCTTTGTTCCCATAAAAATAAAAGAGATAACCAATGATATATTGCTTGACAAAAATTTGAATATTTTTTTTTACAATCTTATGATTACATTAAGATGGGAAAAAAAATAACAAATTGGTTGAAAGAATACAAATCTACACTTGCTTGTGTATATTGCGGTATAAGCCATCCAGCACTAATTGACTTTCATCATAACGATCCAGAACTTAAAAAAAACAACATATCATCACTAAGATCTAAAGATGAAATTATGAAAGAAATAAAAAATTGCACAACTTTGTGTGCTAATTGTCATAGAAAATTACATTCCGGAGGTACTTTATGCCTTACAAAGATCCAGAAAAAAGAAAAGAGTATTCTAAAAAATATAACAAATCATGGTATCAAAACAACAGACCAAAAAGATTGGAACAAATCAGAAAAAGAAAAAAAAATATAAGAAAACAATTAAACGAATATAAAATAAAAAATAAATGTTTCAAATGCAGAGAAGATCATCCAGCAGCTTTAGATTTTCATCACATTGAAGATAAGAATTTTTTGGTAAGCAAAATGATAAGTGATGGATACAGCATTAATTCTATTATGAGTGAAGTAAAAAAATGCATGCTGCTCTGTGCTAATTGCCATAGATTAGAACACTATGGACAAACACAAAGCAGCAGCGTATGATTTTTAACTAGCGATTTCTGCAAAAACATCATTCAAATCTTTGATACTTTTGCTCTTAGCATTGAAAAATCCTGTAGATTGTTCCTTGTTTACAAGTTTAAACAATTTAAAGAATACAATGCACTTAGTGGCATGATGCGTTTTAATCTTTGGCAAAGTAACATCACGATAAGATACAGATTTGCCATATTTTTTAACAGATCTAAAACAAGAAGCTAATGGCTCTATCTGAAAGTAATCCAAGCTTTTAACGAAATCAAACATATCTCGCACAACATCTAATGCTATGTAATTGTTGTGGTACTTTGTAGCAAGTACAAGAAATTCTCCAGAAACAAAAAATCCACCCTTAGATGACTTGGAAGGTTTGACAAATTTTTTCTTAGTATCATTATTCTTAATGGGCTTTTGAGTATCATTAAATTCATTCTTCCATACTTTGATTTTACCTTTAAGCCCATCAACAATATGCTGACATTCTTTTCTAAGAACATCATCAAAACTAATGATTGTTTTGTTTTTGGCGATAGCCATATCAATGTCACTACATTCCATTAATGTGGTGATAGCATGATTTACCATCGACTTTCTATTGTTTTCGAAACAATCAATAATGTTTCTTTCTATAGTAGAAGCGACATCATCAATAGCTTGCATACAAATAATTATTTCCGAAACAACAGCCTTTTCATTGTCGGTATTAACATTGTCAATTACAGATTCATCAATAGATGAATTTAATACATCAGCCATGAAAACTACTCCTTAAGAAAAATTGACCAGTCGCCAACATAACGACTGGTCGAGAAACAAAATTAATTAAAAGCACTCGTACCAAGGATGTCAGCAGCAGCACTAATCTTTCGATTACTTTGCTCGACAGGATTATCATTGATGGCAAATTTAGCGTAACTTGGATAAGCTACTGGAATTAACAAACTAAATATGCCGAGCAATTCATCGGAAGATCGTGCGTAATTACAAACCCTTTCAAGGAAACCAGTCCTAACTGTAACGCCACCATCACGCTGAATCATGGCTATTTTTTCATCGTCAGTTAAAGGTTCAAATGTTCCAGCAATTTTTGCGGATAAAAATGCTGCGAGCTTTCGACCAGCACTTTTTTCAACATCTGTTGCCAAAACAAATTCACGATTAGACCCAAAATGACCATTCAAAAGATCACTAATTGGTCGAACACCAATCACAGGGTTCAACATTAGCTCGTTATGAACCAATTTTTCAGAATCGCTAGAATGCAAGCCAACATCACAAAAAGCTGCTATGTAAACAGATTTTGCATCTTGACCATCAAGAACTTCTGGTAATCTAACCTTAAATTTATCGGTAAATAACCAAGAAGCGATATGATCTTCTTTGCCGTCCTTATCTATCGCCAATTGCGGGTTAGAAGGACGATTACGAGCCTCATAAAACTTAGCCACATATTCTTGCAAACAAATATTATTTAGAGCATCTTTGCTCATCTCAAGTCTCTGAAGGACTGGTTCAGATAAAGTTTTAGCTTCAACCCACTGTCTGAAAATATCCTTACCATGTTCGTCAAAATCAATTCGCCACTTTTGAGCCTTGCCTTTAGCCACTGGTGCTATTGCGGGAAGTGATGCAACCAAAGAGTCTAAAATACTTGTTACGCTTTGCACTACCGTGTTAGAGGCTTCTGCGGATTTGGATTTCTTTGCCATGATACATAGTTCCTTTTGAGCAAAATCATTTTTTACAACAAGCCCATTGCTGTTGTTGAAATAAGCTTATTGCAAAAAAGATAACTGTAAAGTATTTTTAAAAAAATAAATAAAAATGACATAAGTCTTTATTTATCAATGATTTAAGATCAAAATCGTTTGTTCGCCCATTAAAATATAACTTTGAAGAAATGAAGCGTGTGGCAAATCAAGATCATTTAAGACTTTAATTAATTCGTTACCTTCTTCAATTTGTCTTTTTAAAATATCATAATTTTTTTTATCTAAAAGTAACTTTATCATATCGACACAATCATAATATTTTAAAATTACAGATTCATTCATTGATTTTGGATCGAGATAAAAATATTTTAAAATCTTTTCCACCAAATCATTGTAATGCAATTGACCATTAGTGTGATGCATCCATCCAGCACACATTAAATTTATCTTATCATTATAATTGAGATTTGGGTCATATGCCATTTCTTGTGTTGTAGACATCAAATGAGATTTGACGGTAATATCATCAAACAAAAAATCATTTTTATGAAAAGCCAAAGAATTATATTTAGCGTAATGAATGTCTTTGTGTAAAAACAATTCAGAAACATAAACTGAACAATTTTTACAAGAAGCGTCACCATTAATTTTATCGCCATTATTCTTAAAAGTGTGCGGACAAGAAGAAACTATTTTATATTTATTGAAAGCAGCTTTTTCTGCTTCTTCTAAGTTTATACCATATCCTGTAATCCAAATTCTTTGTTTTTGCCATTTTTCAAAAATAAAAACATCTGGCATACTTATGTTTTCTGGAATAGGATGAAAGATTGCAAAAAGATATTTGTAATCAACATCTTTTTTGGTCTTCATTTTACCTTCTTTTATGTAAGAAATATCGGTAGTCGATATTTTCACAAAAGAATCTGCTGACCAAGGATAGACGCAAGAATAAGTGCCACCATCATATTCAACACTAGACAACATATTCTTTACCATTGTCATTAATTGTTTCCCTCATATAAAACAAAAACTTCTCTTTCAATTGTCTAACTCTTTCTTTAGTAATTCCAAGCCTTCCGCTTATTTCTTCTAAATTTTTTCTTTTCCTTCCATTTAAGCCGTAATATTCTTCAACAATTTTAATTTGTCTTCTTACATCTTTATGCTGAAATCTAAATTTGACTAAACGAATAATCTTATTGATATAAAGTGCATTTTCTTTTTGATGTAATTCTAATTCAAAATCTTCATTAGAAGCAGCAGCATCTTCACAAATTTCATCGGATGTAAAATAATTTTCTATTGTATAAACCACTGGTTCTGCTTTCATTTTTTTTAGCTTAATTCCACGAAAAAAATTGTTTTTTATAACCCAAATACAATATGTTGAAAATTTATTTCCAAGTGTATAATTGAAATAATCTACACTTTTTATCACATCAAGAAAAGCATCAGATAGTGAAAATTCAGAATTACATTTATGTATTTTATTGTAGGTGTTTGTGTTACTTTTAAAATCATTCGTCAAAATGTAAGATGCTAATCGAAAATTAGAATTAGCTATTTGATTTCGAATATTCAAATAGTTTTGTAGCATTCTTTCAATTTCTCGCACTATTTTTATAGTTGGCTTTTGCTCACCAATAAAATCAATTAGCTTCTTGCATTGATATTTGTAATAATTCATTTTTTTGAAAAGATGATATTCTTGCTCTTTGGTAAGCAATGGCTCTTCATAGAAAGGTCGCATTTCTATGGTTTTGTTTTCTTTTCTTAAATTATCTGCCTTGATTTTTTCTTTTTCAAAAATATCTTTATTTGGGATTTCTCCCAATATATGATTTATTTTTTCTTTATTGTCAAAGTCTGGATGGTAAAAAACCTTTATATTCAAATTAAGCAACGATTCTACTCTTTTTGAAATCTTTCCCATAACTTTATATTCCCTTTATAAAAAAGTCATAGGTATAGTTTATTTTATAAAATAAACTATTGCAAGAAGATTTTACTCATATAAATCTTTTCCATCTAATTTATTTATTATTTTCTTACGAACTAGATCTGTTGCTGTTTCTAAAATTTTTATAGATAGGGCTGGTGGAATATGAAAGCAATCTACAAATATGCCTTTATTAGTTGCTTTTACCAGTATGACAGAATTGAGTTCTCTATTATTTATCTCATGGACTATTTGATCCATTGTCGCTAATTCGAGATATTCTTTAAGATTTTTAGATTTGTCTGATTTTAATATCTGTATTTCAATCACTAATGTTGAAATACAGAGATATGAGATTGATATCAATAAAAGGAAAAGACATACAGTTAAAAAAAATATCGCATTCACATTCACCTCGATGACCAAAAAACCCCACATTCCTTGTATTTTGATATGTCTCGCAAATAAATATAAGCTTCTGCTGTTTTGCGATGTAAAACTTGGAATGTTTTATTATGTACTGGTAGCTGGAACAAATTTATTTCTTCTAAATTAATTAATTCCCTAGAATACATTTCATATGCCACACCCTCAATTTTATCTAGTTTATCTATGCATTCATCATTGACTTCATATAGTTCTCCATAAATTTTTCTCCCTGATGCAATTTCGGGCTTGGCATGTATTAATCCCGGAAAACCAGATAGATCAAATAATGCATAATTATCAGTAGTTCTAGCCACACCAATATATCTTTGGTCTGACAAAGCACCTTCTCTAGAATGTCCGCCCTTCAATGTTCCATAAACAAAAATCAAATGGCTCATATCGATATATCCTTATAATTCAGATTCTGTCTTTATCAATTCCACCTTGTAATCATACAACGAAATACAAAAGTTTATCAGAAAATCATGATAAAATTCTTTTTTTACCACTTCTCTATCCCTAAACCATCTAACATGTATACGAAATGCCTTTTCCCAAAATAATTCAGAAGCACAAACGACAGAACAATCATATATTTGCTTCGAATCAAATAGACGAGCGACTTTAGCCCTATGCTCAATGTTCTCCAATGAAGCAATTAAATCTTTAGATTGTTTTGATGATTTTGAAAAACATTGAATTTCACAGTCTTTCTTCAATGATATTCCTGCAGACAAAGGATTTGAAACATACAAAGTATGACTTTCTCTGCGACCATTCAATATCGCTACAATATCGCCCTTTATAAACTCATGATTAGTCAAATCCAATGGTTCTGAAGAGACAACTATAGTCTTAATTCCATCTTGATCAAGAATTTTTACTGTTTCAGAAAAATCTTGAAAATTTTTAGAATCATAATCAATGTAAGCATTCATCGTGCGTTAATATCTCGATTAATTTAGAATGTTTTTTCAACAAGTGCTTGATCCACAACCATTTTTCTTTCAAGATTCGTAATATCAAACATAATATCATTCATAACCGCCTCTACAACAGTGCGTAATCCTCTTGCACCAGTCTTTTTATCTAAAGCTATCTTTGCCATAGTCTTTATGGCTTCTTCTGTGAATTGAAGGTCTACCTCATCGTAGTAAAACAACTTTTGATACTGCCGAAGTAAAGCATTTTTTGGCTCCATCAGAATCCGAATCAGATCATCTTCGTTCATTGGATGAATAGGGGCTTGAACAGGTAATCTTCCTACAAATTCTGGTATCATGCCAAATTCAATAATATCTTCATTAGTTATATTATTGATAATATCAATCTCGCTAAATTCTTTCTTATCTAATGAAGAAAATCCAATTTTACTTTTGCCAAGTCTTCTGGAAACTATATCATTAATTCCAGAAAATGTACCTCCGCAAATGAAAAGTATATTTGTCGTATCCACTCTTAAAAAAGATTGTTCTGGATGCTTTCTACCTCCTTGTGGCGGAACATTGCAAACACTTCCTTCAATGATTTTAAGCAATGATTGCTGAACGCCTTCACCACTAACATCTCTGGTTATAGACATATTCTTTGATGTTTTTGCAATTTTATCAATTTCATCTATGTAGATAATTCCAACTTGTGCTTTTTCTATATCGTAATTTGTTTCTCGAAGTAATTTTACAATTAGGTTTTCGACATCTTCGCCTACATAGCCAGCTTGTGTAAGTACAGTTGCATCACCAATTGCAAAAGGAACTTGTAAAAAATCAGCCAAACTTTTCGCCAATAAGGTTTTCCCACAACCAGTAGGACCAATCATCATAATGTTCGATTTTTCAATCTCAACATCTTGTAATGATTTTGGTAGTTTTAATACTCCAGAATAATCATTGATTCTCTTGTAATGATTGCTAACAGCAACGGCTAATTTTTTCTTGGCAGATTCTTGACCAACAACATGCTTGTCCAGATGACTCACTACATCTTTTGGATCTATGGTAAATTTTCGAACATTAGTTGGTATTATTGACGACTTTTTTTTGGGAAATTCTTTTGATTGTAAAGAAGAATGAATCAACCCAACACAATTTGAGCAAATATAACTTTTTGATCCAACTTTTTTCCCATTTCTAATTTTAGATAAGGGAGAACTCTCCAACAATGTTGATCCATTTGCTGCTGTTTTTTCACAAAACTCACACCAGAAACTATTCTTAATTTTTGACATTTTGCACTCCTTGTAATGTCGCTGAAACAATTTAACACAAGATGTGCAATAAAACAATATTACAATCTCTGGTTTAGCTTATAAAAATATCTTTTTTCAATAATTTCATGATTATGATCATAAGATTTTCTGCAGTCATGTGTTTTTGCTACTTCCTTAATTGTTTTGTTTTCATGATGAATGACAAGACCAAGATGCAAAGAAAAAATATTTTTCTTTGCATCCAATAATCTCATGCTAAAATCGCTATCTTCGCAATAAGCAAAATAAAGATATTTTTCATCAAACAAGCCAAATTCATCATAAATTTTTCTTGGAATACAAAAACACCAGCCGGGAATATAATCTATTTCTGATCCAAAAGAAAATTTAACTCCTTTTCCTTTTGAATTTAAAATTCCGCCTAAATATCCAACTTGAGAAAAATTATGTTGCTGAATATGAGCGATCATCGCCTTATCCCAATCTGGAAGGACTTCTGTGTCGCTGTTAAGAAGGATTATGTATGGATTGGCAGATATCTTAGCCAAAGCATTATTTGGCTTAATGAAGCCTTCATTTATTTCACTTCGAACACAAATAATATCATTCTGATTTGATATCCATTCTTGAGTTTCTTTGTCAGAAGCATTATCCCAAATGTAAATTTGATATTTTTTTGTATTTTTTCTTATAGAATCAATACATTTTTTTAAATATTCAATTTGATTATGAACAACAATTAATATGTCTTTTTCTGCGGGTTCATATTTATTTGCACAAAGCAATTCTTGAAGAATTTGATCGTGGTATCCAGATATTCTATATGTTACATCACTCATTGTTAAATTATACAAAAAAAGCGTGGATGATTCCACGCTTTAATTTAACATTGACAATTTTTTAAAACATCAATCAATTGTTGCAACCTATCAATACCACCAACTTTTGTTGCAAATGATTTAAGCTCAATAAGAATATGAGTGCAATTTGCTAAATCACTAACACTATTTCCATCTGTGCCTTTTTTGGCGAGTTCTTTATTTCTTATGGCATAGATGTTGACTTTAGATACATCAACACCTTGTTCTGAAATTTTTTCCTCGACAATTTTTTTCCAACCCTTGGGAGGCTGATCTTTAATCGCACCGATTTCATATAGAGTATTTCTAACAAATTGCGTCACATTTGTGACACTATTCATGATGACCTCTATTGTTATGCACAGAATTTCATAGTTCCATCAACCTTTTCCTGTCGCAATACCTTATTACGAACATGAATATTTAAAGATTGATATACATTATTGGCAAAATTCTTTGCACTGCTCTTATATCCATGCTTAAGTGCAAGATCAGCAACTTCAGCATAGGTCAAAGGATGTTTTGATTCACTAACAATTTTTTGAACTAATGCTGGCAAACTACTTGGTTTGTCAATAGAAGAACTAGAAGCTATTACATCCTTTACACGACTAGGCTTTCGTTTTGTTGAATTCTTTTTTGCTGTGGATTTGCTTCGATTCGAATAATTCTTTTCTGGTTTAGCCACAGTCTCTTCAACATCAATACCTTTAAATAACATATTGATTTTCTGTTCATATGGAAGAATAGCTTCCATTTTTTCAATCAAATCACCAAGCATCTTGTGCTGGTTCTTGTAAGCATTTAGCTTTTCTTGCAAAATATTAGAACTCATGACCACAATCTCCAAATGTCATTTGTTTTTTGTATTTGTAGGATTAATGACCAAATCCATACAAATCTATAATAACCACAGTTTAATCTTAACACTTTAGATAAGATCGTAAAGTTAAAGTGATAAATTTTTTTCAAAATATATAAAAATACAATATACACACTAAATTATAAGTACTGACTAACAAAGGAATTAAAATGCTAGTACTATCAAGAAAAAAAGATGAAAAAATTATTTTAAAGCATCCAGATATGCCAGACATTAAAATCACTATAGTAAGAATTGATAATAGAAATAAAGTTAGAATAGGTATTGAAGCAGACAAAGAGATCACTGTTATTCGTAGCGAACTTGAAGTCACTACATGTAACAACGATTAGGAACCTTGGTTTCACGAAGATATACAATAAATTCATCGTGATTTAAACTGTCAATATTTATCTTTTGGTCAATAATTAAAGATTCTTGATCTGATAATTTTAATTTATTTTTTATCTGTTCAAATGTATAGTTCTTTTTTCTGACTATCCAAGCTGCTGCTAGTAACCTCGACTGTGCAGATGAATCGAAAAGCACATTACAATAAGTACAAATACATATTCCATCTTGAAGAGGTTTAGGTAACGAGTTACCACAATTCGGACAGGCATATATCATTACCATATTTATGCATATCAATAAAAAAACCCCACCATATAGTGGGGTTTTTTTATTTTGACACTTTAACTGGGAAAACACTTCTTCAAAATCTTAGAACAATCTTCATCTCCGTCATGAATTCCCTTGATAATCTTGACAATTGTCTTTAAAACATCTGTTTTTTCAATCTTTTCTGGTAATGAAAACATTGGCTCTGATTCAAGACAAGCACAATCATTTCTTTGCACCCTTGTCAAATAATCAAGATAATTATTCTTGATTTTATTTTGAGTCAAAGATTTTGGCTTCGAAACTTCAGAACTTCTATTTGAATTGCCAGAAGATTTAATTGCAGCGACCACATCTTTGCCCTTGGTTGATTTGCGATTCTCTTTCTGACGAGTAACAGCATCAGCAACTTTGGCACTAGCTTTTTCAAAAGTGTGTTCTGCTTCAAAAATTTCTTCATCACTACCTTGAACAGTAGCAACTTTTACTTCTACCAAAGCAATTTCTTTTTCCCGATTCGCCCTTTCAATCCTTCTTTCATCACGCTCGCTACGAACCTTATTCTTTTCTTCGCTTATGGCATTAGCTTTTTCACGAATTTCACTTCTTTCTTCAACACTATCAATGCTAGACAACTTAATGGCAGCAAGAAGATTGATCCTTCCTTCAAACAAATCATTTAAAGTTGCGGGATCAAGTTTCTTTACAAGTTCTTCGGTATCTTTCAACCAAGACTTATTCTTTTGAAGAATAGCAAGGATTTTGTCATCTGGAGCTTTATACTTTCGCAATTCCATCAACAAGGCAATATCATGACCTTCGTTGAAGTTTTTGCGACAAGCGTTTTCGCTATAACTGTAAGACAAAGCCTCAAAATCATCTTCGGTACGATAAATTTGACATGGAATAGAAGCGTAAACTTGACTTGCCTGTTTCCAAGCATATTCCTTATTGCCTTTTTTATCTTCAATGATTTGAGAACAATCTTTCACAACAATATTGTTTTCCATCAAATAGGATACAGCCCTATATCTTCTTTCGCCACCAACGAGTTGGATCTTGCCTTCTTCTTGCATCCACCTGCAAATTATAGGAACCATCAACCCTTTATCTTTAATATCTTCACGAAGAACTTCTGATAGTTCACTATCAATCAAATCGTTTTGACCCTGCTCGGTATATCTTCGAGGATTCTCGAATCCATATTTACCAGAGTTACTATCATTCTCGGCAATTTCAATCAGATCAAAAGGAACAAGATACAGAGTTCCATGAAGATGCTTAATGCTGTCTGGAAGATTCATACTGACACTCCTTCGCATAATGGGATTGACATCCGTTTCAAAAAACCACTCAAATTACCTACAACGGCAAATTGATCTGAGCTAGAATATTCTCATTTGCCAAAGTTGTCAATACCAACAATCTTTTTATTTTAAAATTTAAATTTTTGACAATTAATGAATTTTATGTGAGTCGTATAGATCTAACAATCACTTTTTTTTGTGAGAAGAAATCTCAGAAACCCAAAATGAAAGATCTAGCTTTTCCCATTTGAAATTTGACCATGCATCTACATATGACCGCAATTTTATTGATAAATCGTGACTATTAAGCTTAGAAAACGCATTCCAATCATCAACTTCCCAAACAGGAAGACCATCATAAATTCCATTTATTGGGAGCTTCTGTATCACAGGTATTCTACCAAGTGACAAAACCTCCCAAACTCTGTGGGTATCGTATCCTTCCCCGGCAGGGCAAATTACGAAAGCGGAAGATTTCATCGATAGCCAAAAATTACATCTACTGGAAAGTGACAACCATTTTATCCATTTTACCTCACGCAAAGATTCGTATATTGGAATACGAATACTCGCTCGCCTCTTTGGTGTGTTCATAGCCAAATGAAAATTAGCTAAAACAGGAATAGCATCACAATTTGATATTGGTAAAATATTATTACGCAGTTCGATCAGTTCTCTCTCCTGATCCTCCGCAGTCATGCCTTTGTTGCCCCAAGGATGATCAGAAACAGATCTAAATAAAGTGTGGTAGTCAATTCCTATTGGTATAGAACCAAACTTAAATCCAAGGCAATTATTCTGTGTATAGACTGCCAGAACCTTGTCACTATCCAGCAGTCTCTGAATTGTCTCATCTGAATAGTCATATGGCATAATCTTATCATCACCATTAACTACTATCACCATAGGATTGGAAAATCTATCAAGTAGTTTTGAAAATCTGGCTACCTCATTGCCATGTACAAATACAGTATTTCCATAGAGATTATCGGCTTTCCAACCGTGTGTGACATCATTATTTTTATATTTTGGAGGTTGATCACAGGAAAGTGCTATGCCAATGGAACTGACGATGGAGCATAGATGTTCTGTATGTTTTAAACCCACCGCCTCTTGATTATTCCGTAGCATTATGTGTCCATAATCACATTTTATTTGATTTATATAAATTATTTATAGCTTTTGTAATTGCATTTTCCTTTGTAGAAAAAACAATTGCTCCACAAAAACCACAAATTAAATTCAAATCATCATCAAAAGAAAAGCTTTTGTCTCTAAGATGCTTACAGCAACTAGGACAACTTTTTTCTTTTGGTATGTGATTTTCCAGAAATGATGTCATCTTGTATTTCTTTCCTAAATACAGGTATATCAGTAGGAGCATCAATGCCAAGTCTAACCTTTCCATTGGCTGCTTCAACTAAAGTTACGATGATATTATTATTGATTACTATACTTTGATTTACTTTTCTAGATAAAATAAGCATGGTTTGTCCGTCCTTGAAAACCTTTTTTATAACTCATTACAATCATAACCATACAAACGAAAAAAGGCAACAGCATAATGCTGTTGCCTTTTTATTTATGTTAATTAAATTAGAAGAGTCTTTGATTACATACAGTAACAGCAGCAACATAAGCTCCCCTCATGGCGCTACAAAGAACATTCAATTTAGGGCAACTTGGGTAAAAGTATCTCCAAGTAGCTACAGTATAAGTCGCTTGACCTTGATATTCGCCTGTTTTACAACGCATAGTTCCTCCAGTATTGTAGAAAAGTTAATCTATACTATTTATCTCTGAGGATTTTATATTTATTGATTCATAATATTCATTGCGTGTCTTTCGCAAAATTTCTTTCAATTTTGGCGATAAGTTGTTTGTTGTGCCATTTCCTTCATGGTTTATCCATGAAGATCCAGCAATAGCTTGTTTATAACCTTTATCTCTCATGCGAGATGCAAATTCATGAGATTCACAACCAGCCAATGAAATATTGTTGAACAATCCAACATGCTTGAAAATATCTCTATGTGCCAAAGAACAAAACATAGGAAGATATTCACTTTCATTTAAAATATAATCATCCGACTTTTGTGATCGTTCGGTCACTAAATGACTCATATTTTCATCAAAATAATTGCTTCTAGCAGAAACCATTTTTATTCCATTGTCTTTCATTCTTTTTAATGTTCCTCCCAAGTTAGACAACCAAGCTGGTCCCACTGGAATGGCATCGGAATGCATTATGCAAACATAAGGAATCCAATCATTTTTTCTATTTTGAAGAGCGAAATTTACTGCGGCACCAAAACCTTCATGCTCATTTTTTCTATAACAAACTAATCCATCTATTTTTTTTGAAGCTAATTCTTTGATAAATCCATGATTGGGAGAACCATCATCAATCAAAGTTATTTGATATCTATTGCTAGTCACAGTGGCAAAAATCGCCTCAATTAGATTGACAACCTTATGATACAATGTATGAAAAGGAATAATAATTTCTACTGAAGACATTAGGCGTGGATCAGGACTACTAAAATTATTAGAAGTCATTCTACCTTCCATAAACCCATCTGAGCCAACTTCTTGTTTTTCATCCATGTCCAATCTCCATTAAAATTTCATCTAAGGTTCTTTTGAATAAAATAAGGTCATTTAAGAAAAAATATTTTTGCTGATTTTCCTCTATCAAATTCAATAATTTTTCATTTTGCCTTCTAACTTCAAAAACATTTATAAGACAATTATATTCTTTTCTTTCATTAAGCATGAAACATTTTTTGTAATAAAAAATATCTTTATCTGAAAATTTATTGGTCAAAATTAAAATCAATTTATTGCAATCTTCTTGATTTCCAATTCCATTGATACAATCTATAATTTTTTTTGAAAAAAGATTGTTGTCTTTGCTCATAGAATAATTATCAATTTGAGCCATACTTTCACCATAACTTTTTGGTAAATTTTCATTGCCAGCAACGAAAATTTTTGCGTTCATACCAATTTTTGTTGCGAACAACATCAACATTTCTTTGATCTGTTTCAGAGCAGATTTACCATTAAGTATAAAATCATCCATGTCAAAGATAACACCGACATAAGTTGATTTTTCAAATCCAGATAACATTTTTAATCTCCAGAACTCTATTAGATAAGCCGCTTTAGCCAAGATAAAAGAGAGTGAGGAACTGGAAAATGATAGATAATAAACAAATTAAAGAATATATTCGTGCATGTGAACATATGATTCGTTTTTTCAACAATATTTTAAATAAAAAAATAAAAGATAATGATAATAGTCACGGGAATCTGGCGGAACTTACAGACTTAAGAATCATGGCTAAATCAAAAGAATGGGCAGAGGCTTATGATGAGAAAATATGCTCAATTGATAATCTTAGAAAATTTATTGAGACTATAAGCACACCTATAAGCAATAAAAGTATATTAGAGTTTGGATGCAACGACAACGAATTAGCTTCATTATTCAAAAATGAATGCGGAGCAAAAAAAGTTGTATCTTACGATCTTGAACTTTGCAAATTTAAACAAGAAAATATAAATGATCAAAAAATTATTTACACAGAAAATTTTCGAATTGTTCAACAAAATGCTCCATATGACATCATTGTTGCAAATGATGTTTTAGATCATGTTGAAAATCCAGTTCATTGGCTAAAACAAATATCATTATTGATGGAAGAAAATTCAAGATTATTCGTTCGATTTCATCCCTATACATCTCGCAATGGAACTCATCTTGGAAATCAAATAAACAAAGCATATATTCATTTGATTTTTTCTGATGATGAATTGGCAACCTTTGGAGTTTCAAATAAATTTACTAAAGAAATTGTTGATCTTCAAGTTTCTTACAAAAAATTCATAGAAGCATCTGGTCTTAAGATAATCAAACATAGTGTCAAAAAGAATCCTGTAGATATTATCTTTTCAACAGATAATAGAATTGTAAATAGACTTAGAAAGTATCTGCCGGTAGAAACAAATATCAACGATGTTCTTGAAGTTGAATATATTGATTATGAATTGATGAAATAATCAAGCCTCGTCATTTTCTAATTCTATTAACCAATATGCCGCACCTAAAAAAGACTGCCAATCTTTGACAATATAATCACATTTTAAAGCATTGAATTTTGGTTTTTTTGGAATTCTCAACAAAGTCATATTTGCTTGAACTGGTGTTCTATTTGCTTTTTTAGTATTGCATTTTATACAAGCCAAAGCACAATTCTCCCAAGTTGTAAGACCGCCACGACTCCTTGGAATTATATGATCAATAGAAAGCTCTTCAGTTCCGGGTCTTTTCCCACAATACTGACACTGATACTGGTCTCTTTTGTATAGTGTTTTTCTGCAATAATAAGCCTTGCGATTTGGAATTTTATCATATCTCGTAAGCTGTATTACAGAAGGAATACGAAATGTCGCACTTACAGAACGAATAATTTCTTCGCCCTCTTTAGGCTTTGTTTTTGACCAATCATTCCAGTTTAAAGTTTGAAAATCATTGGAACAATCAACTATTATGGCTTTTGGTTCACCATCTTTATATTCGCTGAATAATTTTATAAGAGCTTTCTCTAGCGTCAAAACCGCTACAGGTTTCCAAGAACGATTTAGAACTAAAACCTTTTTGTGAGCTATCATGAAATTATTTATGAGTTACGATTACAAATCATCGTAATTATTTTCTTCTGGTGGTTTTATATCAAAACATTTTTTGAATAGAGTTGTTTGAAATTGTTTGACTAATTGAATTGACTCCTCTCTGTTGAAGCCAGATTCGCACAAACTCTTGTGATAACTTCCTAAAAAGTTAGCAAGCTGTCCAATATTTGCAGCAGCTTGTTCAAAATCTGAAATTCTTTTAAAAAAATCTGAATTATCCATTTTTCCACTCCTCGATTCTTGTCTTGGCGATTCGAACAGCATCTTCAAACCACTCTTTTGTTTTTTTAAAGTGATCAGGACTATACATTTTTCCTGATGTGTAACTTCTAAAATGATCTATATTATCATCATTTGTTCGTTGTTGATTTTCTTCACGACCAATAATGCGACAATTAATTTTGTTCTTTCGAAGAATATAATTTCCCAAGATTTCAGTATCTGGCCAATTTGGTCGCATAGGATCTGGCTTATATTCAACAATATCATATTCATTGCAAAGTCTACGCAAACTCCATGCAAAGCCAATTCTGTCCATTATCTTCATATTGTACATGCTGGCTGTGTGTGAAATCATACCTTTCCAATCGGCATGTGATCTTGGACTCAATTCATAACCTACAACTGGACAATCTTCATCGCACATGGATAGCATATCTTCTAATAAATCTCTTCTTTTCAAGAATACATCTGCATGTGTTGCAAACATATGTTTGGTGCGACAAAGTGACATAGCCATATCCATAGCCATGGCAGGATAATCGCTCGGATGAATAACGCCATTTAATGCAATGGTATGAACCTCAACATCTTCGTCACGAAGTTTAAGAACCTCTTCAATGTGATCGCTTTGACTGCCAGTATCAATAATCATGATAAATGGCTTAACAGTTTGAAGTCTTAGTAGTTCAATACAATACTTAAGAGTCTCAGAAGTGTTTAAACAAGGTATAACCGCAGTTACCTTATACTCCCAAGGTTTTTTTTTACAGTTTCCTTCCCATGGAGCAGATACAGTCAATTCTCCATATATGGGAGATATTTCGACCCTTGAAAGCTCTACTTCTTTCCAGATCGATTCTGTTTTAACCCAAACAAATTTTTTGTTAGAATCAATTCTTTTTTGATTTTCACTTAATTCATTCCATCTTGAATAAGAAATTTTCATGCAATTCTCTCTGGTAATATAATAAATAAGTATTTAACTTACATTTTTCAATTGAAAATTGTAAATATAAAAGTAAAAGAAAGGAAAAATAATATGAAAAAATTTAATGAATGGATGAGTTTTAGGCAAGAAGTCGAACCAAATGGTGGCGATTATAATTTCATTGGAACATATAACACAGAAAATCTACAAGGGCTAAAAGAAAAGAGCAACTTAGTAGAAATTGATAAGGCACTTGAATTTATTCCTAATTCTTATCGAAATCAATTTTCTGATGCTATTAGTTTATCTGCCGGAATTACACAAACCGAACAAAACAAAGAAATTGTTTGGATAACAAACAATGACCAAGAAATTACATACTTGTTTGAAAAAAATTAAAAATTATTTTTTAATATGAACAATACTGAATGGACTTTTTTCTTTTGATTTATTGTGTTTTTCAGTCTGAGGCTCTGGACCTTCTATGTGCCTTATATTAAATGGCTCTTTAGTGCCACTGTTTGGATTTTTATACTGTTTGTGTCCGGGAATATGGCGAATATCAAATGGTGGACCATCGCCATTATCGTACAGCCTATCATCTAAAGATATGTACAAAAAAGCATCTGCTGATCTAGGAATATAAGTTTGAAGTGGGTATAACCCAATGCCACCATATCCCAAAGGGTATAAGCCAGTTTTTCCAGAAGTTTGACCTTCTTGTATTATCATCCAATTTTTAAATGACATTTTTTCCATATGTTATTTATGTTTCATTTTTCAAAAAAAAAGGAGATGTCCAAAAAGACATCTCCAATGAGTAACAAGTTTTATAACCAAATAATTTTTTACTTGGTGCTAGGAGCAATAGCCTTTGGTTTTTCTGCACCTTTAGCTTCTTCTTTTTTCACATTATTTGCAGAAGTGCAACTAGAAGCACAGCGTCCAGACGAACAAGAACTCTTGCTTTGAAGAATTCGTCCACCAGATGTGCCACCAGATGTGCCACAAGATGAATTGCCACCACGAAGTTTTCCGCCCAAAAGTCCGCCACGACATCCTGCTTCAGCGGTATTTGCTACAAACGCAGTAGCCAAAGCCAAAACTACAAAAATCTTCATATCAAACTCCTTTAAGAAAAATATGGCTAACATTAGCCACGCACATAAGCATACCAACTATTATTGAATTATCAAATAAAATATTATGATTTATTTATTTTGATGTGGAATCCATATACGGAACAGTATCCCAAACAATAGATTTAATTCTAAAGCTTGTAAAAAACTAATTTCTTTAAGCCTATCTCCAGTAATATCTGGAATTATTGCATTCCATAGCCAGTAAACTGGCAGGGTTAGTAAAAATGCGTAAATTATGATTATACATATGACGGCAACAACAATAGCGATTGTTTGTTTTATATTCATTTTCATTTCTCTCTGTTTTGATGAAAAAAGCCTACTACAAATTTATTGTAGTAGGCTTTTCATTTTATGAAACAAATTATTTTAGCAAATATATAAATAATTGTAACCAAACAGTAAAGTTAAGATTCAATTATAAAATCAAGATTGCCATTGTCTTCGATGGTATCGGTAAAGTTACCACCATCTAAAACACGACCAGCGATTTTTCTATTGGTTCCATTAACAATGGTCATGGCATGAACAGATCGTTGGATCGAGTTACCATTAGTAACAGATGTATCCAAAGATCCTTCAGTACCCAAATTCACCAAAACTGGTGACAAATTTACAGTATAAGTAGCCATAATTTTTCTCCTTTTGCAAAAGTAAACTACTAAAATATATAAACTTTTTAAAGCCTATTTTGATTTGCAAAGTGTATATTTAAGTGAATTCGGTGAGAATTAATTAGGAATCAACAAATTCATCTCTGCAAGCTTAGAGAAATAATATGAATAAGTGTTACTTCCTGTGTGAAATATACTTAAATTTGGATTAAACTCTGAGATGGCTATGTCAGTTTCATCAAAAAAATCAGTAGATATATTGTTTTCCAAAGTGAATAGATTAAAAGAAAGTTCTTCTCTCGATCTCCCATCAGGACGAATTGCAAACATCATATCTGACATTGGATGCTTTTTATACATCAACTCATTGCAATATTTCAAAACACAAGAACCGTATTTTTTTATTAGTCCTTTGCGAAATAAAACAACTCCAGAGTTCATTGGAGAAATTACTTTTTTATGAAGTTTATTTTCAATAAGATAAGAAAACATTATATCAGTTTTATCTATTCTTGAGGTATCTTGTTCTTTCAATAATGCTACCATTCGGCAAGCATAAATATCGGAATCTTTATATTTGGTAAAAACATAATCTATTGGCTTGAAAATAAAAGTGTCCACATCAAGAAGAAGAACATTCTCTGTATCTATTCCTTCAAACAAACACCGTTGCATACTAACAAAATTCTGCGATCTATAAGGAAGCTTTTCAACAACACGCATGTCTATATTGCACAACTTAACAAGACCTTCGATGTTTTCAAAATTCCAAGCCATATATTTTTGAACAAGATTAGAGTCTAATGATTTAAAAATTTCATTAGTTTCAGACCAAGAATCAACATTAGAATCCTTAACATAAATAAGTTGAATTGGGATTTGTGGATTTATTGATCTCAACAGACGAACCGAAACTGAAAATATTGCGTGATAAAGAGGATTATCATTCAAAATATAAAGACAAGATGTATTATTCATATTTGCTTGCATTTCTTAAAAAGACAAATTTTGTTATTTCCGATTCATTAATCTGCCAGTAGCAGCCATTTTCATTAAATTCGCAATGATGCACTTTCATATTCATTCTTAAAGAGTATTCTGACTCAATTTTTCTATTTAAAAAGACTTTTGCAAATATCCAGCCCTTTTCATCTGCGTGACTACACATTCCAGCACCAACAAATTCTTCTCCTAAATAAATAGGAACAAATCTTTTTGATTTGGACCACTTCTCAAAACACTTTTGATGTATACTAAAATTATGAGAATTCATTGTATCCACTTTAGCAAATGGAACAAAAATTTCATCTTTAGTGCCTATAAAATTAAACAAAATTAAAAAAATACTAATCATTAGGAATATCCAAAGAACATTTTCTAGATGTCATACCATTTTTACTCATTTCGTTGTCTTTTTTGTCTCTGCACTTAGGGCAGAATCTAATAGTCGCTTTGTCTGAACTATTAAATGTTTTGTTGCACCATCCAAGACAAGAAACAATTCCCTTGCGAGACACATCATTTTGTTTTTGCATAAATCCTCCTAATTTTTGCAAAATAACAAAAAATAGATATTTCATCAAGATAATTGCGTCAATATATTCATATATTTTTTTATTTCTTCAAAACTCCAAGGAGTTCCAAATGGAATTCCATCTCTACGATTATCCACACCAACATCAAGTGTTTTGAGTTTTGGTTTACTGGCTCTAATAGTTTCTATCATCGTATCGAGTACTATTGGGTCTTTAATGAAAAAAGAAAAATTTTCTCTTATTTTATTTTCTTGATCTAAAGACATTCCATTGATATCCTCTGCACAATAAGCTCCGTGTACATGTCCATATAGCATCCATGATCCGTACAATCTTTTGTTCCATGATCTGCATGGGTAATGATTCGTAAATATTTGTTGCCCATTCACATTGAACATATATTGATCGGCACACTCAAAAAACTTTTCACAAACTTTTCTATCATCATGATTCCCAATAATAAGATGAACATTTTGACAATTAATTCTAGATCGCAAACTACCAACATATTTCTCTCTATCTTTGCTTCTAGAATAGCAAAAATCACCAATAATGATAAGTTTATCTCTTCTTCCAACAACAGCATTGATCGAATCAATAATCGCATCTGTCATCAATTGTGTAGATTCTTTAGAGATACTAATTTCAGACAAAGGTATTGATCCATTATCAACCAATTCCATCAATCCAAGCTCTATTTGATTCATAAATGGTCTTTTAGAGTATTTGATAATATTTGAATGATTTAGATGCAAATCTGCGGTAAAAAACCACATTAGGTGATACTCCCATCAAAAAGACCTATAAATCTATATTTTTCAACGCCATTAACAAAATATATTGTTGTGGGATATAATTCGATTTTGTTATTGTAAGCGAGATCATGGTTTTCTTCCACATTTATCAATCCGCATTTAGCCTTAAGTCTTGCCTTTTTGAATAAATCAATTTGTAAAAAAGATGGTTTACCCCATGGAACCCAAAATAAAACATACCATTCATTCTTTTTGATTAAATGAAAATTTTCATTTGTTATATTGACTAATTCCATAAAAAGCTAAATCCAAAATTATTTATTATTTTTTTGCAGTCTGGAAGTATCAACTTATTCTTTATGACACTCAAATCCGCCCCTACAAACTCAGAATGCCATCCGTGTCTTATCAGCGTAGAGCTTCCATTCATAAAAACTTGGGGCAAAAACCCCTGATACTTAGTGAAACCAAACATAAATCTAATAATGGCATTTTTTGTTTCTTTTGCCAATCGACATTCTGAATAATCTCCGAACAAACAATCTTCAAAATTTTGATTTTTTATATCGAAATTTAAACTACATCTAAGAAGCAATGTCAATAAAGATCTTTTCAACACACAATCAAGCCAAAAATTTGATGGTGTCATCCAAATAATATTGATTTTATCTGTTCTTCTAAAATAAGAATATTGCATAGTTGTTCCAGACATGCAAATTACTTCTTCAAATTTTGCTATAAAATTTGCAACATTTTCTGATTTAAAATCATGATGAGAGAAATAAAATCCAGACATATTTAATGACATTTTTCCTAAAAACTGTTCACGACAATGATCCCAAATAATAGGCTTAGGGCTTTCCTGATCACAAGCAAAGTAGCCAATTAGAGGGCAATTATAAATTAAATTAATCGTTTTTGATTCTAAAAATTTTGCTGGCATATTTACCAAATTAATTGTTGAATTCCAACCGACAAGGTGATTTATCGGCAAATAATTTTCCAATCCATGCACTATAGCTCTTAAGATATACAAGCATTGCATTGAACCATATCGAACACATCGATCTAGAATCCAAGCTAATATGATTTACTATTTCATTTATACTTTGAATTCTTTTTTCTAAGGAATTTTTCAAATTTAAACTTTCCCAAAGAAGTGATTTTATATTGTGTGGAACTTCTAAAAAATAAAGATCAAACATATAGACAAATGATTCCCATAACATAAAACGAGCATCTTCTTTTGAATTTGCAAAAATCCAATTTGTATTAGACTTTTTAACTGCATAATACCAACTATAAATGAACTCCTCATAATCATCATATTCAATCTTTTGACTTGATAAAGTTTTGAACAAAGTATTATGACTTACAAATTCATCATTCCTAATAGAATTCAATATTGGATATTGTATTTTTTGAGGATATTTAAATTCAATGAAATAATTACCCGGACTTTTTGTTCTATTGTTCCAGCTAATGCTTATGTAAAGATAAGTATTTGATGTGGTAATAACTGATGGTTTTGCTATAGCAAATGTATTATAACAATGATGAACAACAGATAGATTTTGAAGATTTTTTCGCTGTATATATTCTTCTAATATATTCATTTTTTACTTGGTGTTAATGCCTTGTCTAAAATTGGAAGATTAGGTTCAATAATATCAAGTTTGATTTCTGGCTTTGGTTCTGGTTTGATTTCTGCCTTAGTATCTATTTTTTGACGAATTCCAACAAGTTCTTTTTGTACTTCTGAAATTAGATATTTAATTTCATTAAAACTATTTTTTTTATCTTTATTTGTTTCAAGTCTTTCAAAATAATCAATTGTCTTAATTTGTGAGTTTTTTATTTCTAGAGCCATAGCATTAAGCTCCTCAATCTTTTTAGATAAATCTTTTATTTTCCCATCAACTGCGGACATACTATTGCTATTTATCATCTTGATGTCATTGATTTGTTTTTTAATTGCAGAAAATGTTTCCAAAAAACTTGGATCATTATTTCCAGCCTTTGACTCCAATTGATATGAAATTAATTTTTCATCTTTATAATCATTGCACTTTTTATCACTATAGTCAAAATGCAAATCGCACAAGTTTCCTTGCTTTTCATAAATAAATATGATGGGAACTTTTTTGTTTAAAATTGGAATGGTTATCTTATCGCCATTTGGCAAAATAGATTCTGCATGCTTACATGACTTTATTTCTTCTTTATAATTTATCGTATATGTATAACTTTTAAGATTTTGATGCTCTGAAAAAATCATTCCGATAATAAGTGCATAATATATCATTTCAATTCCTCAAGAAATTTATTTTGAAAAGTAAAATCCTTCAGCCTAATCCAACATTTTGAATCCTCATCCCAAGTAATGGGATATTTTTTTGGTATGGATTCCAAAATATCAAATAAATGAGTTACATTACTAGCATGTTCTAACGATCTTTGAAAAATTAATGGATGTAATTTTGGATATCTTTTTCTCAATCCATCAACGATATTATTATCCATTCATTCTCTTTCCATTAAAGAAGTTTCTTGCACCATCTTTAGCTGTTTTCAAATTGTAAAATCTCCAAAAGGCACAAAAAATAACGCCACCTAAAATTGACATAAAAAAGCCAGAAGGCTCATAAGGTGCTTTTCCAGAATTTATAACCCAATTTAAAAACCCACCAATCCACGATCCGCAAATTCCAATCAAAATAGTTGGCAACAAACCAACTGGATCTGATCCGGGATGAATAATCTTTGCAATAAATCCAGTGATAAGCCCAAATATAGAAAAAATTATAATACTAAACATTTTTACCTCTCTGCTTTCTTAATTGTTAAATAACTATCTGGTGTTACTCTTTCCTGTAAATCTTTCGACAAACCATTTACATATCTCACATATGTTTTCTGAAAATCATCCATAATTTTGAATCCCAAAACTTTTTCCGTAGCAACCTTCGATCCACTATGATGAGATGTTTTCAAAAAACTATGAAATCTTACTTCTCCGAATTCTTTACGCAACAATAAGCACAAAGCTGCAGATTGCGAAGAAAATACTTTTTGTCTATCTAAACTCAATTTCAAAAATTGATCTTCTTGTAAATTCAAGATACTCTCTAAATCAAACAACTTACTACTAGATAAAGAAGATAAATCAACTTTAATGTCTGATGTCAGACCATTCAATTGACACATACCTTTGATAGACCAAATCGGAAACTTAAAATTGTTTACTTGTTCAAATTCTGCAAAAATAATTTGACTTAAATTAATTGGTAAAATTTTTGCAGGTTTATCGTCTAAAGCCAACCACATAGCCGTAATTTCAATTGATCCATCTTTTCTTCTAATCTCAACTTTTGAATCATTTAAATTAAACAACTTATTTAACATCGCAGAATCTGGAACGCAAAAAATTCTACATTCTTTAGAAAATTTAACATCTGGCAAACCCCATCTTGTTAAGCACCAAACTTTGATGTCATCAAGATTGTTTTTCATCCATAGCCCATGATCGTCATCAATGCTTAGAATGGTGAAATTACTTGTGACATATCGATGCCACGCCAAATCTTTCAACAATTGATCATCTTGTGCAATAACAGATGTATTGAAAAAAAACAACATAAACATTAAAACAAAAGTTTTTCTCATAATAATTTATCCTCAATCAATTTTGTATATCCTATCTAATAGAGTTTTTGCTTCTTTTTTAGCATTGATTTGTTTAAAATAATGATTTGAAGAAGAAGAATTTTGATTTTTTATGATTCTTTTTAATAGCCATTTTCTTAAATTGAAAAAATTATTATCGTATATATCAAAGGATCTTTGCCTGTATAAGCCAAAAAATGATAACATATCTGTTACTGAGTATCTTCTTTTTGATAAATTATTTAATGGAAATATTTTTTTATTTTTAACATAATCAACAAAGTTTACAAATAATATAATCCAACACTTAGCATCTTTTCCACAAACAGTTCCTTCTGGACATCTAAATTCAACCGTATTACGAATGTCTGTTTTGTTGTGTAAAGAATTATAAAAGTTGACAATATTTAAAGTTGATCTTTTAGCATTTGTTGCCGACAAAACATCCTCGCTTGGCTTGAAAAACTTGGCAATGTTGACGGCATCCAATGATGAATAAAGATGTGATATTACCCAATGTTTTATACTAGGATTTAAAAATTTACAATATTTATTTTCCCATCTTGAAAAAGGCAAAGCATAAATTAAAACTTGTTCTATTGCCATCCAATACAAAAGAAGTCTGCCTATATCGTCTTCATCAAAGTCACTAACATCAACATGAACATGAAGTCCACAAAATTTATTGACTTCGGCTTTATTTTGTTTCACCTTGTTTATAACATGAGAAACATGATTCACATCTTTTAATCCAGAACAAATATAACTTGCTATTTCGATTCCTAATGGACCTCCAGATCCACGAGGACCACAACTGGCATCATTTTTCACATGCCAATAATTATTTCTATATGAAAGCGAATAACGAGTCGTTATTGCTTTTCTGTAAGAATTCTGCTCTATAATTTTCTTTATGTCTTTTTTAGATAAATTGTTCGACAACTCGAATTCAACTCCGAATTTACGATTAGAATTAAATTTTTTATATTTTATTTTCATTTATTTAACTTAAACTAAGCCCCTATCATCTCGGCTTCTCCTTTGAACTTCATCAAGCTCTTCTTCAAATTTTTGATCCCAAGACTTACCTCGATTACTTGTCGTGGCAGTCTTTTTTAATGTTCCAAAGTTTTCAAGAACATCAACAATGTCTGATATAAATTCTTTTTGTTCGTCACGAATCCTTACCAAGAAAGCACTTATAAAAAACAAAACTACTAAGTTTATTATAAGTAACAATATGATTACTATGCCAATAATTAAATCGTACATTTATCACACATAAAATTGGGATTGTGGTTCGGGTCGAAGAGACGATATATCAATAATATTCGTGTCGAGACTAATATTTCTATCAAGTATTCTGCAAACAAAGTCATTGGCATCCCAATAAGTTCCCTTAAATATATTTAACTCATCATAATAACTGAATGTGTCTACATTAATTTTAAGATCATTTGTAACATACTCTGGTCTAAAGTGAAAGTCAAATGTAAAATCTATTCCAAAACTTGTAAATTTATTGCATAAATCTTCTGATGGAAATAAAACAAAAAGTCTAGCATCTGTATTACTTCCTGTTTGCAAATTGATTCTTTTTGCATAAAGACCAAATTTCCACATAGATGATGATAAAACATCTTCTCCGTATTGAGATATACAAGACCAGTCAAAATTAATATGCCAAAGTTCCTGAGCATTAGAATTATCACTTCCTATGCCACGAAGATGCAATGAATATTGCCAACTATTTGTAATAGTATTATAAAACAACTGTAAAGATTCTGGTATCTTAAGATTATTTCGTAATAAAAAGTCTTGCAATATATTTGCACTGCCTAGATTGGTTCTCATGTACAATGTTTCTGGTATCGCATCACAATTGCCACATGTGGTTGTTATGTTTTGCGTAATAGCAGCCAAATCTGTCACAAAATCTTCAGCATAAGCAATTTCTAAAAAATCAATCTCAGTAATAACCCCCATGGATATATCATCGACATTTAATGGCGAATCATAAGTTCCAGACAAATAAATTGATCCACTACCATCAAATGCATAACCCGGAACAACATATTCCGAGTCTCCTCCCAAAGATATTGGCGATAATAAAGATGTATACCAAAAATCTCCAGCTATAGAATCTCTTGTAGATGCTGCATCTCCCAAAGTAATAGGAACCGAATCATCTACTGGAATTTCAAAAGATGCAATTCCAATGTCAATTGAACCATCCAAAATTATGGTTCCACTTCCCTCATAAGATTGATATGGAGAAATTGCTTTCGCTGAACCACCAATTGAAACTGTACCCAAAGATTCAAATATGTAAATATTTCTTGAATATATAGAATTTCCATAAACATACATTAATCCATCTACATATGGTTTAATCGGATAATCAGCACTTCCGTAAACCACAACTCCTGCATAAGATGGATATATATATCCTAATCCAGTAGACGCAAAACTCAATTTAAATTCGACCAATGACTCATTTGAAGTTGTAATACCACCAGAAGTATTATACTTATAATAAGGACTTACTGGTATGGATTCGCCTTCTAAGGTTATAGATCCTGATGATTCGTAGTTGTAGTTTGATAGTGATATCAAAGCAGAATCATCTATATAAACATTTCCATCTCCCACATAAATATAAAATGCACATAAAACTTCAGAAGATCCAGAGGTTGAAATATTTCCGCTAGAAATATATTTTCTTTCTAAATTTGCTTGAGAATTTATTGTTATTCCGCCAGATGCCTCGTAATACGACAATTCAATAATTCCAGTTTTTATGCCCATAGAAACTACTGTTGTTGCAACAATAGTGAATGGTATGCATTCTGGTATTTTTGAAAATGGAACTGAGACGAATTCATTGCTTGAAGGTACTGGCAGTCCATTTATTGCAATTCCTGTTGAACCTATGGCGACAAAAGAATTAACAGGATGAATTGATCTTTGAATGTCTGCTATTGGCCAAGTCCAATTGACATCAGTTAAAAACTGGCAAACTTCTCCTAAATCTCTAGCAACAATCTCTTGAAACATTCTGTTCAAACCATTTGGTATTGCACAAAATGGAATATTATCACAATTGTAGTACTCAACACCAACAACCCTAAATGTTCTTAGTGGTAATTCTCCAACATTAAAATTAAATGTTTGACTAAATTCAAATTGTTTATAAATATCAAAATTAAAATCAAAATTAAAAAAAACAGAAACGGTTGGATTAGTATAAGCCACATAACTTAAAGATATCTTCCCATTTCCAACAAAATTAATACTTGAATTACAAATAGCATTTCCAGATATTAAAATTTCTCCAGAACCAACAAGTGGTATTAGTGTGGTGAGAGAAATTTCTTCGCCAATAGACTCTGGAGATCCGTGAGAAATTGGTCTAAAATAATATTTTACTCCTGAAATCAAATTGGAAATAGTCACTCTATGTTCAAAAACCAAATTGCTATCTTCTACTGTCGAATATGCATATCCATAAGTAGGACTTTCACCTAAACCTGAGCGAGAAACAGTATCGTAAACAACACGACTAGTCGAAGGAGTATTCGTAATCCAAGATATTGTTATCAAAGTAGTCGTTGAAGTAGCTTTTGAAATAGCTGAGACTGCACTTATTACTGGAGGCTCTTTTGGACTTATGGAGCTTTCATAGCTCAGAATAACTCCTCCATCAGCAATGACGCTAAGATTTAAATTAACAATAGCTGTTCCAAATATTATAATATTTTCAGAATCAGAAATAAAAGTCAAAGCATATTCGAATAAACTATTTGCGTCATTTGTGCCACTTGGAGTTGTAACCAACACACTTGCAGAACCAAGAACATTAGAATCTGTGATCGCAATGATAGTATTCGAGTCCACGACTGTAAATTCGATAACAGCAATGCCACCAATTGTGACTTCTGTAGTTCCCGTAAAATTTTCTCCAGTAATCGTAATCGAAGTTCCGCCAGATATAGAGCCATTAGACGGATAAACGCTGGTTACTGTAGGTGGCACTTCAATGTATTCGAATAAGCTATTTGCGTCATTTGTACCACTTGGCGTTGCGACCAACACACTTGAAGAACCAAGAACATTGGCACCTGTGATAGCAGTGATAGTAGTCGAATCCACGACTGTAAACTCGGTAACAGCAATGCCACCAATTGTAACTTCTGTAGTTCCAGTAAAATTTTCTCCAGTAATTTCAATTGAAGTTCCACCCAATGTTGATCCGCCAGAGGGAGAAACGCTGACTACTGTAGGTGGCACTTCAACATATTCGAACAAACTATTTGCATCATTTGTACCACTTGGCACTATAACTAACACGCTAGAAGTTCCAGCAACATTAACATCTGTGGTTGCAGTGATGGTGGTCGGATTAACTACTGTGAACTCAGTAACAGCAATGCCACCAATTGTAACTTCTGTAGTTCCCGTAAAATTTTCACCAGTAATCGTAATGAAAGTTCCGCCCAATGTTGATCCACTAGATGGAGAGACGCTGGCTACTGTGGGAGCATTTTCAATGTATTCGAACAAAATATTTGCGTCATTTGTACCACCTAGCGTTGTAACTAACACACTTGCGGGACCAGCAATATTAACATCTGTGGTTGCAGTTATAGTGGTCGAGTCAACAACTGTAAACTCAATAACGGCAACACCGCCAATTGTAACTGATATCACATCAGCAAAATAAGTTCCAGTAATCGTAATTAAAGCACCACCTGATGTAAATCCACTAGATGGAGAAACGCTTGCTACTGTTGGAGAAGTTTCAATATATTCGAAAAAACTATTCGCATCATTTGTGCCACTTGGCGTTGTAACCAACACACTTGAAGAACCAGCGACATTGGCATCTGTGGTTGCAGTTATAGTGGTTGAGTCAACGACTGTAAACTCAATAACGGCAACGCCACCAATTGTAACTGATATCACATCAGCAAAATAAGTTCCAGTAATCGTAATCGAAGTTCCGCCTAATATAGAACCACTAGACGGAGACACGCTCGACACTGTCGGAGTAGTTTCGACATATTCGAACAAACTATTTGCTTCATTTGTGCCACTTGGAGTTGTGACCAACACACTTGCGGAACCAACAACATTGGCACTTGTGGTCGCAACAATGGCTGTAGAATTCACGACTGTAAATTCGGCAACAGCAACGCCACCAATTGTGACTTCTGTCGCATCAGTAAAATAAGTTCCAATAATTGCAATCGAAGTTCCGCCTAATGTTGATCCACTAGACGGAGACACGCTTGACACTGTCGGAGTAGTAACAACATATTCGAACAAACTATTTGCTTCATTTGTGCCACTTGGAGTTGTGACCAACACACTTGCGGAACCAGCAACATTGACATCTGTGGTAGCAGTAATGGTGGTCGAGTCAACAACTGTAAATTCAGTGACGGCAACGCCACCAATTGTGACTGCTGTCGCATCGGTAAAATAAGTTCCAGTAATCGTAATAGAAGTTCCACCCAATGTCGATCCACTAGAAGGAGACACGCTTGAAACTACGGGCAGTACTAAAACATATTCGAACAAGCTATTTGCATCATTTGTACCGCTTGGAGTTGTGACCAACACACTTGCGGAACCAGCAACATTGACATCTGTGGTTGCAGTTATAGTAGTCGAGTCAACAACTGTAAATTCAGTGACGGCAACGCCACCAATTGTAACTGCTGTCGCATCGGTAAAATAAGTTCCAGTAATCGTAATCGAAGTTCCACCTAATGTCGATCCACTAGACGGAGACACACTTGCTATTTCTGAAATAGGTAATGTATAAAGGAAAATAGTTGTTTCGTCATTTGTACCGCTTGGAGTTGTGACCAACACACTTGCGGAACCAGCAACATTGGCATCTGTGGTTGCAGTTATAGTAGTCGAGTCAACAACTGTAAATTCAGTGACGGCAACGCCACCAATTGTGACTGCTGTCGCATCGGTAAAATAAGTTCCAGTAATCGTAATTGAAGTTCCGCCTAATGTTGATCCACTAGACGGAGAAACGCTTGATACTGTAGGAGCAGTTTCGATATATTCGAACAAACTATTTGCATCATTTGTACCGCTTGGAGTTGTGACCAACACACTTGCGGAACCAACAACATTGACATCTGTGGTTGCAGTTATAGTGTTCGAGTCAACGACTGTAAATTCAGTGACTGCAATACCACCAATTGTAACTTCTGTAGTTCCCGTGAAATTTTCTCCAGTAATCGTAATCGAAGTTCCTCCCAATGTCGATCCACTAGAAGGAGAGACGCTTGATACTGTAGGAGAAGTTTCAATATATTCGAACAAGCTATTTGCGTCATTTGTACCGCTTGGAGTTGTGACCAACACACTTGCGGAACCAACAACATTAGCATCTGTGGTTGCGTTAATGGTAGTCGAGTTCACGACTGTAAATTCAGTAACCGCAATACCACCAATTGTAACTTCTGTAGTTCCCGTGAAATTAGTTCCAGTAATCGTAATAAAAGTTCCGCCTAATGTAGATCCTCTATATGGAGAAACACTGGCTACTGTAGGTGGAACAACAGAATAGGTAAACAAACTATTTGCACTATTTGTGCCACTTGGAGTTGTGATCAACACACTTACAATTCCAGCAGATCTAGCAGATATGATTGCTGTTATGGTGGTTGAGTTTACGACAGTAAAAATAGAAACTGGAGAGCCACCGATTGTAACTGCTGTTGCTCCAGTGAAATTTGCTCCAGTAATCGTAATGGAAGTTCCGCCCAATGTTGATCCGCTAGAAGGAGAGACGCTTGATACTGTGGGAGCAGGAGCCACATAAGTGAACCAGTGATTTATGTTTCCATCACTTGTTCCTCCTCCAGTTGTAACCAACACACTTGCAAGACCAGCAACATTTGCCGGGGTAATTGCGGTAATAAAGGTTGGACCAATAACGGTAAGTCCTATTCTGCAAAAAGATGTCAGAAAGTTCTTGCTTGGACCTATTTGCCCTCTGGCTAAAAAAGAAAAAGAAATTAAATCGTTGACATTCACCATTAAAGAGTCAGAAGCTTGTACATTGGCAGAAGCGCCGACATATACTCCGTTGACTTGAACCGAAGCTAAAATGGCGTTAGTATGATCCCCATATGGCCAAGATATGCTGATATATAAATGTCCAGCCTTGACAACTTTTAGCGTTGCCCTTAATGATACTGGACTAGAGGTTGGGTAATCAGTTCCAAGAAAAAAATCACTATCTACTTCATACAAAAAAGCAGGATTACTAGAATAGACAGTCTCAAAAGGCATTATGACTTTGGTCGAGTTCACAACGGTAAAACCAGTGGCGGCAATGCCACCAATGGTAACTGCTGTTGTTCCCGTTAAATTAGTTCCATTGATCGTAATGAAAGTTCCACCCAATGTTGATCCGCTGGATGGAGAAATGCTGTTTATGGAAGGGGGAGGAGCCACATAAGTGAACAAACTGTTTGCACTATTTGTGCCTCCTGCTGTTGTGACCAACACGCTCGCAGTTCCAGCAGTTCTGGAACCTATTTTGGCGTTTATGGTGGTCGAATTGACAACTGTAAAGGTAATGACCGAAACGCCACCAATGGTTACTGCTGTCGCTCCCGTTAAATTAGTCCCAGTAATCGCAATCGAAGTTCCGCCCGATATGGAACCACTAGATGGAGAAACGCTTGCTACTGTGGGAGCAGGAACCACATAAGTGAACAAGCTGTTTGCACCATTACCACCTCCATCTGTTATGATCAATACGCTTGCAGTTCCAGCAGATCTAGCAGATGTGGTTGCCGTTATGGTGGTTGAGTCAACAACGATAAAACTGGCGACTGAAAATCCTCCGATTGAAACTGCTTTCACCCCCGTGAAATTTACTCCAGTAATCGTAATCGAAGTTCCACCCAATGTTGATCCGCTAGAAGGAGAAACACTTGATACTGTGGGAGCAGGAACAATATAAGCGAATAAGATATTTGCGTTACTTGCACCTCCAACTGTTGTGACCAATACACTTGCTGTTTCGGCAGTTCCAGAAGATCTAGAAGATATTGTTGCCGTTATGGTGGTTGAGTTCACAACAATGAAACTGGCAACGGCAACTCCTCCAACTGTGACTGATATCACATCGGCAAAATAAGTTCCAGTAATCGCAATTAAAGTTCCTCCGAATGTTGATCCGCCAGATGGGAAAACTCTGGTTACTACAGGAGCAGGAACGATATATTCGAACAAGCTATTTGGACTATTTGTGCCACTCGGAGTAGCTACTAGCAGACTTGCATAGCCAGCAACATTGGCTGCTATAGTAGCGGTGATGGTCGTTGAGTTCACAACGGTAAAACTAGTAACAGAGATGTCGCCAATGGCAACTGCTGTCGCTCCCGTGAAATTTGCTCCAGCAATCGTAACCGAAGTTCCTCCGAATGTTGATCCGCTAGACGGAGAAACGCTTGCTACTGTAGGAGCAGGAATATAAGTAAACAAACTGTTTGTGTCATTTGTGCCACTTGGCGTTGTGACCAGAACACTTGCAGTTCCAGCAACATTAGCAGCTATGATGGCGGTGATAATAGTCGAGTTTACAACGGTAAAACTAGTGACAGAGATGCCACCAATGGTAACTGCTGTCGCTCCTGTAAAATCTGTTCCGGTAATCGTAATTGAAATTCCGCCTGATGTGAAACCAGTAGATGGAGAGATGCCGACTACAGTAGGTGGCACTACGGCATAAGTAAACAAGCTAGTTCCAGTATTTGTGCCACCCGCTGTTGTGACCAATACACTTACAATACCAGCAGATCTAGCGGACGCAATTGCGGTGATAGTAGTTGAATTCACAACGGTAAAACTACTAGCTAAAACTCCACCGATTATAATTGCTGTCGCTCCTGTGAAATTTGCTCCAGTAATCGTAATCGAAGTTCCGCCCAATGTTGATCCACTAGACGGAGAAATACTTGCTACTGTGGGAGTAGGAATCACATAAGTCAATAGGCTGTTCGCACCATTTGTTCCACTTGGTGTTGTGACCAAGACGCTTACAGTTCCAGCAGATCTGGCGGATGTGATTGCCGTTATGGTAGTTGAGTTCACAACAATAACGCTAGTGGCTAAAACTTCACCGATTGCAACTGCTGTTGTTCCCGTGAAATTCGTTCCAGTAATCGTGATCGAAGTTCCTCCGAATGTAGAAGCGTTAGACGGAGAAACGCCGGCTACTGTAGGTGAAACAACAGAATAAGTAAACAAACTATTTGCACTATTTGTGCCACTTGGAGTTGTGATCAACACACTTACGATTCCAGCAGATCTAGCGGATATGATTGCTGTTATAGTGGTTGAGTTTACGACAGTAAAACTAGCGACAGAAACGCTTCCAATCGTAACTGCTGTTGCTCCAGTGAAGCTAGTTCCAGTAATCGTAATGGAAGTTCCGCCCAATGTCGATCCACCAGATGGAGAAATGCTGGCTACTGTAGGAGCAGGAACGGCATAAGTGAAAAAACTGTTTGTACCATTTGTTCCACTCGGAGTCGTGATCAAAACACTTGCAGTTCCAGCAGATCTAGCGGATGTGGTTGCCGTTATGGTGGTCGAATTCACAACGGTAAAACTAGTAACAGAGATGCCACCAATCACAACCCCTGTTGCTCCAGTGAAATTAGCTCCAGTAATCGTAATAGAAGTTCCGCCAAATGTTGATCCACTAGATGGAGAAATGCTGGCTACTGTAGGTGGTATTACAACATAAGTAAATAAGCTGTTTGCATGACTTATCCCACCCGCTGTTGTAACCATTACACTTGAAGCACCAACAGGTCCAGCTGGTACGATTGCCGTTATGCTGGTTGAGTTAACAACGATAAAACTAGCGACTGGAAATCCTCCAATTGTTACCGCTGTAGCTCCCGTGAAATTTACTCCAATAATTGCAATGGAAGTTCCACCCAATGTTGATCCACTAGATGGAGAAAAACTAGATATTATAGGTGGAACTACAATATAAGTAAACAAGCTATTTGCACCATTTCTACCACTAGGTGTTGTCACCAAAACACTTGAAATTCCAGCAAATCTAGCTCCTATGTTGGCGGTTATGGTGTTCGAGTTCACAACCGTAAATCCAGTGGCGGCTACGCCACCGATTGTTACCGCTGTCGCTCCTATAAAACTGGTTCCTGTAATCGTAATGGAAGTTCCACCCAATGTTGATCCACTGGATGGAGAAACGCCAGATACTGTAGGTGGTATTGCGACATAAGTGAACAGGTTGGTCACTGTAGGTGACCCAGATCCAAGAATGTTATAAACTATTACATTTACATTTCCAAAAGATCTAGCTGCCGTGACTGCTGTGATGGTGGTGGAATTCACAACAGTAAAACTAGTGACTTGAACACCACCAATTCTCACATCTGTTACTCCAATTAGGTCGGTTCCAGTAATCGTAATGAAAGTTCCACCTAGTGTTGATCCACTAGACGGAGAAACGCTGGTTACTGTAGGTATCATGATGGCGTAAGCAAACAAGTTGTTTGGATTATTCATGCCACTAGGCGTTAAGACAAGAACACTTGCAGTACCAACGGGATATAAATCTCCTCCATATCCTGCTCTGGTAGCGGTGATGGCTGTGATGGTGGTCGAATTTACAACAATAAAGCTAGCAACTGAAATTCCAATCGTAACTGCTGTTGCTCCAGTAAAGTTAGATCCAGTAATCGTAATGGAAGTGCCTCCCAATACGAAACCGCTAGATGGAGAAACGCTGGTTACGGTAGGAGGAATTGCAGCATAAGTAAATAATGTTGCTCCGGTATTAGTGCCACTAGGAGTCGTAATATATATACTTGCGTTTCCAGCATACCTAGGAGCTATAGTGGCTGTGATGGTAGTTAAGCTTATGACAGTAAAACTAGTTACCGAAACTCCACCAACAGTAACCGCTGTCGCTCCAATAAAATCAGTTCCAGTAATCGTAATGACAGTTCCACCTAATGTTGATCCACTCACTGGTAAAAAATTAGTTATAGATGGAGGAATTGCAACATAAGTAAACAAGCTGTTTGCATTATTTGTGCCACTTGCCGTTGTGACTAATATACTTGCGGCTCCAGCAGATCCAGCAGATGTTGTTGCCGTTATAGTGGTTGAGTTCACAACGGTAAAACTAGTGACTGGAACGCCACCAACAGTAACTGCCGTAGTTCCCGTAAAATTAGCTCCGTTAATTGCAATTAAAGTTCCACCTAATTTTGATCCACTAGATGGAAAAACGATGTATGGTGTTGGTGAGGAAACAGTCAAATCGTATACTGCCAAAGAACTTGTGTATTTAGTTGGATTTAATTTCGTATTTAAAACAGAAACATAAACATTTGCACCGTCTGGTGAAACAAAAATATTTTCAGGATTTTCATACGATGAAACATTTTGCTGAACTGTATTGATTTTAGTCAACGAACCATTTGAAACATTTCTGTTTAAAATTATAATTTTTCTGTACCCAGATAGATTCACTCCAACATAAAAATTCTTTCCATTAGGAGAAATGCAAACAGAAGTGCAAGAACCAGAACCGGCAGGAGATGTCAAATTCAAATCGAATGTTGTACTGACAGTCAACCAGCTACCACCAGTGGTTTCTGAAATACAATCGAATATTGAAATCTTATCGTTATTGTTTACATAAACAAATCTGCTATCTGAAGAAATTGCGACATCGTTGATTATATTTCCAATCTGTGGTAGATCTCGCCTAATCCCGAAACTAATAGTTCCAGCTGGTTGCAACTGCGAAACTTGATCTTGAATGATACCTAAAGCCGAAATTGAACCTCCTCCACTGATGTAAATACGCAAACCATCAGGAGAAGCATAAACTCCATTGATTCCACTTCCATAATTGTTTCTTTTTTGACCACCATAATACTTAAGGCTGAATGCATTGGAAAATAACAAATCTCGGTTCATGCTGAAATTGCCAATCAAAACACCTGTGATGGAATCCCTCTTGAACATGGCGATTGAAACATAATTAGCAGGATCATCAAGGTTGTTGGGAGCCGTTGTTTCGCCTCCTTGACCATTGCAAGCCACATAAACATATTTTCCGTTAGGCGTTATGCAAATCGCAGCAGGATTGATATTAGCCCAAGGGCTTTTTATTCCGGTAGAAATCCTAGATGTTCCTTCGATCAATAATCCCGTCAAAGCATCTCTGTAAAACATAGAAATCTTATCTCGATGCAAAACATACAAATTTTTCCCATCTGGAGATGCACATATATCGACAGGTAGCGAACCAACAGATGTGTTTGAATCCAAACTAAACAAACCAGTACTAAAATTTTTAGAATAAATAGATATTTTACTGTCAAAATTGCTGTTAAAAGTAAGTGCGTAAATATTCATTCCATCTGGAGAAATACAACTTTTTAAGCCACTAAAATCGTTTGCGACTATTTGTTTTTGTGACAGCCATGGTTTTGATTCAGATTCAAAGTAAGTTAAATTTTTATCGATAGTTATATTTGTATTTTGGGATGTAACAGAAATCGCAGCATTTCCGAGAGTTTTTGGAGGCACTAGAACAGCAATGATTTTTGAGTCAATACCGTAAAATGTAGTGGCTGTTATACCTCCAACGGCAACAGCGGTTACTCCAGAAAAATTAGGACCAGTAATATAAACCAATTCATTGCCCAATGTGGAAACACCAGATGGGTAAATGTCAACAGACGCAAGTGCGTTTGCCTCATATTGAAAAATATTGATATTATTTGTGACATTTGTTCCATTGGGCGTTGTCACCAAAACTATTGCAGGTCCAGCAACATTGACTGGTACAATTGCGGTTATAGTGATCGAATTGACAACTTTAAAGCCAGTATCAGCAATGCCTCCAATTGTCACTGCTGTCGCTCCAGTGAAATAAGCACCAGTAATCGTAATAGAAGTTCCGCCCAATGTCGATCCGCTAGACGGAAAAACGCTAGTTATCTGAGGTAAAGGAGAAAGTGTCGATTCTCCATTTCCTCTATTGAACATTGAAATCGTTTTTTCGCCATTACTGATGGAATAAAGACTGTCTCCTGCAGCGTTTATGACATAAACGCTGTTTCCGTCTGACGAAATAATGATATCTACTGGATAGATCCCAGTAGGAATATCTATTGATTTCCCAAAAGAACCTGTTTGTGGATTTACGCCAAAATTAGAAATAAGACTTTTTTCATATAAGTCATATCCTACTTCTGAAAATGGTCTGATTATTTCGCCATATCTTGAGGGTAAGTTCAATGAACCAGAAAGACCGTAAAAATTATTGCCATCCGGTGAAACTGAAATTTTTACAGTCGAACGCTGGTTATATCCATGATAGGCTCCATTATGAACATAACTGGTTGTATTCAGAGCATAGGGTCCACCATAGAAAACACCAAAAGCCCATATCGTACTTTTCTTCTGGAATCTGAAAACATTGTTGCTTTCATAAAAACTCACATAGATAAATTTCCCATCCGGAGAGAAAAACAAATCATCGGGACTCTGTTTTTCCGGAAGCCACTGGTAAGGATCTGCGTTGAATACCGAACCTTGGCTTATTTTTCCGTTCAAGGTATTTCTGTAATGAACTCCAATCTTATTGCTCACATTATCTGTCGCACAAAGATAATCTCCGGCTGGCGAAATGGCGATTTTAACTAGCGCCATGCCTATAGAATAAAATGTTTCGACATAAGTCAATAGACCAGTTCCTGTATTGCGATTGCAAACAAAAAAAGCATTGGATATACCATTGCCAAAATAAATATTTTTATCGTCTGGCGAGATCGCACTGCAAATTCCCCCATATCCAAACAAAGCGGAGTAAGTCAACAAGCCAGTTGAAATGTTTCTATCGTAAATCCTTGTCTGACCTGTTCCAATTACATAAACATTTTTTCCGTCTTGAGAAATCAAAAGTTTGGAATAGCTTGAAACTGGGTTTGCTGGATCTACTGGAGTCGTGCTGTTTAAAGTTAAAGTTCCAGTCAAAGTGTCACGATTGTAGATTAAAATCACAGAAGAATTGGAACTGTTGACATAGACATTTTTGCCGTCAGAAGAGATGCATCCAGATGTGGGCGCATCTCCAGCCGATATCACTCCATTTTCAATCAGATACCCAAGACTCCATCTGTCTGCCATAACAATTGTTTCCTCTATATGAAAATCATACCTTCTTTTCTATTTCTGAAAACTTTTCTAATATATCAGCAATAAGTGGATGGCGAACTATATTGCATGGCTTGAATTTTATAACTCCAATTTTGCCAATTTCGCTCATTTTATTTACAACATCTGTTAACATAAAATTTCCATTTCTAATGTCTGATTGATCTGGATCTCCTGTGATAATCATTTTGCTATTCTTACCAAACCTTGTCATAAATAATTTAATTTGTGTTGTAGTTGCATTTTGAGCTTCATCGAAAATACATATAGCATCATTGAATGTTCTTCCCCTACAATATGCTATTGGTGCTATCTCTATAGCTTTATTTATAATTTCTTTTTCTGGACTTTCCTTTCCAATGCATCTGTCCATACAATCATACATTGGCATCATGTATGGATTTAGCTTTTCTTCAAACGAGCCGGGAAGAAAACCAAGTGACTCACCAGATTCAACCACAGGTCTTGTAAGAACTATTTTTTCTCTCTTTTTCGCAAGAACTTCGCTAATAGCAAAGGCACAAGCTAATTGACTTTTCCCTGTTCCAGCTGGACCGATAAGAAATAAAACATCATATTGATCGAATGCAGCCCACGCATCTCTTTGAGCAGTATTTAAAAATTCAAATTTAAATCCAGACTCTACCTTACTTGCGTGTTTTGGTATATGTGGTTCATATTGTTTAGGTTTTCTATCTGTCTTCTTTTTTTTATATCTTGGCATTGATGGTGTCCATAAAAGGTAACTTGATAATCTATATATATCGATAGACAACACAAATAATGAAGCATAGGAAATTCATGATCAATTTAAATTTCAAAATGTTTTTTGAATCAGAAAAAAATGGTGATTTAAAAAAATTACTTAAAAAGATTCCTTCGAGCCACAAAGAACTGGTTAAAGATTTTAAGTTCAAATATACAAAAAATAACACCATAAATAGTAAGAATAAACATATAGGCGTGATTCACAAAGATAAAATTGAAGTTGCAGCACCATGGAATTACGGAAGGGAATTCACTACTCTTCACGAAATAGCACATATGGTTTGGGCATATAAGATGACAAATAAACTAAAAAAAGAATGGTCTAATATTGTAAAAAAAACCAAAAATAAACCACAAGATACAGATGAAGAGCTTTTCTGTCATTCTTATGCACAATATTATGCGAAGAATAAGTTGTTGAAATTTGATATTCCAGAATGGAATAAATTTATCTCTAAAAAAATACCCGCTTAAAGAGGTCTTGACTGCGTTTGACTTATCAATCTTGGTAATACAGAAACTGCCTCTTCTTGTAATTTTTCATATTCATTAATTCCAAGAGAGAAAATCTTATAGTGATGCAAGACTGGTGTACGCATAATTTGAGGTTTATGACCACGAGATTGTGCTTTCATAGTCATTACAAAACTTGTTCCAATTTGTGGCAATTCTTCTGGCCAAGGTCCAATATCGCTCCAACAATCCCTTGTCATCATGATGCAATGATCCATAATGAATCCTACATCTTGACTTCCAACTGTATAGGTTTGCGTATCAAGACCTATAAATCCAGATGATGTAGATTCAGCTACATTCAACAAAAGATCTAACCAACTTGGATTTGTAATAACAATATCACAATGCATAAAGATAAGATATTTAGAATTTTTATCAGATGCATTGGCACCCTTATTACAAGCTGCCGACCAATAAAGATTCTTTTCATTACGAACTACCTTAACAGTTCCTTCGATTTCATCAAGAAACTGTTGAGATTCTTTTTCGCTTCCATTATCAACAACAATAATTTCATAATTAGAATTAAAACTAGTCACACAAATGCTTTGCAAAAGCAAATTGAGATATTCTGGTCTGTCTTTATGAACAACAATAATAGAAATTTGTTCATCGCTATAATTTTTCAATGAAACTGTCAGATCTGATCTTGATGTGTCTAAAATGCTTCCAGAACTCATAATTAATTCTCCACTTCAATTTCAAACACCGCACGGATACAGACACACTGAACTGGTCCTGTTGGAGTTTGAATTGTTTCTGCGTATTGTTTTGCTAATTTATTTACAGCCTCTTCTGCCTTATTTCTGGCACTAAAGGCTCTTTCTGGCTTTACAACAATGTATTCGCCTTCTACTTGTCTTGCGACACTGATAATTGCATAAAATTTTTCCATAAAATAATTGAGTATGTTATTTAAAATTCATCATTTGAAATTTCTTTTAATCCATAAGGAATTTTAATTTCTTCTTTTTTTTGCACAATTTCTTCTTGTTTTTGATCTTTTAAAATTTCTTCTTGTTTCGGAAAAATTTCAATTTCTTCTTGTTTTGAAACAATTTCTTCTTGTTTTTGAGTTTTATTTATTTCTGGCATGTCCATTTCATCAAAATCATTTTTTATGCTTTTGATTGATGGCAAAGACATATTTTTTGGCTCTGGTTTTTTAAAATCGTCATTTAACGAATCTAATTTTTTGTAATTACTATCACCTAATTCGCCAATAAATAAAGGACGACTTTTATGAGCAGCCTTCTGAGCAATTGCAAGATTATTTTGAAAGTTCTTCCCAAAATTAGAATAAGCACTGTGTGGATATTTGCTTACCATTTTTTTAAGTTCTTCTTTTACTGTTTCATCGTAACCTCTCTTATCAATCCAAGCAAATATTTTATCTAATGTTAAAATCCTAAAGTCACGATTTGGCTGTGTATCTTGATCATTTTTTAATTGCGTTACCTTAAATTTCATTGATTCTGCTGAGTGATCTGGCATAATTTCCTACTTTTTTGTTTTTTCATTTTGAACTGAAATATTTTCCATATCAGGAGTAAGACCAAAAAACGATTTGTCTCCCTGTCTTGCATGACTCATATTTTCAAAAATATGTGCTGGAATTGCAAAATCTAAACTTTCTATCGAATTAGAACAATGTTTTACAAGTTCATTTTCTATAAATTCTTTTTTTTGCTGATCCATGCTTCCGACAAAGAATACTTTTTTAGAAGTGTGTTCAAAAAAAACCAACACAGATTCCGAAGAATCTTCTTCTTTTAATGTTATTTGGAATGGAGTCAACATATTTATTTCTGATATTTGCATTGTAACTCGTAAATATAAACATGAAAAGTAATTTTTCCATGTACTGTAGATTACAAGAGTTATGTGAATCTCACTCTTTGTATATTCCAGAAAATTTTGATTGGGTAAAACCATATTTGAGCTTACTGCCCAATTATGATTTGCAATTGCCCATTATAACCAGAAAGTCAAAGATTCACATGATTCAAAGAAATAAGAATCCAATAACAATACATTTCGAGAACGGAGGAAAAATGTATTGTAGTCACGATGAATTTCTTCGTTTGCCAAAAAATCTGGAGCTTGGGAAAACAATTGAATACACTCTTTTTGATCGTGGTTTCGATAAGCCCATGATCATAAAATCTTTTAAAATTATTTCTTAATCTTATTGATATCAATCTTATCTGGATCAAATCCGGGAGAAAAAGGCGAAGGAGAGTATTCCCTTTGTAACTTTTGAATAACTCTATCCGCTACTTTATCTACAATGATTTTATTGCAAACCAATAAAATAAAAATAAATGAAGCAATAATAACCACCGGAATAAACAATTTGTTTTCTGTAATGTCTTTCATAAGTCTCCTATATTATCTATAAATATTTTTTTGTTTTTTCAATCCAATCTTGTCTTCTTTTGGAAACATGCTTTTCTTCAAATTCTGTAAGCTTTGCAACAATATCTTCATATTCTTGAGGCATATTTCTAGGAACATCAAGCTTTGGTATTATAAACATATCGCCCAATACAGATTTGCCACCCGGCAACCCCTTTCCAGCAATTCTAATTTGAGAATTTGGATAAGTTCCAGATGGTATCTTTGCTACTATTTTTTCTTTATAAACAGTTGGAACCTCTACTTCAAATCCCTTATAAAGTTGAGGATATGTACATGGCATTTCAATAATTATATGATTGTCATGTCTCTGAAAAATTTCATGCTTCAATACATTTACCAAAATGATAAGATCACCAGCAGAACCTCTCTTTTCTCGACAAGGCTCACCTTGTCCAGAAAATTTCATCATGCCATCAACAGCACCCGCTGCTATATTAATTTGTATTTCTGCAGATTCTTGTTCTTTTGAAAAACTAGATCCAGAACACACATCACAAGATTCTGCACTTATTTTTCCAGAACCGGCACAAGTCGAACATTGAGTTTGCAAATTAAAATTTGGCTCTATTTTGACAAATTGCAGACCACTTCCATTACATTTATTACATGTCTGAATAGATTTAGAACCACTACCAGAACATGTATTGCAAATCTTACTTTTTGTCACACTAATTGTTTTGGAACAACCAGATGCAATTTCTTCTAAAGTTACATCAACTTTAGATTGTATATTTCTACCTTTAAATGTTGATCTTCCAAAAATATCATTCATGGTTTGTGAAAAACCATGCGACCATTCATTATTTGATCCAGAAAAACCAAATTGATCAAAATGACCCTTTTTACGAGGATCATTTAAAATGTCATAGGCTTCTTGAACATCACGAAATTTTTTTTCGGCATCAAGAACGCCTATATTTCTATCTGGATGATATTGTTTTGCCAACTTTCTGTAGGCATTTTGAATATCATCAGAATTAGAATTTCTGGAGAGACCCAGTATTTGATAAGGGTCATTCATATAATAATTTCCTACTCAGACAAAACCGCCCTAATTGCCATAGGTTCCATCAAAAAAGTATCTCTATGTGTTCCGTTTACATTTGGAGATAAAACACCAGCACCACTAATAAGAACTCTATCACCAACCTTAAAGCCCCAAGATTCATCATAGGTTGGTCCTACAGCCTTTACATAGCCTTGGAGTGGAACCTTAGGATCAGTTCCATCAGATAGCTTAAGAACAGTATTCATGAGTTCTTGTGCAGTTAAAACTTCAACAAGGATTTGAGATCCGCAAGGTTTAACTCCCTTGATAGAAGACGAACAAGATAAAGCCATTCCATCTGCTCCAACAATTTTCTTAGTCATATAAATGCCCTTTGTAAAAATTCCTGATTATTATTTGTTATAGTAACTTTTATTATATTTCTTCGCTACTAAAATAATGAAAATTTGGCAATATTGGTGCTGTAGTCAAAGTTATTTTTCCAACTGAATCAACAATATCTCCTGATGGGAGTTTTTTATAAAAGTCTTCCACTAAATTATCACAAAAATTATCAATTAGGTCTAAATGACCAAAACATCCTTCTTGATATACTGATTTCACAAAAGATAAAAGTTCTTCTTTGTTTATAAGTTTGCAATCCTTATTCATATAATCCTCACAGCCAATAAGTAATAAAATAACACTTGTGATCTTTTTCAGCCACTATGATTGGATAAAAAATATTATTTTGAATCATATAACGATCAAAATCAAGCTTGCAATCGTTATAATCTTTATGTCTTCTTTCACAACCATTCAAATCAACAAAACCATAATGAGACTCATATTCTGGAATCTTAACTGATGGAACAATTATTCCAAAAAAATCAAAAATAGGTTTATTTCCAACTTCTGGAAAATTATCTAATGTATTAAAAACGCCATTTACATTATCGGTTACAATAGATTTGAAATAAGATAAAGGATAAATAATTGGCTGATATTCAAAGGCATCTAAATTTGAATCGCCAATAAATTTAACTCCCTGCAAATAATCATTTTTTATACTTATTTTTAAATTATCAGAAGAAAATTGATAATCTATGTTTTCAACCTTCATTTCAAAGCCAATATTTCTTGCCAATATAATAGCAGATGAAGACATTGTTATTCTGTTGAATCCAAAGTATGTATTATATACATGATCTTGAATATTTATAAGGTTTTTTCTAATCTCTTGAGCCAACATCAAACAACCCATTTGTTCGTATCTATCAGCCTTAATTTCCATGTCTTTTAATTCAGAAAACAAAGATTCATCGAAACGCAAGTGCTTATAAAAATCTTGCGAGTGACTTGTATAATAACTAATTCCTTTTTTATAAACTCCATGCAAATCAATAAATTGCATCTTCTTTTGACATCTTATTTTTTCAATTTTATCTCTATCGTTGACAAAGCGAACATTACATCTATTTTTTTCTGGTTCATCTATTTTCATGATAGAGTTATATTTTTTTTCAATATAATTTATTGAATGTTCCATCAAAATATTTTGAACATGTGCAAATTCTTTTTTTTTCAATAATTTATAAGATATAATTATTTCATTTATAAAATGCGAAAGATCACTTTTATCTTTAAATGATCCATCATAGCAATTTGAAAGGTCTGGATGTTTTCTATCGATTGAAGAAAAAAAAGCATACATCTTCTTACCAATACTTCCAAACAATGATTCAATCAATTGCTCGTCACAAGACAAAATTTTATCTATAATCTTACAATCAGACTTTTTTAATTTTAAATTATTCTTTGTTCGATTGAGTCTTTTACAAAACTCTTCAAAAAAAGCTTTTGTATTATCTGACAAAATATTATTCATTTGTGCCTCATGATTTGGAAAATATACTACAAATCATTTTTGAGCCATCAAATTTTGGTGCAATTTCCACTTGACTTTCTTTAGCTAAACCATCGATCAACTTTTGCATCAAAATAATTCCACCTTCACGATGATTCATTTCCCTGCCTTTGAATTTTATTACAAACTGCACCTTATAACCATCTTCAAGAAACTTTCTTGCCTGACTAAGCTTTGTTTCAATATCTCCACACGCAATTGCTGGACGCAATCTAATTTCTTTATACTGAACAGTTGCTTCTCTTTGCTTTTTTGCCGCCTCTTTTTCCTTCAGCTTCTTTTCATATTTAAATTTTCCATAATCCATTATTTTACATATAGGTGGAGATGTATTTGCAACTACTTCGACTAAATCTAAACCAGCTTCATCGGCAATTTTTCTGGCATAGTCTGTATTTACGATTCCAAGCTGTTCATCTCCATTTGAAAGTCTAACTTGTGGTACTTTTATTTGAAAATTTATTCTTAACTCACCGGGCTTTAAAAAATTGTTATTGTCTGGTCTTCGATAATTCGAATGATACATTAATTTTTTCCTTCATTGAAATTCAAATTTATAATACTAAGCTCTTTAGATTTTAGGCACTGATTGATTATACTTTCTAAATCAGTCTCGGAATTGGCTGCATAGCCATTTCCAGATCCATAAAAATCTCTAAACATTTTGAAATTAAATCCAGTGTTTCCCAAAACGATAATGATTGGGTTTAACTTAAATTTCAATATGGTCGGTAACTCTAACATAGATATTTTAAATGAATTCTCATCAATAATAACTATTGGTCTCAATTCTTGCTTTGCTAATTGAACTCCCAAACATCCGGGAATGGCAAATCCACTAGAATATTTGAATGCTGGACTGAAAAATCTACTTTGTCTAACTTTAATCTTTGATGCATATATGAGATAATCGCCAGCATCAGATATTACAGTAAGATTCTTATCATTTGCCATAAGTTGATCTATAAATGAAAATAATTTTGAATATTTTTTACAATCATTTTCATTTAAAGTTTTATAATCAACAACTTTTTTGGCGAATGATTTTGCAAATAAAGAATTACAAAAATCTATAAATGTAACATTGTTATAAACATGATTTTTTATATACAATCCATCGGTAGAACAAAAAACAACTTGCCTTTTAGCAAATCTTGGAGATTCAAATCCTAAAGTCATATCAGCAATACATTCTCCAAAAACCAACAAACAATCACTACTATCAATCATTTCAATTACTTTTGCATCAGAAGATTTCCCGCAATAAACTCCACAAAATAAAGGATGATTTTCATCAATCGATGATTTTCCCAATAGCGTTGTCATAAATGGAATATTATACTTTTCAGCAAAACGAACCAATCTATCACTTAATCCATAACGAACAACTTGAACTCCAACTAAAATAACTGGTTTATTTGATGATTCAAGCCAAATAGAAGTCTCTTCTATGGCATCACTTAAAGTTTCCGCATCACTTAATTTTGTGCTTGGTGTGCCTTGACGATAAACATCGTATTTTATTGGTGTGTTTGCAATATCGACTGGTAATTCCAAATAAATTGGTTGTTTTTTATTTTGTAGATCTTCAATAGCAGAATCTATCGCAAATCCAGCTTTTGTTGCATCATCTAATATTATTGAATTACATGTTATATTTTTAAATATTTTTTGCTGGTTATCAAAGCTTTTTACCAAATGATGAAGAATAAAATCTTTATTTCTATTTTTTATAGATGGAGAAATAGAAACAACTAAAATAGGAGATTTTTCTGCGTAGGCTCCAGCAATAGAATTACATAATTTTAATGCACCAGCATTGTAATTTGCACAAACACAACCGACTCCATTTATTCTTGCATATGTATCTGCAGAAAATCCAGAGCCTGTTTCATCAACATTATTTATGAATTGAATTTTATTGCTTAATTTTATATTTTCAATAAATGGATTGCCGTCTTGTCTAGAAACTCCAAATATGTGTTTTACACCTAGATTTTCTAGTCTTTCAATAAGAAATTCAGAGACAGAAGGCATAGGCTATTCTCCTACACTACTATGACAACTCATTACTTGGACTATCATATATCTTAATTTTATATCCCTCTGTATCGACAGGGAACCTTCTGATCCACTCAACATTTTGAGGAAGGCTGCAATTATAGTCAACCAAACTAGGATCAGTAAAACTTGGTGTCGCCATTGCAGCTACAGCTACAGGAGTTACCATTTTCATAAGTTTAAATTCTAAAAAATAACAACCCGGCAAACATGTGTCTGCTGGTTGCCAATTATAAACCAAGAAACTTTCTGTAAATACATCTTTTTTAGTTGTTCCGTCAATATTGATAATGTCTTCCATTGCCATTTCTGTGACTGCCGAAACATTTGTGAATTTTATAATCTTTAAAGATTGTCCTTTTTTCCAAGATTGTACCAAAGTTCCATGATAGCCTCTTTCGACTTGAACATAATAATTTGATTCATCGAAAGCAGTTACCAACAAATGTTCGGATTGTCTTGGTCTATCGATTACTATTACATCTCCAATCATGATTTGATTAAAGCCAATATTATCAGCCAAAGAAATGTAAGTATCTGAATCTGAAATAGATGACTTAATCTTTCCATTTGCCCACATACTGGCTTCTAACACCAAATCTGTGAGGTCCAAAGGTCCATCACAATCTTCGACTTTAATTCGCAAGTCAGGCTTTGTGTCATTCCTGCGAATTTTAAAGTCTGGACAATCATTAGTGCCACAATTATATTGATCAATGCATCCAGTATTTGTATTTGATGTACATCCCATAAATCTATTTATGCGTGTTTGACAATATATCTTTTGAGCGCATGAAAAAAATATAATCTCTCATCCAATTAAGATTGCCAACATAGGCAAAAATCTCAATTTCTAATGTCGAACACAAAGAAATAACTTCATCGTTAATTTTGAGCGTTTGGAAAAAAATTATTTTTTTTACATAGGAATTAGCCAGCATTTGAATTGATTTGTAATCTGGCGTATATGTAAAAAATACCTCTTTGCATTCTGGAATTCCAGTTGTTGAAGCCATGAATAGCTCCGGATCTAATGAATCTTTTTCAGATTCTCCAGTACAAATATTGAAGTTGTCAAAATAATCAACAAACAAAATACACTTTCCATGAATTGTTCTAGATGCACTTAAAAGTGCTATTCCCATATAATAATCATTATCACGAACTTTTATGCTCATTAACTCGCCACCGTCTGTAAAAATTCGACTTCTAAATTTTTATATCCCTTTTTCTTTACAAATGACTTAATGGCATTTCTCTGCTCTTCATTCATCAATTTGAAACAAAGTTGCTTGCAGATTGGAACTCTAATTACATAATTTTCATGTAATTTCAAATAACAGCTATAACCAATATAACCAATACTGATAAAGTCAACACATTCACGCAAATAGGAATCTGATGTGCAATCATAAGGATAACCACTTATAGCCGTTCCTTGATAACATGGAATATGCATAAGATTATTATTCTTTTGATTTTCATCTGTGAATACAGCAACCAAATATGTCTTCTTTGTGCAATCTAAACTTAGATTGATGGATTTTTTTTGACTCGACAACAATGTCTTTATGTTAAAACTCATAATATCATTGTATAGCTAGAACCACATTTCAGTCAATATGACACCATAAAAGTAAAGATTGTTGATCAAATTAAGATGATCTTTTGTCTTTCTTGTCTACTTCTGTTTTTTTCTTTGTTTTATTTAATTCTATTTTTTTCTTAGGCTTATCTTGTTTCGATATTTTTGCCTTATTCTCTTTTTTGTCTTTTTTGTCTTCTTCTTTATCTTTGTCTTCTTCTTTATCTGTAACCTTAACGCCATGCTTCTTCATTATCTTTTTAATCTTTTCTTGAGATTCAGACTTTTTCTTGGCAAGTTGTAATTCCCAAAGATCTTTAGCCAAAGATTCTACTGACTTTATAAATGCATCTATATTAGGATTAACTAACTTTGAAGCAGATGCCTCCCTAATATACCTTTTCTTTCTTTTCTTTTTTTTGTGGCTTCGCTTTAAAGCTTTGGTAAGCCTTTCGACTTGCCAAGGAGGTGGTGTTCCGTGGCTGAATATATCAGCAACAGGAGGAGCCAAACCTAATGAGGCTTGTGTTTTAAGCCTTGTTGCTGGACTTGATTCTCGTATTTTTACCCAATCAGAAAATTTAATCATAGTGAACTAGTTATACTTTTGGCAATGAAGTTATAGAAAATTTTCCATTTTCTATTTTTACCAAAAAGTCAAAATCTAATTCTTTTTTAGCTTTAGCATGAGCTTCCTGTAATTTAAGCAAAGCATTCCACATAATTTTCATATATCGTTCTTGGCAATATATTCCAGTATGATCGACAAAGTTTCTATAATTCCCAAAGAGAAAAATGTATCTTAAAAAAGAAATCTGAATATTTGTTGTAAAATATTTCAGCAGATACTTTTTTTCTCTTGGAAATTCATAGTTTTCAAAATCTCCAGCGATAAATATCGCATCTTCCTTAGACATTAATTTGAATGCCCTTTACAAATTTCAAATACATTAGCATCATACCGCCAACAAATTGCTGTGGCACTCCTGCCTTACTTATAACAGATATTGATTCCGCAACCATTTTAATGTCAGGGGCGACATCTCCATTCATCTTGGTATCTTCTTCTGAAATATTACGCATACATTCGTAGGCTATATCGACACTATCGATCAACGATGTTGACAAAACCATTGAAACTTTCTTTTCGTTTGTGACCATATACTTAGGAATCTTACCACCACAATGCATACTCTTATCTTCAAAGAATTTGTCTATACATTCTTTGACAAATTTATGAATACTTTGAGTTATTGGGTCTGAAGATTGATCGCTATTGTCTTCGAAAAAATCGTCTTCAAAAAAATCGTCACGCATGTGTGCTTACTCCTTGCAGCTAGGGTGATATTTGTTTGGTATTTAATCCTATATTTCAACCAAACAAAATTTATAGACTTGGTAAGTATAAATAACAAAGAGGTGATGTCAAATGAAAAATATTATTTTATCAATCATTTTATGTTTTAGCTTAGTTGGATGCTCCAATTTCAATCCACGCATGCAAAATAAAATTGATAATAAGAATGGTAAAATAGATGAAATAAAGAATAATCAAAATGGACTCATGCTTGAGCTTGGAAAACTTAGGCAAGATGCAGAAATTCAAAATAGTCAACTTAAAGAAGTTCAGCAAGGTATGCTAAATTTAAATGCCACAGGAATTCGCAATGAAAATAAAGGAGTTCAAATTTTACAAGGAGATGGAGCTTTGATACTAATATTTGCTTTAGGAACTGTTGCTATGTTGCTCTTCTATAAGAGAAAGTCAGATAAAAATGAAAAAATTGCAAATATCATGGCTAAAGAAGTGATGTTGCTAAATGATCAAAAACTAAATGATAAAATTTTAAATTTATCCATAAAAACAAAACTAGAAAAAGATGTTTACAAGATGATGTTCAAACATATTAGGAAATAATTACTTAACATCAAATCCCTGCAAAACTGTTTTTAGCTTTATAAATCCAGAACAATTATCTCCCAAAGGAACTCCATCAAGATAAGGATTATTTCCTTTTGATTTAGAATTTGCAATAAAATCATCCACATCAGTATCAATCATATGCCTTTTCTGCTTTATCAATTTCAAACAATAGTATTTCGAATGATCCGAATCATCTTGTTCTAAGTATCTGCATTGATCTGATGGGTTAGAAAAATCTCCATAACAAACATGCTTTATTTGCTTTAGGCTCAACATATAATCAACTCCTATGAATAGAAATTTGTTTTCCAATTTGTGAAATTAGAATTCCATTAGCATGATCTATTTCGTGCTGACATATAATGCATTTGAATCCAGAAACCTCTTCATCAACATCAATAAGATTCAATGTCGGATCTGTGGGAGAAACCACTAGCTTCTTGCCTTTTAATTTTATCTTTGGAAACCTTAATACTTCATATTGCTTTAATGTTCCATCATCATTTCGAAGTGACAAACAACCTTCTAAATAATTTATTTTTTCGCCTATCCCATCATAACTGCAATTTACAAGATATTCAAAACCAATATCTTTGATGGCGATAAAAAAATTATACGGCACATTGACTTGTGTTGCAGATAAGCCAACACCTCTATTTTTTACGCAAAGTTCCTCCATATGAATTGCCAATTTATAAATATCCATCAAATCATCTAATGGAATATCTTTGCCAATTGGTATTTCTTCTGGAGGAATTAATTTAAGATTTTTAAAATCCATTATTATTCTTTAATAGATGTTAATGTTCCTACAACAGCTTCCACTCTTTGAGATAGCCAATCCTTAAGTGCTACATCATTTTTGCGAAGATCCTTAGGAACTTTCAATATTACCATGTCAACATTATCTTCTTCATTTAAAAATTTGTCTGCCAAATCTCTTACCAATTTAGAAACAGATACATTTCTTTTCTTGGCAACCGATTTAAGCTTTTCTTGAATGTCCGTATCCATGGACAAACTAAGAATATTTCCTTTTTTACTCATGTTACCTACTTCTTTTTCTTGTTTGTGCGATTGTCTTTCTTTTCCGTTTTTCGATTCGGGAAATTCTCACGCAATTTTACTTTCAAACGCTGAAGTTCTGCATCTCTCTTTTTCTTACGCTTCTTGCGTCTCTCGCTTTCATAGAACTCATGTTCTTTATAATCATGTAAAATTCCAGCATCGGTAACAGCTTTTTTAAATGTAGCGAACATTCTTCTAAACGCTGTTTCTCTTTCATCTCTAGAACAATTAGGATGCAAGTCACGCATCTCAACTCTAACAAGCCTCATAAAACACCTCAATCTCTGTTAATTTTCAACAATTTAATGCCTAATTTCAAAGGCTCTATCTCACGAACCACTTCCTCGTATGAAACCTTTTCATATATTTCGGATGTCATCGGCCAGTTATCACGATCCAACTCTGGTAAAAATAGATTTAATCTACTAACGATGCATTGCAGAATGTCCTGATTCCACATTTCTATAGTTCCATCAGTTATAATAGTGCTAAATGTAAAAATATGCTGCTTTGGAAGTTCCAAAGAAGATAAATCTTCCACTTCATAATCTTTAAGATTGTTATATCTAGATCTTTCATCTATACAAAGAAATGGAGTTCTAGCCATCATAGCGAAACGAGAAATCCCATTAAATACATCAAGTACACAACCAGATGTACGCATGGCGGATAAAACCTTAGTGATATCCTTATCATTAAAAAACAAACAATCATCTATAAATTCTGGCGATATATCATATGAAAAATTGCTTTGCCATATGACTGGCACAAATCCATTAGCGATGAGCTTTTTGGTAAGTGCTATCCAGAAATCTTTTTTAGACCTAACATTTGTAGACTTTCCATTGTGCCATAATTTGCAAAATATAGTTGGAGAAAACAAAACCTTAAATCCAGCCCTATTGTTGATTTGCCTTACAAATTCTTTTCCAAGAATTGAACTTGAAGGAACAAAAGGAAGAAAAACTTCTATATCTTTTTCTGTAAACTCTTTTTTCAATCCATTAAAATAATTGACAGAAATCTCTTTTATATCAATGACATTTCTGAAAAACTCATTCAAATTTCTTTTATATACAGTTATAATATCGCATGTATTTTCGAAGCCAATGGCTTTTTCATATATGCGACTTATTTGACCTTCATCTGAAAATCCCCAATACTCATCAACATATGGGAACAAACCAGCCATTCCCGGATAAGAACAAAGAATAAAATATTTTGATGTTTTGTTCTTTTTTCTAAATACATGCAGAAACAAAGAAGATAAAATAAACAAAGTGCAAAAATCGCCAAAAAATGGAATAATGCAAACATCACCAAAATCAGTTGGAATGTTTTTCTCTTCATATCTTTCACGAACAAATCCATTTCGTTGCGATGCTCTTTTAAGAAAATCTGATACATTATTCAATTTATACTTTCCTCCACCAATAATCTAGTTTTTCTGTGTTCATTCTCACCATGTCGGGATTGTCTATCATTGCTATTTTTGTTTCAAAATTTCCAGATGTAATTTCTTGAATTGCTTCTTTGGCAACTTTAATTCCTTGATCTTCGTCATTTGTCAATTTGAAAAAATTTGCAATAACTATCTTCTTTTTGTCATAGTCAGTAGTCAAAATAACACGCATTCCTTCCTGACCATGACCAACTAATTGATCTGCACTCTCGAAAAGTATCCATGGTGTTTTTACCATTGATGCAAGGCGAGTTGATGCTGTGTAAAACTGTATAGTAAATTTACATTGAGATAATATTGCCAAAGTAAACTCTAAATCTCTTGCCTCTTGCCTATTTGTAAAATCAACTATTGAATCATCTGGACATGGATATACACTTTGTTTTTCACCCATCCAAATTGGGTTATATCCCATCGATTTAAGCAAATTGATAAGGCTCTTATAAAATTCAATACTTAAATTTCTTCCATATCGCTTTCTGTTTCTAGCAAAAATAGCAACAGAATTTTCTCGCATGATAAGTTTCGCTTGTTCCTTCTTGCCTTCGCTTGGTTTTGGCGTTGAAACAAATCTTTTTTTACTTACACCCAAATCACCAAACAAAGGCTTCACCAAATTGGTGCTTGAACATTTATCACACTTTGTATCAATGTGATTGTGCGATACAAAATAATTCTTACATTCAGTGCAAAAATATTGCACACACAATTGAGCCATAGAACTGCCAGTAACCACACGACCAAATTGACTTAACTTAATTTCAAACTTACTTATATTTCTTGAATCATTACGAAAAGCATCAGAATATTCACGCAACCATTGGTGGTCTTCATCTAACTCCCAATACTCATCAGCTATCTTACTATAAAGAAATTGTCTTCCATACCAACCGACCACTATCACATAACAATCTGGATTTGCATGAATTATTTGAGGCAAACAAAAGCATATTCCTATAGTCTCGACTCCAAATTCGTAAAAAGATGGAACCAACAATATCTTCCTGTTGTCGGTTGGTTTAACTCTATTGGTAAATTTATGAATGTGAAAGTTAAGAGATTCTAACTTTCTTTCTGGTATCATTTTAATTCTACTACCAGAAGCATAATCATAAGCTGGTAGTAATTTTAATTTTTTATTGGGAGTTGTTTTGCTATTTGACCACATTTAGGACACCTAAATCTTCTGAATTGCTTGCATTTAGTACAAGACTTATATTCAAACAAATCCTTAACTTGCTCTGGCTCATTGTCTACGACTCTTGACCAGCTACATTTGACGCATTTTATAATATGTCTGTTAGCCATATGTAAACCTATTAGACTTAAGCCAATCTGAAAATTTTATATCTTCTCCATTTTGAGCGAAAATAAAATCAATAATGTAAAAGTCAGATGACTTCGAAATGATTATCATCCGAGGTTTTTCTACTTTATTTAAGAAATTAATGATTTTATTTTTCGCAGAAGATTTTATCTTTAGCGGTGTTTTTCCATAAATACATGATAATTCTCCATTTGAAGTGAAAGAAACTTCAAATGCATCATCGACAATTCTAATGCTTTTAACTTTGTATGATTTTCCAAAATTTTCAATAATAGAAGATTTTTTATAATAACCAATACCATTTACAGCACAATAAAGATGAGCAGATATGAGAACAAATAGAATTATCAATAAAAAATTTCTTTTACTCATCATATCCGCATAAGTTTTTACTTTTTGGTGTCTATAGTGCTGCCGTTGAGAGAATCGCTCAACTTATCAATTTCTTTAAACATCTTGTCAATTGCAGATTGTGCGCTCTTAGAATCTTTTCCAAGAGTTTCATTTTTCTGCATTTCTGACAACATGGAATGAAGTTTTGATTTGAGTTCAATCAAATCATCTAAAAGCTTTCCATTTGTGAAATTGTTTTCTGGCTTAATCTTGTTGTCTTTTCCAATAGTATTTGGATAAACAGGATTGTTTGTATTAGCCATTTTTTTGCTATAACTCTTGATCTTTTTTTTGCTTGGAGTTTTCTCCTCAGTCAAAAAAACATCAGATTCATCAGATTGATCGGAATAAGAATTATCAGAATAAGATTCCTTATTAGAAAAAGATGAATCGCCAAGCGTTACCATAACATCTTTCCAATTAGAAATATCTGAATCTGTAATTTCAGTATCTTTTCCTGTCATCTGACCAAAAAAGTCAACTTCTTTATTGTTGTTATTTGTTTGTTGTTTTGGCTTTACATCATCAAAGATGCCAGCAGCCAAAGCTTTATCCCATTGTGCGCTTAATTTATCAATATCATCTTTAAAACTAGACATTCTTTTCACCATTCTTTCTTCCAAGCAGTTTGTCAACCAATTGTTTAACCCAGTCTGGTTGAGGTAAAAAATTCCATCCTATTATCAATCCAGCCACAAAACACAATATGTAAGTAACCATATGACTCCTTCATGTTTAATTTATATATTGTTTGTTTTTTGATATTCCCTTACAATTAAATAATAAAGGAGAAAAAAATGCCTCACGATCATATGATTTTTTCTGTAGAAGAATGCGAAAACGCAACACTAATTCCCGAAAAAAATACAGCAATAATAGCCACATATCAAGGTCCGATAAAACTTCTCATGCTGACACTATTCAGCCTCCTTCTTAGGAGTAATCAAAAATATCTTGAACACATCATAGTTTGCATCAATGGTCCAGACACAAGATGTGGAGACCCATCACTTCAAGACAAAAAACAGAAATTCCTTGAAGAACTAAGAAATATGAAGTGGGAAAACAAAGACATGCCATTGACCGTCATAAGGGCATGGAGCAGAGTTGGACATAGCCAAGCACTAGAAATGGCAATTCCTTGGGTTCATACAGAATACTACACAATCATGCATGATGACATCGTTGTGTTGGAAAATGATTGGTGCGAAGAAGCTAATGAAATATTTAAAGATCCCAAGGTTGCCATTGTACAAAATGGAGTTCCATATTTTGGAGCATGTGCTGAAATAGTCATGGATAAAACCATGAATTGGATTGAAACGGCACATATGAACTCCACATTCATCATGTGTAAAAAATCAATTCTCACAGAATTAGGATGCAGATGGTATGGATATTATATTAAAAAAGATTACAGTATGAAGAATATAAATTATAAAGAATATAAAAACAAAAATATACAGTACAAATCAAATATTGAATTTCCGAAAGAAAATAGCGACTACAATGGTATAAGTTTTGACATAGGATCTTGGGTAATGTACAAAATAAAAAACAATAATTACAAAATTGAAATTTTTTCAAATAAAAAAATAGAACATTTTTGGAGTGCCAGTTGGACTCCAGATAAAAATTATCTTGAGAACACGGAAATCCAATACAAAAATGTGTTCGAAAGTATTGAAAAAGAAATAAACAACCATCCTCAGTTCGCAGAACTTTACAAAAAATACAATAATTCTTAAGGAGTTAAATATGCTTACATACATCAAAGAACTTGCCATAATACCACAAGATACATGTGAAAAACTTGCTGTTGTTGTCACATACAACCGTAAAGAATTTGTATCTAAATGGTTGAAAGCTTGGAACAATGCAGAGCATTATGGCGTTAAACTAGCTGTAATTCATACATTTGAAGGCGATAAACCAAAACAAGATGAAATGGAAAATATACTTCAATATAAACCAACCTATTATATTCCAGTACATAATAGCATATTAAGAGATTTTGGACCACTTATGATGGTTCTGAAAAATCTCACAGAACTTCCAAATTGGGAATATCTCTTCTGGTTCACAGACGATATGCTTCCGATGAGAAGAACATTCCTTCGTCCTTTTGTTGAAAAAATAATCTCACCAGATGTTGGACTTGTAGCTCAATGTTATGAACCAAAAACTACATCTGGTGGCGGTGGACACATAAGAACCATAGCCTATGCGACAAAAAGAGAAGTAACCGACAAGCTTAAACTTCCAGATCCAAAAATACAAGGTGGAAATTGCGGATTTGCATTTGAATACCACGCAGGAAGCCACATACTAGAACAAGTGACTAATCTAGGATATAGATTCGAATTAGCACATGGTGGTCTTCCCGATTCTTTAGGCTATCAGCATTGGACTTCATTCCTTGATTGGATGTGGGATTGTCATCTTCTTGGTTCTTGGACAGAATATTTGGATGTTTATGAAGAACAATTCAAATCAATTCAAAGGATTGAACATGCCTCTGGTAAAATTGAAACTTTACTTTCTATTGGCGAATGCGAAAAAAGAACTTTAAGTCAAAAAAAATTATCATTTTTGATCGAATCCTCTTATTTTTCATCTTCGTGTGATTTTGTCACTTGTATTGCTTCTATTTTAAACAATTTCCCAAACAAATATCTAGAAGAAATAATCATCGGAATTCATGGAAATGATGAAGATGTATTAGATCAAAAACAAATAATTTTACAAGAAATTAAAAAAAATTGTTCAACCATACCAATCTCTTTTATTCGAACATCTAATGGAACTAAATCATCAATAATAAAAGATCAACTTGTATTGATGTGTAAAAGTGAATCTTATGCACTTCTAGATGACACGGTAAAAATTGAAAAAGGAGATTGGGAAAAGCATATGGATAATTTTTTCTCAAATGATAATTTAGCAATTATTTGTTGGCAAAGAAATAATGCCACAAAACTTAAATGCGAAAATGAAAAAATGCAAATGCCAAGTATATCCGATAAATTCATTATATGTAAAAAACATATAATGAAAGAAATTAATGCAAGTTGGGAAGATTATGAAATTGAATTTAAATTTGGAATAAGCAATTTTGTCAGTTATAATAAATTTATACAATGGCATGAAAAAAATAAAAGTATAATTAGCAGACGACCAGAAGAAGACAAGTATTTTGAAAAAATTGTATTAAAAAGCGGTTCATTTGTAATTGATAAAATTATAAATAACAATTACACAATTGATAAAATTGATGCAGAAATGATTGTTGAAATAAAAGAATCAGATTGTGGAATTTTTAGAAACACAGAAATAAACAATAATTTTTTTGTTAATATTAAAAACATCATTGAGATAGAAAAGTTAAATTCTCAGGAACAAGTAATTTCTTAAGGCTTTCTTCAGTTACAATTACTTCTCCAAATTGTCTGTGCCATCCTCGTCTCTTGCCCTTATATACAGTATTTCCTTCAAGGAAATACTGTATAGCCTTACGAGTTCTTTCAGCATAAAAGTTGCTATAAAGAGCCTCTTCAAAATTATCTAAAGAAATATCATAGGAACTAGAAGATCTCAATAAAATTGTAAATAAGGATCTTCTCATCGTGTATTTCAGCCACCACTTACTTGGCTTTACATACATAATATGTTTTTTTTGAGTAGGACCAAAAATACTTTTTTCTTGAACATTTAAAATCGTTTCTATTTTTTCAAAAAAAGCATTTAGTGATTTATTTCTTGAGACTGGATGAGCATAAAAAAATAGTTTGGCATTATACATTTGATTGTGCCAAATCTCTCTGCAATGATACCAATTCTTGACAACATATCTTTCGTTTTTTATTCCATTCGGTTTCCCGAAAGAACCAATAGAAGGACGATATACAGTATCGATTAAAATCATATCACCAATATTATTCGCTTTTTTCTTTGTCATCAATGCTATCTACGATTTTTGCTGTTATTTTACACTTTTTATTCGATGCGTCTAAAAACTCATCCATGTTTTTTACATTTATCAATACCCAATGAGGATCATTTGAAGGAAAATTTTCTTTTTGTGTATAATAAAAAGATTCCAAAGTATATTTGTAAACCTTTTTTTCAACATCTTCTTTAGTCATTCCATAAACAAGATCATCACAAACTTCTCTTACTATACGAATAGATTCCTTTTCTGTGGCACAACCAAGATTCCTCATTACAGAAACAGCTGCTTCTGCTTTGTCTTTATGCAACAAATCAATTATATTTTTCTTCATAAGACCATCAATAAATTCAGCAATTGCGGTATACTTTACCATAATCTGACCTTTTTGTGGCTTATGTCTTCTGACATCAAAAAAATACTGCTCAAAGTTATTCTCATCAATAATCAATTCTGAATCGCTCATATTATTCCTCTAAACACTTTTCAAATTGTTTCAAAACTTCATCATCCGTTTGATATTTTTCATCATCAGAGGCAGGGTTTTTCAACACAATAACCCTAAAATCTAACTCCTTAGTTGGATATTTCTGTTGCCATCTTTTGTTTGGATCTCTCAGATTCCTTTCTAATGAATACCCATTAAATCCTCCAGATGGCGGAGAAAGCCTCACTCTAAGTAAGTTATCTTTCTTTAATTCTTCTTCCCATCTAAAAACATCTTCTTCCCAAAAGAATATTCTGTTTTTTTCTCCCATAGCATCTTCGGCTTCTATAGAGATATAATCTTTTCCATTTTTGGTTTTGTTTTTTTTTGTAGACAAAACTTTAATCTCGACAGGAACAATGCAATTTTCATGTTCCCGCAAAATTTGAAATGTATACCCCTTAAAATCAGAGCTTTTCTCCAAGTCATGTTCCCATGCAAATCCATAATATTTCAACTCACAAGATGAAACGCTTCTCAATTCTTTGGCAAATGTTTTATCTATCTGATGATCATCGGAATTGAAATCAACAAGTTTTGGCAAATCAAAAACCTTAGATTCATCAAACTTTTTAATCGCCCTTTGTCTTCTTGCCCATATTTTTTTCAATTCTTTTAACTTATTGTAAGTTTTCTTGACCAACATTTTTTTATAAAATCTTTCAGTCTGAACTTCTACAAAGTCATCAGTGCCTTTGACCTTAATATATTCAACCTCAATTCTTCTTTCTCCAGTAGTACTTTCGACAATTTTTTCAGTTTCTATGATTTCATCAATATCATATTTTTTCCATTCTGGATCATCGAAAACATTATCGCCAACCAAATCAGTTAACTTTCTAGATTCTCCAACACAAATTTTAGAAAAATCTTCTTCGTAATTTTCCATGCCGTCTATAAATCTTTTTCTCTTGTCCTCTATTTTTTTAACAGCAGATTTATAATGTTCGTAAAATTTCCAAAGCGTAATTGGATCAGCATCTTTGAAGCAACGCAATCCAACAAGTGCTTTTAATATGCTAGCATCTGTTCCAAACTTAAAAAGAAAATCTTCAAAATTTGCATATGGCTGATTATCAACAATTTTTTTCGCTGGTATTTCTCCTACGCCTTTAATGTTTGACAATCCATAATAGATAACATCATCAACAAGAGAAAAGGTTTCTTTAGACTTATTTATATCGACCTTTTCCATCTCAACATCATGCCGTCTTGCCTCTATCTTGTAGTCCTTTATTTTATCGCTCAATGTTTCGCAGCTAAGAACAGCAGCGTAAAATTCTTGAGGATGATGAGCCTTTAGATATAATAATCGAGAAGAAACATAGGTATAAGCAACGGAATGACTCATATTGAAGCCATATTCTGCGAAAGATTTTATCTGTTCCCACAAGCTCTGAACTTCTTCCTGAGTAGCATCTAGATTTTTTTGTCCATTTTCAATAAACATAATTTCATATTTCTTAAAAGCTTCTGCCTTCTTTTTAGAAATAGCTTTTCTTACAACTTCACAATCTCTTAAAGGAATTTCACCAACAATATTTAAAATTTTCATAATCTGTTCTTGAAAAACCATAACTCCATATGTGTTTCCAAGAATAGGCTCAATCAATGGATGTAAGGTGTATTCTTCTTCTTCTTTTTTTCTTTTCGTATATCTTTCATGCATTAACATGCCAAGAGGACCGGGGCGATACAAAGCCGTATATGCAACTAAATCTTCAAATCTATCAACACCACCAGCTTTTACCAATCTTCTTATGCCTTCTGAATCAAATTGAAATATGCATTTCAAATCACCTTCATTTGCCATAGCCAAAGATTTTTGATCATTTCTCCAAGAAGAAACATCTGTCCAATCAGAGTCATCATTGTTAGCACATATGCTTTTTATATTTTTTCTTTTTTTGACCAATTCGCAACATGTAGATATTTGTTTTAAATTAGAAATTACAAGCAAATCGAATTTCACCAAACCTACTGGTTGTAAGTCTTGACCATTAAGACCTTCCACCCAAGCAGATGCTTGCGGATTATCTTTTCTTTTTACTAATGGAACCATATCGGACAAAGGAACTGAACTTATAATCAAACCTCCAGCATGTTGACCCATACCTCTATTTCTATTGATTAACTTGTGTGCTGCCGCAGTTGCTTCGGGATGATCTTCACAATATTTTTTCAATTTTGGATACAATTCCATGGCAGATTCCCATGTCATAACATTTCCATCTTCATCTTTTGAATCAAGATTCTTGGTAAGTTCAAGTATTTCTTCTCTAGGATTGTCGTGAACCCGTGCCATATCAATCAAGGCACTCTTCATTCCGAAGGTTGTATAGTTGCTAATATTACAAACATATTCTTCACCAAAAGTTTCTAAAGCCCACTTGTTTTTTAAATAATCACGAACTTCAGACAAATAATCCACATCAATATCTGGCATATCGCCTTGGACAAATTTTGGATCAACATCGACATTAAAATCATCACATATACCAAGAAGCCAAGGAACAATGATATTGTTTGTATTTTTAAATTTATTTTTCTCGCTAAATAATTTCAAAAAATATTCAGCTTTTCCTTGAACATCTATTTCTCGAAGCTCCCACTCAAGCCTTTTGCGATATTTTTCTCCAAGATTTCTTTTGTCGAAAACATGCCACAAACCTTTTTCTAATTTTTGAAAAGCATTCATAAGTAACTCCAAATAAAATGAATTAATATTGTATCACGAAATCTAAATAAATCTAGTCAACAAAAGGAGCATATATGAATTCATCAAAAGAACAGATATTAAAACTTTCTGGTTTGATAAACGAACAACAAGCAGAATTGTCAATTGAAGAATTTGCAGAAAAAAGACATGCTGGTGCAGAAAAAATTGCAAATGCCGCAAAAGAAAAAGGTGGCGTTGCATTACTTACCTATGATCATTTTCATGTCAAATTACCTTATTACAAAAAAACATCAGAAGGAAAATTCAATCGTAAAAAACTTCAAGAAGAATATAAAGAGTTATGCTCTGAGCTTCATTCCTATATGGATGATATCGCAAGTATAGACCAATCTAAATTTCAAAAATTAGTTGGCAAAATAGAAGTTGTAGGAGAATTGCTTATAAAAAACAAAAAGAGCCTCTAGAAAACTAGAGACTCTTTTTTTTTTGACTTCGATTTAAAGTTGCTCAAGATCCGATCCCGATCTCGATTAATTTTGGCGAGTTACTAAGGAATGTGTGGAAAACTAAAACCCACACTTGAAAGTCAACACAACTTTATTCTTTCAGTCTATCTCTGTGCCAGAGTCTCAAATTTGCCAAATTTAAGAATAAGAGTTTTGCACTTTAGTTTATTTAAAGAACACGAAGTCGTGGCTAAGATTGATTACTTATTTTCTGGTAATGGTTTAAATTCAATAATAGGCTTTGAATCTTTTATAGGATCAACTTGTGGCTTCGAAGAGTCTGTAGCCTTGCTTGGCATCGTCTTTTTTGGATTTTGACTAGCTCCGCTAACAGCAGGACAATTCATATCATCACAAGCTTTGTGATAACCTTCTTCATAGGAAATGGTTCGAACATAGTCAACTTGATCCATTCCACGATAATATCCACTATGCCAAATTGAAGAAATTTCATTTTCTTCTGGTTTTACATTATTGACAATAGATAATATTCCTTCAATCTTTCCTTGTCCTTTTGCATTTTCCATCATGCCATCACGATGACTATTTATTTGACTGTATAATAACTCTGTGTAACCGCTTTGTTGCAAACGATCTTTTTGATCCATCAAGTTAGTAATATCCTTATATGTGTCAATTCGATAAATTTGATACGCATTGACAATCAAAGAAAATCCCAAAACAGTACACAAAACATAATTGCTCATCCCACTCTCCTCAAATTAAATAGTCCTTAAATTCAGTAACGAAAAGTAAAATATCACATTTTTTTTTTAAAATCAAGTCATTGAGACAATTATTTTCATATTTCTTCCTTATATATAAGGAAAGACATTCCGTAAGAGGAGATTACCATGGCGTTTAAGAAATTTAGAGAATATTTAAAAGACGAAAAAAATATCGTTGAAAAACCAGAAGTGCAAAAAGTTCCCGACTATAAAGGACCTTCTAGCTCTGCTCCACCACAAGCAAAAATGGATAAAAATGCTGGTGGTCATGGTTACAAGGGTTCTGCAAAGCCTTACAGTGCAGGGAAAAATGCTGCCAATCCAAACAAATCAGAAAAAGGATTTGCACACGAAGGCGACAAAGATCTGAAATATGAACCTAAAGTCGATGTCGATACTAAAGATCCAGCAAAAGGCGAAGAACTTAAATCTTGGCATAAATCCAAAAGTGTATCTGAATGGCTCCAAAAAACACGCAAATTAAGCAATGCTGGCTTTATAAAAGGAATGCAAAATGAAGGTATTGCCTATGGAGTTATAAAAGAAACTATAACCGAATGTGCAAAATCAAATAGAAATGTCGCTCAACTTGTCATGGAAATGAAACGAAATAAATTGCTTAAATCTTTGATTTCTGAGATTTGCAGTCACGAATCTGCAATTCCTGCGATTCTTTCAGAAATCAAAAAAAATAGTTTGTTCTTAAAGTACTTAAATGAATTTCATGATATGGACCATGATGAAAATAATAGTGATGATGAAGAACCTATGGAAATGGATGATGAAGAACCTATGGAAATGGATGATGATGAATCCATGGGTGATGACGATGAATCCATGGGTGATGACGATGAATCCATGGGTGATGATGATGAATCCATGGGCGATGACGATGAATCCATGGATGATGACGATGAATCCATGGGTGATGATGATGAATCCATGGGTGATGATGATGAATCCATGGGTGATGACGATGAATCCATGGGCGATGATGATGACGAATCTGCTCTTTCCAACCCAATTGGAAAACACCATGCAAGAAAAGCATTGAAAAAAATGGGACCACCACCCGGTCCTTCTAGTGAATTCTAAAAAAAGCAAGCTCCGAAAGGGGCTTACTTTTTTATAGCAGGAGGCTTTATCATAGCAGGAGGCTAATGATTTTACATGGAAGTAAAGAAAAAATCTTAATTTGTATGCCCACCTATCACTCTAAAATGGAGTGGCTTGTTCGATCTGTAGATTCATTGCACTTTCAAACATATAAGAATTTTGATTGCTATGTTGTAAAAGATGGATGCTCAGAATCATGCACATTTACCAATTTTGAAAAAACATGTATTGAATGTGCAGATTGCAAAAAAACAAGAATATTTTTTGAAAAAGTTTGCAAGGCAGATTCTAGATTTAAATTTTTTACATTGCCAATACATCATAGCGGTGCAGGTTGGGGTCCAAGAAATTTTGCCATCATGAATACACATCACAATTACATTGGATATCTTGATGATGATAATTGGTATGAAAAAGATCATATAGAATTACTTTATAAAACAATAACTGAAACCAAAAGCGACATGTGCTACACAGGAACCAGACTTTACGATCACAACAAAAAAGTTGTCGGAGAAAGAATTCATAATGATATTCCAAAAGCTGGTTATATAGATACTTCTGAGATTATGCACACTAGATACCTTATAGAAAAACACGGAGGTTGGCGCTATGTAAAAAAGTGCAATGATTGGGATATAGTTTCAAGATGGGTTCCCGATGTGAAATGGAGTCACACCAACAAGGTAACACTTAATTTCTTTCTGAGGGATGGATGCGGAATACACAGGAAATAAAACAGTTCATCCAGAAGTGGAAAAACTTCACCGATCCTTCCACGCAAATTCCTTACGACTACAAACCAATATGCAAAGATTTACTTCTACACGATGAAGAACTTGTTGTCGAAACAATAGACATACTGAAAAGAAACATATCGTCTTGGGCAGAAAAAAATTCCGAAATTTATGAAAGTAAAAAAGCCTTTACTTTTTTGGAAAAAAAAGATCTCAACGATAAAAGCAAATGGTATGTAAAATCCTTGGAAAAGGAATCCATGCCAATGAAAAGTAGCGGAAGCACCACTGGCGAGGGATTTGAATACTTGCGATGGGAACCTTTCCTTTATTTCATCGAAGGAGAAAACCACTACGACCTTATTCTGGATGAGTACGAAATACCACAGAACCCACACATCATGTACTTTTTTAATTCCTCGTTCGGAAGTGGTCCAAGACACATAAACAACACATCGAAAAGCAAGAACTTCATGGAACACCACGGAACGAAAAGAACCGCAATGGTTCATTATGCAAACACAAAACTCCAAAAAGAAAAAGAAGAAGTATTCCAAAAATATCTACTCAAGTATTTAAATGCAAAAAAAATGGATGTAATATTCGCTCCCGGTCCACAAATAAAAAAAATATGCTCTTATATAAAAAAGGAAAACTATAAGGGTAAACTGTGCAACTTGTTAAGTAATAGCAATGAGAAACTTCTAGATGAGGATGCTAAGTTCCTTCTGGAAAACAAATATGTATCACATATATGCGACCACATGCGGTGTTGGGATGGTGGTGCTTCATTCTTCACATGCAAAGACAAGAACTATCACTTGATGGACAACCTTTCTTGGTGTGTCGAAAACGAAGAAAGACTTATATCAACCGATTACTTCTCCTTGGCTTGTCCTTTCGTAAAATTCTGGAATGGCGATAGGTGCAAGATAGGCGAGAAATACCAGAGATGTTCTTGCGGAAGGTTGTACAGAGATTTTAAATTCTTAGAGAATCGACCCTTCGCCATAAAAGGGCATTCGATCAACGAGTATAAGAAAAAGCTCATGGAAACTGGTCTTACAGAGATAAAACAGGTGAATTGCGGAAATGATTTCATAGAGATCGTATCTAATAAGGAAATAGATCCATCCAAGAAAGATGAAGTTGCCAAAATATTTAAGTCTCACAAGTTGAGATTCAAGGTTATTCCAGACCAAATATTGGCATCGCAAAAAGTACAGAACAGAAATCCATCTGGAAAGGATGGAGACTAAATGATAGATCCAAAACTGGTAGAAAATTGGAATATAATTTTCGCACTTGCCGACAAAGCTTGTGGGCATTTCGCAACATATGAAGCAATAGTCCTTGTGCCACGACCTTGTACCGGAGGGTCAAGTGCTTATTGGACTCTTGGTACTTCTTGTCCAGATGGTTGCACATCTTCTCCTCCTTCTGAATTGCCAACAAATCCTCCATGCGATCCTAATTACCCTGATAATGGAACGGAAAATGACATAATCGGGTGCTGCGGAGGGATAGTTGAAGTCGAATGCACTGGAACCTGCTGTAACTGTGGTGGAGTTCAATGCGAACCATCAGAGACATGCTGCGACAATGTTTGCGTGGACTTGCAAACGGATCATGACCATTGTGGCGGTTGCCCTATAGTTTGCGAACCTTCAGAAAGCTGCAAGAATGGTGTTTGCAAAGGCGCTTGTGCTTCGAGCAACTGCTCATGGACTTGGAGCGAAGGCTGTCAGGCTGATTGTGCTTATGTCCTCCTTGATGGTGTGTATGTGCAGAATCAATTTTGCACAGAAGGATCAAATTGCATTTGTCCTGCCGCTCCTGCCGTAACCGAATCATCACCACTTTATGTATACATTTCTTGTGTTGGAAATCCAAGACCATCGGGTGTTTGGTCACAGACTTCGACATGCCCACAGGGATGCACCTGTCCAGAAGAAGCACCAACGACAAATGGAACGACAAATGGTCAAGTTATAACCCATGAATGCGTCAGTTGCTCCCCTCCATGCGGAGAAGGACAAGACTGCTGCGGTGGCGAATGCAAAAACATATATGAAGACAGCAATAATTGTGATGGTTGCGGAAATGTTTGCCCTGAAGCAACACCAACTTGCTGCAATGGCGAGTGCTGTGTGTCAAACAATTGTTGTTCGGTTGATGGAACAAATACTTGTATTGATGTTATGAATGATCCAAATCATTGTGGTGATTGCATAACATTTTGCAGCGGTCCAGAAACTACAACGCCACAAAAGTGTTGCCATGGCGAATGCAAATTCACAGAAACAGATAATGAAAATTGCGGATCTTGTGACTTTCCTTGTCCTGTCGGATACACATGCTGTTTTGGTGTATGCAAAGAACTATATGGTGATGATCGCTTGAACTGTGGCGATTGTGGTAAAACTTGCCCTGTCGGAGAGTTTTGTAAAGATGGCAATTGCGTAGACCCTTGTACGCTGGAGGAATGCTCATACACATGGGATGCACAAACATGCACATTCATGTACAATAACCCAAATGGGTATAAAATATGTTCTGGAACTGCGGTCATGAAATGGGTTCCAACTGGACCTCCTAGCGACCCTGATTCAATAACTGGTACATGTCCGGGTCGTTGGGATACAGTAGTTCCATGCGAATATTCAGATAACTGCGGTTGTATAAATGGGTATGGGTTTGAACAAACTATTGGACCATGCTGGGAATATACACAAGAATGCTATTGTGGTCAGAGAAATGATGTAATCACTCCATGTGGCGCAATTTTCCCTGTTCTAGATCCAGTTATAGGTTGGGCAGGAGGAACATGGGAACAGTTAACCGACTGCGATGGTTGTCCAAAACCAGTAGATCCTCCTGCAATACCAGCCTGTATGGGACAAACTTACAGTTTCAACTGTGCAGGATCTTGGATCTACAGACCATGCCCAAGCTGCGTATGCCCAATAAACGAGCCACTTCGAGAAGGAACACCAAATGAAAAAGTTTCTTCTCCCTGTAAAAACTGTGATCCAGCTTGTGGTGCCAATCAAAAGTGTTGCAATCATGTTTGTAAAAACATACTTACAGATGTTCGTAATTGCGGAGATTGCGGAAGAGATTGCGGATCTGCTGCGGGAACCGCTTGCTGTAGGGGAACATGCGTAAACACACTTACAGAAGAACTTTACTGCGGAGGTTGCAATACCGTTTGTGCATGGTCAGAAACTTGTTGCAATGGTTTTTGCAAAGATACTCACACAGACCCTGCTAACTGTGGTAGTTGCGGACATCCTTGTGCTGCTGGCGAAGTTTGCTGTAATAGTTTTTGCGTAAACACAAATACCGACAGAAATAACTGTGGAAGTTGCCCATTTGTATGTCCCAACGCAGATAAGTGCATTGACGGAAGATGCGTTCCATGCGACCCCCCATGTCTAGAAGCTGGAACCGCTTGCTGCAACAATTCATGCATCGACATATTGTCTGACGAGAACAACTGCGGTGGTTGCAACATACCCTGTGCTGGCAAATGCTGCAATGGGTCTTGCGTATTAGATTTGAACACCATGTACAACTGTGGTGATTGCGGAATAGCGTGTCCGCAAATGATCAACCAGATCAATCTGTGGCAGTGCTGCAATGGTCAGTGCAAGAATCTAAAAACTGATCCAGAAAACTGCGGTTTTTGCGGAAGAGTATGTCAAGAGCCTCCGGGTGACACATTTAAAGTTCCAAAATGTTTCTTGGGAAACTGTGCAGAACCAGAATGTGTATGTTTGGGAGGGGAAACCCCCGGACCTGACGATGTTGTTTTCGTATCCACATGCCTTGGGAACACGATAAGCTGTGAGGGGTCTTGTTATTTTGAGAATGTGGGCGGAAGTTGGGTTCTTCATGAAGAGCCGGGCGGAACTGGATTTTCTGGATCTTGCGGAAAAGAACCAGACTACACATATTGTGTTGATGACAAATATGCCTGTGTTGGAGATATATATTATTGCGTAAAACCCATAGAAGGACAAGATATGCCAACTTATTGTATACCAAAACCATCATTTGACCCATTAGCACAAGCACTAATCGGATCGTATATCGGAGCAGAAAACTGTGCTGCTGGTTGCAGCGGGGATGGAAGCTGTCCAGACGGTTGTGCAAACGGATTGACCTGTTGTAATACGGAATGCGTGGACACGCAAACGGACAGTGCCAATTGCGGTGGTTGTGGTGGCGGTCCTTGTGCCTCTGATGAGACTTGCAAAGACGGAGCTTGCACGGGTTGCCCTTCTCCATGTGCCGAAGACGAATCGTGCTGCGAAGGAGGAACGACATGCTGCAAGGTCTGCTGTAATGATGGGTGTTGTGCGGATACCGATCATTGCGGAGAAGGTGGTGCATGCACTCCATGCGAATGTACCGCTGGACAAACCTGCTGCGGTCCTAATTGTTGCGATCCGGGAAAAGAATGCTGTGGTTCTGGAAGTAGTGCAACATGTTGCACCGGAGATCAATACTGCGATGGAACTGGACACTGCGCATCATGCAACCCAGTATGCTACCCGAACGAAACATGCTGCGGTGCGTCTGGATGTATAGCAAACAAGTGTGGCGACTGTCCTAATTCGTGTCCAGAAGGAATAGTTTGCTGCGGTCTTCCTCACCACGAGGTGTGTTGCGGCGAAGGTCAAACTTGTGTCGATAATAAATGTTACGGATGTACGCCTCCTTGTTCGGAAAGTCAAGATTGCTGCGATGAGGTGTGTACCGAACTTGGAACCGACACAGATTGTACTGGTTGCGGTGCAGCTTGCGGAGAAGGAACAAAATGTTGCGGTGGCTCATGCATAGATGTGATGGATGATGTGAACAATTGTGGTGGTTGCGGTGTCGTGTGCGAGGAAGATGGTGCAACTCCTCTTTGCTGCGATGGAACTCCGACAGCAAATGGAACGAATGAAAATTGCTTGAGTTGCGGAGACACAGCCGATCCAGACAATGCGACAAACCCTACATCATGCTGTCCTAAAGCAGTTGTTGTTGCTGGCGCTCCAGACACCTCGACTTTCTTTGTTACCGCTACAAACAGTGACGACAAGAATTGCGGTGGTTGCGGAAATGTTGCTGACACATCGCCACAAGTGCAAGAAAAATGCTGTGCGGGTGAAATCGTTAGCCTTTTGACTGATCCAGACAACTGTGGAGGGTGTGGCGTTAGGGTTGTTGATCCTATGAGTTGCTGTCCAAGTTGGGGTCCGCCAAATCAGTTTGGCGATCTACCAACACCAACCTCTGGTCCAGTAAACACACAAACAGACAACGACCATTGCGGCGGTTGCAACATCCCATGCAATCCAATAGAAACTGGTGATGACTGCCCACCTCCCGGCGCTCCACCAACGACAAAATGCAAGGATGGCACATGTGTGCCATGCGGAACATGCAAGCTTCCGACAGAACAACAACAAGCACAATTGTTGGGATCTCAACCAACTGTATGGGGGTCACACACGACCATACCATGCACCTATGACGGATGTCCTATGCCGGTAACCGATCCGCCAACTCCTGCCCCTCCGGGGAAAACATGCTTCGGTGGCTGTGACTACAAAGCGGTAGGAAATGTTGGAAACCTGTCATGGGAACTGGTTGGTTGCGAATGCTACGACTCTTGCACACTTCCAGAATGCAACGCCTCAAATCCACATGCCACTCCATGTCCAAGTGTTGGAACCTGTTCTGGAGAAGGACCTTGCGGCGGATGCCTTTATGACGACTATGACCATCCTTCTGCATACAAATGCTTCGCGCCATGGGGTCATGATACTGTTAGCTGCGGGAGTCTCTATAACTATAGTAGTACATTTGGCTATTGCTGTACGAAAGACGCAAATCATCCAAATGGCGGAGTTCTATGTCTTAGTGGCAGTTGTTCAGGTGCTGCGGGAGACTGCGAACCTTGCGGCGGATCATGTGCCGCAGGACTTACATGTTGCGGGGTTTTTCCGAATGATGTGTGTTTGAACCTGAAAACGGATGAAAGTCATTGCGGATCATGTACGAATGTTTGTGCCGCAGGAGAGACATGCTGTAATAGCTCATGTAAAAATACCAACACAGACAATAACAATTGTGGCGGTTGCGGTATAAAATGCAGTGGAGTTTCGGAATGTTGCAATGGCAGCTGCAAAGTTCTAAACACTCCAACTAATTGTGGTGCTTGCGGAATAGTATGTACTGTCCTTGAACCACTCTGTTGCAACAATAACTGCACACCGTCTGATGAATTCAACTGCGGAGGGTGCGGAAGAACATGTGATGCTGGTGAAAAATGTTGTGATGGTGAATGCACAGAGGTGATGGGCGATGACGAATCTAACTGCGGTGATTGTGGCTTTACTTGTGCTTCTAGTGGAACTTGCTGCTCTGGCGAATGTATCGAAAACCAATGCGGAACATGTCCTACTGCATGTACCGAAGGTCAGGGATGTTGTGGTACGCCTCCAAATCTAACTTGCACCGATCTTGGAACAGACGAAAACTGTATCAGTTGTGGCAATGCTTGCGCTGCAGGAACGAAATGTTGCTTTGATGGAGTTGAAAACTTATGCATATCAGTAATGGGTGCTGATAAAAATAACTGTGGCGATTGTAACATAATTTGTGAAAATAATGAACGATGTGAAGACGGTGTATGCATAAATTTAAGTGAAGGGTGTGATCCGGAATGTGTTGAGGGAGAAGAATGTTGCGAAGGAACTGCCTGTTGTAGTCTGCCAGAATTTCAATGTTGCTCTGGCTCATGTACTGCCGTTTTCTCTTTCCAAACAGATAGTTCCAACTGCGGAAGTTGTGGAAACGCTTGTGCTGCTGGCGAGCAATGTTGCAATGGCGATTGTATTGCCACTAGCTCTTTCCAAACAGATGAATCTAATTGCGGAACTTGTGGTAACGCTTGTTCCGGAAGCCAAACTTGTTGCTCTGGCTCATGTATCGCCACTAGCTCTCTCCAAACAGATGAAGCAAACTGCGGAACTTGCGGAAACGCTTGTGGTGCTGGTGAAACATGTTGCTCTGGTGTTTGTAAAGCACTTCAAACAGATGAAGCTAATTGCGGAACTTGCGGAAACGCTTGTGGTGCTGGTCAAGAATGTTGTAGTGGTGTTTGCAAAGCCGTACAAACTGATAGTTCCAACTGCGGAACTTGCGGAAACGCTTGTTCCGGAAGCCAAACATGTTGCTCTGGATCATGTATCGCCACTAGCTCTCTCCAAACAGATGAAGCAAACTGCGGAACTTGCGGAAACACTTGTTCCGGAAGCCAAACATGTTGCTCTGGATCATGTATCGCCACTAGCTCTCTCCAAACAGATGAAGCAAACTGCGGAACTTGCGGAAACGCTTGTGCTGCTGGTGAACTATGTTGTTCTGGTGTTTGCAAAGCCGTACAAACAGATGAAGCTAATTGCGGAACTTGCGGAAACGCTTGTGCTGCTGGCGAACTATGTTGTTCTGGTGTTTGCAAAGCCGTACAAACAGATGAAGCTAATTGCGGAACTTGCGGAAACGCTTGTTCCGGAAGCCAAACTTGCTGCTCTGGATCATGTATCGCCACTATCTCTCTCCAAACAGATGAAGCAAACTGCGGAACTTGCGGAAACACTTGTTCCGGAAGCCAAACATGTTGCTCTGGCTCATGTATCGCCACTAGCTCTCTCCAAACAGATGAAGCAAACTGCGGAACTTGTGGTAACGCCTGTAGTGCTGGCGAACTATGTTGTGGTGGTGTTTGTAAAATCGTACAAATAGATGAAGCTAACTGCGGAACTTGTGGTAACACTTGTGGTCTTGGTCAAGAATGTTGTAGTGGTGTTTGTAAATCATTACAAACAGATGAATTTAATTGCGGAACTTGCGGAAACACTTGTGGTGCTGGCGAACTATGTTGTTCTGGTGTTTGCAAAACCGTACAAACAGATGTAATAAACTGCGGAACTTGTGGTAACACTTGTGGTCTTGGTCAAGAATGTTGTAGTGGTGTTTGCACAGTATTTCAAATAGATGAAGACAATTGCGGAAGTTGTGGAAACGCTTGTGCTGCTGGAGAAACTTGTTGTAATAGCGTTTGCACAGTATTACAAACAGATGAAGGTAATTGCGGAATTTGCGGAAACATGTGTGGTGCTGGTCAAGAATGTTGCTCTGGTGTTTGTAAATCAGTACAAACAGATGAAGCTAATTGCGGAACTTGTGGAACTGTATGTGGTGCTGGTCAAGAATGTTGCTCTGGTGTTTGCAAATCAATACAAACAGATGAAGAAAATTGTGGAACATGTGGAACTGCATGTGCTTCTGGCTACACATGTTGCTCTGGTGTTTGTAGAAACACAGCAACCGATCTCAGCAATTGTGGAACATGCGGAAGCTCTTGTAGCGGAACATGTTGCAACGGCTTTTGCAAAGCGACATATGAGGATGAATTAAATTGTGGTGATTGCGGAATAGAATGTGCTGTTGGCGAAACATGTTGCTATAGCATCCTTTTGAACACTGGAGTTTGCAAAGCCGTACTAACAGATGAAGCTAATTGTGGAACTTGTGGAAACACTTGTGCTGCTGGTTACACATGTTGCTCTGGTGTCTGCAAAGCACTTCAAACAGATGAAGCTAATTGCGGAACTTGCGGAAGTGTATGTTCTGCTGGCTACACATGTTGTGATGGTGTCTGCAAAGCACTTCAAACAGATGAAGCAAACTGTGGAACTTGCGGAAACGCTTGTGCTGCTGGAGAAACTTGTTGCTCTGGTGTTTGTGCAAATACAGAAACAAGTTCATCTAATTGTGGATCTTGCGGACACGCTTGTGCTGCTGGAGAAACTTGCGAAGAAGGAATTTGCTCTCTGCCTCCACTAACAATAAAATTAGTTTTCCGTGCTTTCGCATGTGCAAGTAATTTTTCAAATCTTTCAAGTGAGCTTTCTGCTGGATCTAGAAGTGTTAGCTTCACAATCACTGTCAGTGGAACTACTTTTGCCAGTGGTTCTGTTTCAAACATTGGACCCGGAGGAGTTGCAGCAACCTTAGCATCAATTACGATTCCAACAGGAACATCATTTAATATAAATATAAGTGGATATGCTGGATCTGCAATTATTGGTAGTACTAGAGCATCTGGTCAACTGACTTATACTGGTGCTGTTAAAACTGCAGATAATAATGCATGTTAAAAAAACAGGCTTGAAAATCAAGCCTGTTTTTTTTCTTTAATTTATAATTTTTTCTATTCTTTGTAGGCTACCCATCGGTTACGAACAAATAAAAGATTTGCAAAAAACCCGCAAAAGGCAGAAATGAGATTTCCCGCAAACGGAACATATAGTTCGCCTACTGGATTAAGCACGAATGAAATTCCCAATGAAAACCAAAAACTGCTGCATTCATGGCAGAGCATTGGAACATTAACATACGGTATCTTGGCTACCAAGTTTCTAAAAGGTCGTGCAACATCGGTATCAGACCAAGCGTAAGCGACACCAAGACATGTGACCAAATAAATCAAAAACATCATAGGAAATATACCCACATATAGTCAAATTCTCGAACAACAGAGAAACTTCTGAATGTTTTTCCAACAATAGTCTTGTTGAAATTAGCCCAAGCTTCATCACCAAGCTGAACCTTGAATACTTTGCCACCAATAGCATTGTTTACTCTTTTTAGCCTAATAGCTTCGAGTTCTTTGACTATCGCAGCCTTGTCCTTGTAATACTTTTCCAAGATATTCGGATCAGTAGTCACTTTATCTGAAAAGAACTTGCCAACCTTACCTCTGCATGAGCAGTTTGGGTTGGTCTTTAATGTTGTTAGGTCGGCAAGAATATCTGGAAATTCCGCCTTTAGTTCAGCGAATGAACTTTCGTCCTTGATGATCATATAGATGAGATCTGGCATCGTGCCAAGATCTACAGTGATTGTAGTTTCCATAAAATTAATATAGTTTTATTGTTTTATTTTTTTGATTTTTAAAAATATTTTTTACAAATCAAAACAAATAGATCTACCGCCTCTAGCCTCAGACATGAATCGACTAAACAAAAGACCTTCATATACTGGATCTACATCAGTAATTCCAAGACAATAGCAAATTAAAGAACCACAAGCACTTCCCCTTCCGGGTCCAACAGCTTGAGTTCCATCGCCACCTATATTTTCTCTGCACCACCTTCTTGCTTCATCAGTCATCATCTTTTGAATAAGAAAATATGTACTAAAACCTTTACGAGTTATAAGGCTCAACTCTTCAATTATTCTATTTTTATACTCTGTAGTCATTGGCAAATTACGATGTTTAAATCCTCTCAAGACTTCATCCTTAAGCCTTTGGTCACAATCTGGAAATATAGGTAGTTTCAGACTTCTATCTAATTCGACACCTTTTGCTTTACGACAAATCTCTACTGTATTTTTTTTAGCTTCGCAAAAAATTTCATAAGGAATAATATCTTTATAATCACTCAGCCACTTTTCATTAAGTTCTTCCTCAGATTTCATCCATAGATTAGCATCCTGCAATTCGAAGAAATCCTGCATTGAATCTTCTTTCATTGCCCTTTGAATTTCTTTTAATGTTCTGTTGGTCTGAACCATCAACATAAGTCTTTGCAAGTGACTATCTTCTTTACGGCAATAATGACAATCTTGCGTAAGAATAATCTTCAATCCAAATTTCTGCTTTGCTTTAACAATAAAAGCGTCATAAGGTTTTTGTTTAACAAAATCTAAAAGCATAATTTCAAGCAGATAATTTTCTTTACCAAACATCTGAATGTATCGTTCTATCATTTGAAATCCAGCTTCTTCTCCGCCAGCATCAAATGCTCTGCCAACTTCGCTGTTATAGCAACAACTTGTAAAAAATAAGCCTTCTTTATGCTTCTCAAGTTGTTCGTAATTTACTCTTGGCTTTCTATAAAATCCTTTCGTCCAACCCCAAGATGTCAAACGAACAAGATTTTTATATCCAGTTTCATTGTATGCTATGGCTAATAAGTGTGGACTTGCTCTCAGTTCCAATAATTCACTTGGAGAGAGAGATTCAGAAAATTTTTGCATGTCTGACAAAGAAGAGGATTGCGGTTGCAATCTATTTACATAAAGTTCCGCAGCGAATATGGGAGAAAGTTTATTTTTCCCATATTTATCACATATCTTTTCGCATGCTTTAATTTGTCTGGGAACTGCTCCCAACATGCCATGATCACTAATTGTAAGAAAATTTTGATTTATTTCTGTAGCACGAACCGAATATTCTTCGCATGTTCCAAGCCCATCGAGGACGGAAAAATCGGAGTAACTAATGAAGGTGGAGATGTTCAAAACCAACAATCTCCACCTTCATTGTTACTCCTTTCGTAAATGTCATTGTTCAATCTCTTGTTTAGTTTGAAGCCAAATTAAAAATTCTTGCTTATCGTACTTTGCATTTTTACGACAATTCTCAGAAGCTGAAATTGGTCGTAAATTCTCCAGACAATTAATCAAAGACAAATCGTAAATCTTATGATCTGAAAACGCCTTTATTGGGAAAATATGGTCAATATGCCACTTTCCATTTTTTACCTTTTCATAATTCTCATGATTGATTATATGATTTTGCAATTCTTTATAATCATAGCCAAGTAAAGCTGAAGTTTTAGACTTTTTTACTCTGCCAGTAACAGCCAAACTCATACTCAACAACTTATACGATCTCTGTCGAAATATCAAGTCCATTTTAAATTTCTCTCGATCATCAACCCATTCATAATGATTTTCTCCAGATCGTTTGGCAATTCCGCAATCCCAACATCTTTTACCTGTTCTGAAATTATTCCAAGAGATCTTTGCTTCTTTGCCACAAGAACAAATATATCGCATATTCTTGGAAGACTTTTCGTATTGATCCAAAAGCATACAACCAACGGCTGCGAATTCAGATTTTATTTTTTCATGAGAATAAGAGAATCGTTCGCTTATTTTGCGAGAACCGCAATTTTTACATCTATTGCCAGATTTGAAACTATAAAAAACAATTTTAGATTCGTTTCCACAAGAACAACGATACCTCATTGGTGTGCGAGCATTGATATAAGTATCTTCTAATAATTTGCAACCATTTTTTAAGAAGAAACTTTGAACGAATTGATAGGTAAGTCTTTGACTTGAATATTTCATAAAACCTCCAATATATTTAGTTGGAGGCTTCACAATTATTTCAATCTTTTAGACGGTTCTGCAGAATTAAAAGTTATTTCTTAATTGATGCCTTTGTAGGTTCTTCAGACTGTATTTTTTTCCATTTTTCAAATTCATCAGATAAAGCTTGAGCTTGAGCTTCAAGTTCTTTTAATTTTACCTGTGTTTTTTCATAATACTCTTTTAATTGTTGTTTAATCTGTTTTTTCTCATTGTGAATTTCAGAAACTCGCTGAGAAAAAGTGACAAATTCATCTGATAATAGCCAATCCATAATTTTTTCCTTTATTTCTTTTCTCGAATTCTTACATTAGCAGGATCATTATCGAAACATTCGAATACGACATCAGTACCATCATGACCTTTGGTGGAAAGAAAAACATCATTTCCCCAAATGAATCTTAGACCAACCAATACATCTCGAACATAAGGCTCATGAAGCGGTCTGCCTTCAAATGTATGCTCAAGCATCAGATAGCCCTTACCACGATAATTAGGCTCTGTTAAACGAATATCTGGCAGTCCTCCATTTACATGGCGAGCCATCAACAATTTTTTTATCTTATTGTAATCATGACTTTCAAGAATCGTCTCTCCGCTTGGATAACGCTTATGTTCAAAGTATTCTTGTTCTCGACAGAAATCCTCAGTAAAAAATTCATGTATTAAAGTTAGATCATCGTAATACTTTCTAACTTCAAAAATCTTTTCCTTACCAAGCATTGCCTTGGTATCCCATTTTTCTTTCTTACTAGAATTTGTGCAATCATCCCATTCATTGCCGAATTGACCTTTATCCCAACGATTGCGAATATCGGACAAAAGATTATATCCTAGCTTATAAGGATTGGTGCTATATTTTCCACCAAGAACACCCATCTTGTGTGCAGCGTATTCAATGATTCCAGAATCATGAGTCTTTTGACCCAAGCCGACATAACCCTGTTCTGCCATGATAACATGGTCAGTCATAGAAGCCCAGCCCTCGTTTAATACTTTGGTTTGTCTCTGTGGGAAAAAATAAATTGATTCTTCATAGATCATAGACATGATATCTTGTTGCCAAGGCTTAAGTGGAGCATTATCACGCAAAAATCCAAATATATCTTTAACTGGTTCTATAAAAAATCCAAGTTCCTCTGCAAGATCTTTATCTTTTACCTTTTCATTTTCTCTTTCTTTGAACTCTTTTGTGTTGATGTAATTATCCATATAGAAGCGATCACTATCAACTTTAAGTCTTTTTGGAAATCTATAATTTCTTTTATCAATAATATTTCTATCTTTGATAACTTTTTGATGCCAAGCCGATGCTCCATCAACCAAAGTATCGATGCGAAGTAAATAATCAAGAAATTCAGTAACCTTTTCCTTGCCCCATCTAGCCATATATTTTTTAATACGGCTACTATGATTTGCCATGTTGTTCAACATGTTTGTATCAGTAGCAGAAAAGTGAATATTATTTTTAAAGAAATCATTATGACCAGTGGCGTGAGCGATAACAGTCAGATGATCCAATAATGTGTTGCTATCTAAGCAATAGATGTAACATGGCGATGTATTGATTACCATCTCATATATTTTATGCATTTGATTTTCATATCCACGCTGCAATTCTTCATATTGCATGCCAAATGACCAATGTGGATATCGTACTGGAAAACCACCATACGCTGCTACTTCGGATATTTCATCGTAGGTAAGAAGCTGCACTACGGTTGGATAAAAGTCCAAACCCCAATCTTTACAAACATTCAAAATTATTTGAGCATATTCTTTTAATTGTTTTGGAAGCTGAACTCCGGGAATTGTGTTATCGCCAATAAGAAGTGAAGAACCATGCATGAACTTATTAGACATCTTATAAATCCTTAAATTTTACTTTGATTTTTGAGTACCCATCAAACTTTTAATTGCATCTAAAATTTGATTATTTCTAATTTCATCATCACGCATATTCGGATCATTAGGATTTCCATTTCCAAAGTTAATTTCGGTGGTACGAATATTATTCTTATCAAGCTCTCCACTTTCCAACGCCTTATCGACATGATACTTAACACTATTGGTATAGTTGTAAGGCAAAATTTGTGTGATCCCGACTAAATTAATATCCTTTTCTGGAAATGATTCTTTTAATGTGTTGATAAATACTTGATTATCATCGCCCCAATTATCTCCATCCGTAAAGTAAAAAACATAAATGTTCCACTTTTGCGGAGGGTATCTATTCTCAAATTGCTTTTGAATAAATTTCAAAGCAGAAGAACAAGTTGTTCCTCCACCATATCGGTAGTTATAAAACTTTTCTTCATCTACTTCCATGGCAAGAGAATCGTGCCACACAAAAAGTCGATCAACTCTTTTGTAAAATTGTCTAATCCAAACATCAATCCACCAAGCCATATCTGAGACGATCTCGCATTTAGCTTGATCCATCGATCCAGATCCATCACGGGCATAAATGATCAAAGCATTGCTAGAAGGAACTTTAACTTCTTTATATTGCCTATAACGCTTGTCACGCTTAATTGGCTTGATTGTCTTCATGGGCATGCTAAGACCCGGAACTATTTCAAAATTATTAGCAGTTCCATCTGCACATTGCCTTTTTAAAGCTTCGATAAAAGTTCTTCTATTATGACGCAAAGATTCGGGACCAACCAAAGATATATTATTATATTTGATTTTTACTTCATCGAATGTATCATTTACTTTTGGCTTTAAATTTGGCAATTCCAGTTCATCTTGCATGAACTTCAATACAGTTTCCAAATCAAGACTTACGGTGATTCCTTCACCTTCATCCTGAGTTGCTCCATTGCCCTTTCCTTTTTTACCCTTATCAATGACATCGCCATCCTTGCCTTTACCTCTGCCGATGCCATTGCCGTTATCACCATAAAGAATTTGAGGAATATCAATTTTTGGAATTGTGATAGAAATTTTACCTCGTTTGCCACGAGATTTTACTATCTGTCCAGATTTGATAAACTTTTTAAGTGCTTTACGAAGTTTGCCTGAGACAACATCTATAAAGTCTTTATGATCTTCTTCAATTCTGCGTGGACACATGTTCTATTATTCCTCGGCTAGATCGCCTCTTGCAAATATAGATCCAACAAAATCCAGAACATCAGTTGCAGATCTTTCGTTATAACCATACTGTTTGATAAGGCGAGTTTTAATCGCATCTATTTTTTCTTGAATATCCTTATCAACCACAGTTGCTCCGCTAACATTAAGTGCGGACAACTTAATGGTATCTTTTACATCTTCAAAAAGCTTTGCTTCTAAAGCTTTTCTCAATTTTGGATTAGAATCCCAACTAAATTGCTTGTGCTTGATTGCAAGGTCGCCAATAAAAGCAGCTATCTGCCTACGGAAATCATCAGCACCCGGTTCTGGTATATCGATCTTAGATTCAATGGCTCGCATCAATCTTTCGTCAGGCTTTCTATCTTGCCCTGTGATTGGGTCTTTAATCTTACTTTTGTTGATATACGCCATGATATTATCAATGTAATTGGCACAAAGTCGAATGATCGCATCTTCGTCACCAACAAGAGCCTTCTGAACTTCGGCTTTTAAAATTTCAGTCAACTTCTTAACCACCAAATCAATGCATGTGATATATCGACCAACATCATCCTTATTGTTCAACAAAGAACTTCCTTCTAAACCTTCACGAAGCTCATTCAGAACCATGAACATATTTACATAGTCATGATTATTGGCTAAACAATTTGAAAGCTTATCTTGAACATAACGAACTGAAACACCACGGGTCATACCCTCATCAGGATACCTATCCTTCAATTCCTTGACTTGCTCTTCTGTCCATCCAGAAAGAAGCTTGCCGTCATAAAGCTCTGCTTTTTCGACTAAGGAAATTTTACCATCCTTATCATCATGAAGTCTGGTTAGAACTGCCCATAGAGCAGCAACTTCAAGTGTGTGTGGTGCGATATGTTGTTTGACCCTATCTACACCATAATCTTTTTCCAAGATTTTAAGTTCTTCGCCCCATCGAAGAGTATAAGGAACATCGATCTTTACAGTCCTATCACGCAACGCTTCCATATATTGGTTGCTTCGAAGCCTTTCGTATTCAGGACTATTGGTATGACAAAATATTGCCTCATCAATAGAAACTTGTGCAAACTTCTTTGGCTTAATACTTTGTTCTTGGCTTGCACCCAATAGATCATATAAAAATGCTTGATCTAACTTCAAAGCTTCTATAAACTCTATCATTCCCCTGTTTCCGACACAAAATTCTCCGTCAAAATTAAAGCTTCTTGGGTCAGAGTCAGAACCAAAAGTGCTGATGCGACTAAAATTAATATCGCCTGTGAGTTCTGTAGAGTCTTGATTTTTTTCATCTTTAGGTTGGAATGTGGCGATACCAACACGATCTGCTTCGCTATATGTTTTTCGAATTACTCGAATATGTTTTTCAAGAACTTTTTCGAGATCTCCATCATACCTAATCAAAAGTTCTTTCATGAAGAACTTGCATCTTGGATCAAGCTCTCCCTCACACTTCAATACATATAGTTCATTTCTTTCTTCTGCAGATACAGACTCAGAAAGAACTCGATTCAAATCATCCATAATGGGTTTACGAATTTCTGGCGGGAGCAACTTAAGTGGCTGCTCATGCATTGGGCATTCATCTTCTTCTTTGACATAAATTCCATCTTGTCCAGTCGGAAGATTTATCCATTTGAAAGTATACCAAGCACCGGCATCGGTTGTAGAATAGTTTTCCAATTCTCGCTTGAACAATCTACAGATTGTAGATTTAGAGCTACCTACAGGTCCGTGCAAAAGAAGAATTCTTTTTTCAGTACCAAAATATCCAGCTGCACCTTTGATGAACTTAACCAAAGAATCCTTAGTTGGTGTCAGACCAATGATTGGACATTCCTGATTATCAAAGAAATTATAATGTTTGTATGTCTTTCTATATTCTTCAACGGCATGACAGCCCTTTTCCATAATCATGTCGTAAATCATTTGCCAAGAATTACGGACAAGTCTTGGCTGCTGATAGCACAGATCAATGTATTCGGAAAATGACATTTCTCCGTTAAGAATTTTAAATTTGCTTTGATTGAATCTACCTATAAATCTTTTAAGTTCGTCCATTTAAGTCTCCAATAAAAATCTAGTTAATTAGATCTGCATTATTATAAGGTGAGTTTACAAAATTAAAAAAGACATATAAATGATTATTTTACTTCGCCCCATGAAGAATCACTATCAATATCATTTATTGGACTATATGGTTCTGATCCCATATGACTATTTTCTTTTGCATTTTTTCTTTGATCTCGGACACCGCCCGGACGATCAACATTGAAATTATGTCGATAATCATGCCCTTTTGAATCACTATTCCAGACATCTGTTCCTACTGGATTTGTGAAACTAAAGCGACAAGTCGTCAATAATTTATTCTTCAATTTTGATTTACATTTAGGGCAGGAAACTTTTGAATATTTTCCAGTTTTATCGTATTCCGCTACTTCTTCCCATACTTTTGTACATTTCTTGCATTCGAACGCATATGTTGGCATAAATATATTCCTAAATTTCTTGTAGATCTCGCAACTGAAAATATACCTTCGAGATCATGCTTAATTGAGTTTGCAAACTATAAAACTTCCAAAAGAAAGATTTTTCGCAGACTTTTATAGATTTGGCAATTAACTTTTGATTTAAAGCCAAATATGTAAGCTCAACACCTTCTTGCTGTAAGGCTTGGTCTTCTGCTATCAGTTCTTTATATTCTTGTGGTGAGATTGGAGGTTCATTTGGTTCATCTTCATTCTCTTCATCATCATAATAATCAAATCGTTTCATTTTTTCTCCTCAACAAACACTATGGAAAACATTACATGCATCTTTCCATATATTTGAAAATCGTCTTTCATTAATAGTAAGCATCACATTGTCATGTTTGGAATAGACACTCAATGGATTCCCAAGTTTATTTATCCATGAATCTGTATTAAAGTTCCCCCACCCAGAAGAATATGAAACAAATCTAGAAAATTTATTTTCTTTGACATTAGCAAATAAATTTTCATTTTTTACAACATCATCAACTTCGTTATACAAAATATAACAATTTTCTTTTTTATAATTTTGCTTCGAACTGATGATGTTTTCTTCGGCATCTAATTCTTTCAAGCAAATTATGTCTGGTGATATAACAAGCACGGGATATTTAACATAAGATTTTTTAAGAGCATAGTTCAAGCAAGAAATTGGATTATCATTTTTTGTTATTTCGAATGTAACGCCAAGACGCTTAGTCCAATTAAATAAATTGAATTTCATATCTTTTCGATTACACAATATTGAAATTTTTGCATCTGGAAGATTTTGCTGGAAAGAATACCAACTAAGAAATGTCATCCAATCATGATGCAAAAGATGCGAACAACAAATCAAAACGCTTAGATTTTCACCTGTATAACTTATCATGATCTAATGGAGTTATTTTTTCTTTTTATTCAAGTGCAAAGGAGAAAAGAGGCTGAAAATTGGCTTTGCTGGCTTTACACTTTTAGACATTAATTGTGTAGGAGAATTTGAACCTCTAGAATTGAAGCCATACATCTTCTCATTTAAAAACTGCTGAAAAGTTTTCATTTATTACTTTGGAACTCCAGTCGTAGCTTTAGCCTGATCTTTTTGAGCAGCATCCAATTGATTTTTAATTGTTTTTTGTAATGCTGCTGGATTAAGTGCGACTGGACTTTTAGATTTCAACATCAGATTTTTAACTTCTGTATCTTTTGTGATCTTGTCGGCAATTGCACTTGGATTTTTTCCAATCTTTGGGTCTGCAGATAGCATCGCTGATTTTCCTTGAATGGCTCCAGAAAGTTGTGCATCAAAATCACCATCTTCTGTAATTTTCAACCAATTTTTGAATGAATTCATATTTACTCCTTATAAACATATATATAGAAGAAAGGAATAAAATGAAAAAATGTTGTTTAACTAGAGTTTTGTTTGGTATGATTTTTGGTTTTTTTCTAAGTATTTTCGTAATGTATTCACAACTTTCTGGTGTCAAAAATCAACTTAAACATGATCATAAAACATGTAGCATGTGTGTATGTGAAAAAAAATGCAATTGTCCTCACGAAAATGACAAATGTAAAAACAAATGCTTGTGTGATTAAATTATTTTATTGATAATTGAATCGATTATATTTGTTGTTGACAATCCATCAACAAATGGAGCAAAAACAACCTTTCCAGCATGATCTCTGCCAACTACTTCCTTGTCAATATAATCATGACCTTTTACCAAAACCTCTGGATTTAAATGCTTGATGATTTCAATTGGTGTGTCTTCTTCAAAACAAGCAACATAATCAACACATTCCAATGCAGCGAGCATTTGCATTCGATGTTGAATTTTATTCACAGGGCGACCCGGCTTTAACTTTCCAACCGACTCATCACTATTGACAGCAACAAGAAGTTTATCACCTTGCTTTTTAGCAAATTCTAAACTCTCTATATGCCCTGCATGTAAAATATCAAAACATCCATTTGTAACGACCAGCTTAAAATCTCTTTTTTTAAATATCTTGTAATCAACAATTTTGGAAGAACTTCCAATAACTGTTTTTTTAATTGTGTCGATATCTAATGGCTTGTTGTGTTTTTCTGTAACATAAATTAAACCCATAGAAAATGCGAATTCAGCAGCTTCTTTGAGTGGTATGTTGTTGCCCAAGCATAATCCCAAAAATGCAATAAAACAGTCTCCTGCACCAATAACACTATTGGCTTGTTTGTCTGATTTTGGATTCTTATATTCAAAGTAATTTTCATTAAATCCAAAAAAACCACTTCCTTCTGAAGTTATAATTACAGACTTGCAATTAGTTTGTTTTATTATTGAATCAATTTGCTTAGGCTTTTCTTTTTCATTGGTAATCGCACAAGCTTCTTGTGTGTTTGGTTTTATTAGTGTGCATCCTTTCCACTTTGTAATATCTTTTTTTGGATCAACAATCCTTATGGAGCATGGATGTTTTTCTGCCAAAGAAGAAACAATTGAATTAGCAAATAATCCTTTGTCATAATCAGAAAATATCAAAACATCAAAATCTTTTGACATAATTTTTTTGCAAAGATTTTCAGAAACTTCCTGCAATTCATCTTTGTTCATGCCATAATTATTTTTCTCGACATCCCAACGATATGTCGGAAAATCCGAACTATAAAATCTCTTTTTTCTTGGAACCAAATAAGGGCTTATACTCACCGATAATGATGTATCAATTTTATTTTTTTGTAAAATTTCATTCGCAGAATCATCTAAGAAAGAACATAGAAATGTATTTTTATTTATATTTTTAAGCTGATATGCAACATTAGCGGCTCCGCCCGGAAGAATTGCACTTGGCATGCATTCCTCTGAATGCATTACTGGAATTGGAAATTCTGGAGATATTTTTCGAACATTTACATTGAAATATTCGTCTAGCATAGAATCTCCAACGATTCCAATTTTTAAATTGCTAGAATTAATTGATTCTATAATATTCTTCATATGTGCAGCCCAATAATAGATGTTGCTATTATTTGAGTTACACAATTTATTTTTCTATATTTTTAACAGACAAGCCAAGCATTGCAGCTTTAGTTTTCCATTCTTCCTGTTCTCTTTTATTATCTGTTTTTAAAGAATTTACAGATATTCCTCCCAAGGATGAGACCATTGCATCTACTTCCAATTTGGTCAATCTAATCGCTCCACGATGCTCATGATAATCTTCCCAAGCTTCAACAGCCCAAGGAACAATAGGCTTGATAAGTTCTAGCATAGCATTTGCAAACACTCTAATCTCCCATTGAGCATGAGCATCGCAACGCAAGGCTAAAAAATGCAAAAGATTATGCAGATCCACTTTCCAATACCACTCTGTATACAAATTGACTGGTAGGAGCATTCTGGCTTGTTCTCTAGCAACACCATTTTGAATTGCTTTTTCGTATTCCTCATATGATTGATTGCAGATAAAATCTATTTTTTCAATAAATCCATAGGCATCAGTTTCATTTATTGATCCACTACCTCCTTGTTTGTTTACTGACGATTGTTGTCTCACATTTTCAATTTCTGGTTTATAGAATTCATCCTTCATCATTGAATATCTTCCACTGTATTCATTCAAATTTGCAGTTCTGTGGCGCACCATTTGTCTGGCGATGAATATCGGTAATTTAACAGAAAATTTGAATTCAATCATCTCGAATGGAGTTGTGTGCTTGTGACGAAGTAAATAACGAATTAATCCTCTATCTTCATTAACAGTTTTAGTTCCATCTCCATAAGAAACTCTAGCAGCTTGGACTATTGCGTAATCTGCGGTCTTCCTATCATCTGGAACAAGTCTTGGCATAACATCAAGAATCGTCACATGACCCTTGTCCAAGCATTTAATTGTTTTTTCAGAAACATTTGTCAAAACATCATGCATGAGATAACTCCAAAATAGTTAAATCTTATTCTATGAATTTATATTATAAAAAAAATAAAGGGAAATGAGAATAGCAATTAGAACCAACCTATGTCTCCCATGACAACATCTGGCAGATTAGGAAACATTTTTAAAATTTTACTTTTTTTCTTTTTTTTTTCTCAAGATCATCAACAGTTATCAAACTTGGCGATTGTCTAGTCACTGTTCCAATGCCAATAGGTCTAGCAAATTTCGCAACATCACCAGTCGATGTCATTCCGCCACCACCCGCAGCTGGTGCTGCTGCTGTTGCGACTTCATTTTGTTTCAACCATTCTTTGAACGATATCATGTCATTCCTCCCATACCTGCATCTGGAGGCATACCACCTGCATCTGCCGGTGGTGGTGCAGGAACCCATGCAGTTGTCAAAAATTTTACAAGTTCATCACGACTTAAATAATATTTATCTTTATCTGGTGTAGCCCTATTAAGGCTTCCATTTTTGAGAAAGCTTCTCATTCCCTTGTTTGGCTTTAAACGAATATATGCTCCATTTTTAGAAATCGAGTCTGGATCGATTTCCCAAGAAGATGCTTTATATGACATTTCGTGATTTGGCTTGCCCATCATGAAATGAGTTGAAACCCAAGGCTCTGAAGCCAAAAGTGAAGATAAATCTTTCCATTTAATTCCAAACTCATCTTCGAGTGTATCAATATAATCATTTCCAACTGGCGTAGATTCGCTGCCTTCATCTTCTGATTTTTTCTCAGATGAGGGGTCCATTTCTTCAATATATTTTTTGAATCCTGCGAAGCTCATATTTCTATATATAATATTACCTGCCAACTTATGAAGAACAATTAATTAAAATAAACTCTTGTACTGTTCCATAGGAATTTTGTTTTAGGATGGCGTGGATATATAAATATATGATGAACGATATAGAAAATTTCAAAAACACCATGGCAACTTGGAATACATATCTTCTTAAGGAAGATAAGATTCAAAATTTTTTTGATGAAAATGAATTAATTTTCTTTTTTCAAAAAGGTGACAATATCTATGGAGCAAACGAAGATGGCAGATTGACATTTGCCACAATGAATGACAAAAAAGAAGATAAAAGAGTTCGAGACGAAATTAGAGTCCTTGCAATAAATCTCGTCAAAAGTATCAATGACGAAAAATCAGAATCAATGTTCAATATGAAAGAAATGAAAAAAATTAAAATTTTAGACAGAGATGAAGCAGAAAAAATTCTGCACAAAAAAATTAAATGACATTGCCATTTCAAAAAAATAATCATGTTCGCAAATATCAATGTTTCGTATGTGGCAGAGCCTATTACGAATATGACGAGTATAGCAAACACATAAAGGATACTCACGAACTTGGTCGTGATTATGTTGTATGCCCACTACAAAGATGTGGTTGTCCAGTCAGAGATTTAAGGCTACATTTCAAATCAAAGCATCCACATGAAAAAGATATTCCAAAGATAGGACAAATGCGAGCAACAATCTGGAAAGATATTGATAAAAAAAGTGGAAAATTAAAGCAGCAAAAGCCAAAATTTCGTGAAGGTTATTTCATGTCAGGAAAAAATAGAAAAGAAATGCATTATCGAAGTGGCTACGAAGTAGAAGTATATGAACAATTAGAATATTTGCCAGAAGTTATAAAATACGATGTTGAACCATTCAAAGTTGATTATATTTTTGAAGGAGAAAAGCATGAATACAATCCCGATCTTAGTATTTACTTTATGGATGGACATGTAGAAATATGGGAAATAAAGCCAGCTAATCAAACGCAATTGCCAAAAAATCACGCTAAGTGGGCTGCGTGTCAACATCACTGCCAAGCAAGAGGTTGGCAGTTTGTAGTTATGACGGAAGTTGGTATAGGAAAACTCAAAAGAAGAGTTGACGAAATAACAAGATCTTAAAGACTAATCTCCTTTTTCCAATCTAATCGAATCGCTATCTTCATGATGCGTAGAAAATTCTATAATTTTAGCTCCATTTTCTCCAGCTATCATTTGATGTCTTAATCCAGTAGGAATATGAAAAGACATTCCTTCTTTTAAAATAATTGATTTTAATTCTTCTCCACCCCATCCATATAACATCTCTATATCATTTTCCAAAATAAATAAAACCTCATCCTTTATAGCATGATAATGGATAGAACATTTCTTTTTTGGATTAAAAAAAAGAATCTTACCACAATATTTTTCATTATTACATATCCATTGTTCATGTCCCCAACCCTTTGGAACAATAATATTTGGATGTAATGTATAATTGTTTACTGGCATTTATATGTACTCTCAATAAAAGGAATTAATTGGTCTCTAATTTTATAGTGAAGATCGACTATTTCTTTGTCATTTATAAGAAAATAATCATAAAGTTCGCTTCCCTCTGGTGCGTTTGGATCATTATGCATGATTTCGCCTTCTTTTTGAGTTTTTAAACACCATTCAATGATTGGTTTTATTTGAGACTCTGAAGGATTGGTGTCATTGTTGAAATAATTAGTGCGATACATGATAACATTGATACCTTCTCGCCCACGAATGTTTTTTGCCTCATTGATATATCGACAATCAGAAACAATGAGTTGCTTGCCATCATCTCTTAAGGCTATATCAATCCATATATCGCTTACAATTTGGCGAAATCCATCGCCAACGAATTGTAACGCCTTGCGGATATTCATTTTCATTCCGGGCGGTGCTTCATCAATTCTTTTCCATTTTTCTAGAAAATCTCTATCGACATTGAATGCCCTACAAAATGTGTCTTTTACAGCGTTTGCAAATGCTCCTCTTTCCCATGTTCCGGTAGTTTGAACACGATTAAGTTCGATAGCCAAATAATCGGCTGCGGTATCTTTTCCCATAGCCAATTGCGATGCAAAACCAATAATTTTCATAATAAAATCCTCGTTGTTTTAGTAATCATAAATGATTTATAAATTTTTATCAACAGCCAAGTCTGTTTTTTATAACCAATTGTCACTTATAATTTCTTATGATACCTATGAAAAAAATAGAACCAATATGTAAAAATTGTTTGCTTTACAATCATGAAAAAAAAGAATGTAAAGTTGCAGTTCTAATTAATGGCACTGAACACCATCTGCCAGTAGATAAAAATGATAGATGTCATATGGATGAACTTGGAATTGAAGTTCAGCAAGTCAGATGGTGGACAGAAGACAAGGATGGCAATCCAACAAAAGAAAACGGCATTGTTAAGATTGAATATCCACAGAATTTCTTCGGAAAACAAGAGAATCAATAAGTAATGGCTTGTGAAGGTCCTTTTAAAAATGGCGTTGCAGGAGATCCAGTCTGTGGTTGCTCATGCTCAGATTCTAAATGTTGTCCACCACCATGCTGCAGTAGTGTTAGTCTTTTTTTTGAATTAGGACCAGCTTATGACGAAATAGATTATCCCGAAGGATGTAAATGCGAAGATCCAACTCCGCCAGAAGAACCCGCACCATTACTAAGAGAATTATCTGAAAAAGAAAATTGGGAAACTATAAACATTGGATCTCATCTCATACCTTTTCCAAAATTTAAAAAAAAATCAAATAAAAATTCAGATAATTATGTTTTTGCTCTTGGGGGAAGCTGTTCAGTGCCATGCGAAGTGGTAGAAATTCAATTAACTGTTGATAGCTGTTGCATAGAAATAGTAGATGGAACAGAAGGGCAAACAAACTTTGATCCAGATGTGTCGTTAAGAATGGTTGGTGATGGCTTTGTATTTGCCACATATGATGCTGGTGATTGCGAATTTGATTTAAAAATAAATGGCACAACAATAACCGCAGAAGAAGATAGTGTATTTGTTGCTGATGGAGATCCAATTGATGTTTCGCTTGAACCAAAAGGAATAAATGCAGATTGTTGTACACCCTGCTGGATTGACACCCAATGCACACCATCGAGCATTCTTGCTACAAAGGTCTTCTTTAGAGCTAGATCTGTGAAAAAGGGTGCAAAGGGCTATTTGAACATAGCAAAGCTAATTGAAAGAGTAAACAGGCTAAAGCGCAGAAAGTCTTGATGCAACGCTTTTAATTTCTTTGACCAAATCTTCTTTAAGATTCAATATTTTTTTCAATTTAGCATCATCTAATTCGGCAACAGAATCAACATCTTTATATCCCAAATCGTATAACTTTGTTGCTCTAACTTTACCTACATTTGGCAACTGGCACAAATTTATAAGATGTGCTGGTACTCCATGTCTAATGCGACTTCCCAAATCCTTTAAAAATGACTCTTGACCCCATTTCCCACTCATAGAATCAAGTGCGACCAATATCTGCTGTATTCTTTCAAATTCGCTTTGCAAACTTCTTTGATATCCAGCCAAAGCTGTTACATACGATCCATTCAACAAATTAAAATAACAAAAGGCAGATTTCTTGATTCCTTCTGTGAAAAATTTATATTCTGAGTAAAAATCTTTTTGTAGCCTCTTGTCGAACAAGCTCATTTCTTGTTTTTCTGCGTTGTTGACTATATTTGCTCTATTGGTATCAATTTTTGCCAAAGCCAAAGCAACATGCAAATCAGAGTTTTGTTTTTTTTCCTTAAATAAAAAATAAAAATTTCTACTGTAGTCAGCGATGTCAAACGGAGAGTAATAAAAAATGCTTGCTATTTTTCCAACACTAGAAACTTCCAAATTACCATTATCATTATGAACAATTTTTCTATCGATCATTTCGACAAGCAATTCGCTGATATAGGTCTGATTAAGATTCCTTGCTTGAAAACTAGCCAATGATCTTTCATACCACTTCTTAATGTCTGCAACATTTTCAATTGATCTGTGATGAATTTCACTAACCAAATGAAATGCGAGATTTCTTGGCTTCTCTAAGAGTTTAGAAGTAATGTTTTGTGGAGTATTCAATCTGTCACGATGTCTTTTTGCATTAGAGTTTGGCAATAAGATATAAGCATCGCCACGAGGATCGATTCCTAATCGTCCTGATCTACCGACCATTTGAGTCACATTATAAGTTTCTACTTCATCCTTGCCACGATGAACTCCAAGTATAATCACACGCCTAGCAGGTGTATTAACTCCCCAAGCCAAAGTTGGAGTTGCAACAATAATTCTCAAGCCATCTTTTTTCTTAAATCTTCTTTCTAAATCAATTCTTTTCTCTTTGTCCAAATCTGCATTATGGAACTCTGAATCAATTGAATTGGCTTTCAATGTCCGAGTTATCAAATCACCAGTTCTTTTTGTGTGTGCAAAAACCAAAAATTTATCATCGGGATAATCGTTTATAATATCCAAAGCTTTGTCGATCTTTGCCTTTTCTTCAATGTCATAAGAATAACAATGCTCATCATCGTAGTTTTCATAGTGAATTCCCAAAGGCACTGGTCTATACTCAGAATTCAAAATATAAGTTTTCTTTTTATTGAGTTCACATAACCATTCTGCGATTTGACTCACATTTGGCATAGTTGCAGACAAAAGAACAATCCGACAATTTGGATTAATTTGAGTAAATTTCATCAATCCAACCTCAAGATGTTCGCCTCTTCCGGGAACTGTCAAAAGATGAGATTCGTCAATTACTAAAGTTCCTATTTCTTTCAGATAGGCACTTTTTTCAGAATTGATATTTCTTGCTCTATGGTTGAGCATTTCCGAAGTCATGATGATTAGATTTGATTTCAACAATTCTTCTTGTCTTTTTTCGGTGATCCTATAATCACCTGTGCATATTGAAATATTCAAATCATGAAAATGATATGACGAGTCTGTCCATTGGTCTATTTTTTCTTGAGCCAAGGCTTTTAATGGTGCAAGAAACATTCCTTTGCCACCACGCTTACGAATTTCTTGAGCCAAAAACATTTCGGCAATAACAGTTTTTCCAGCACTAGTTCTTGCGGAAACTAAAAAGTTAGCATCATTTTCAAAAACTTCAAAAATTCTACTTTGAACTGGATTGAAATTTTCATATTCCCATTTTGCGTATGGATATTTCGAACAAGGAACAAGATCCGTCTGATCTATTATTTGGATCAATTCGCTCATAACATTATTTCTCTTAAGGTTGAATTGCACATGATAGCAAAAGCAGCTTTGTTGGGAAAGATAACATTTAAAAATTGGTTTTATTTTCTTTTCTAATTTGCCAGATTTGCGAAATGGTTTTGCCCAAAGATCCCATTTCCTCTTGGCTAAAGCTATTGCTCTTTACTTTATTACATGCCAAACAACAAAGAACAATATTATCAAGTGTGTAATCCTTATCACTATCAATGCGATCTACACCTAATGATTCAACCAACAATCCAATTTGTGAATATATTGATAAATTTAAAATTTCTGCTTCTGTGACACCACAATAAAAACATTTTCTCACATGAGATTTTATCCATGTAAGAAATTCTTCTTGGGTGATAGCGACTTGAGGAGTTTTTTTTCTTTTTCTTTTGACGGAACAATTTGCTTGAATATTTTTATATTTCTGACAATCTTTGCATGTACGCATTTTTCCAGAACTATATCTCAATGTCAAATCATCGGTTTTACAAATAGGACAAGTCCAAATAATCATTTATCTCCATCGTCTGGATATGATTATTTAGACTTGTCTGCTATTAAATTTATTAGCGGTGAATATCAAATCTTTTTTGATATTCACGATTTACAGCTTCATGCATAGTGTCAACCATGCCATAAAAATCAAAGCATCCAGATGCTCCACCAAGCCATCTGTCGAGATCTTTGTTGTTTCCAACAAAATTCAAGACTTCTGGAATGTCGCCTTGATACCTAAAATGAAGTCTACTATGAAGCACTTTTAGATTCTCATCAGAAAGCCTATAAAAGTATTCTTTTAAAAAATGATCGATATTTTTCATACTATACCTCAGATATGGAAAAGATTTTTAACCAAAAAAAGTTTGAAGAACTACTAGTCTCCAAATGGGCTGAGTTCTTAGATGCTCCAAAATTATTGAAAACAATCAATGATTTAGTCCAAGAACATAAAAATAATTTCGACATTGTTCCCAATACATCATATAAACAAAAAGGAACACAAATAATGATATCCAGATTCCAACTTACAAATAATGGATTCATTATATGGGTAGACTTTTTGGTTCCACTCGCAGAAAACAAAGTTGCCGTAGGAACTACCGAGTTGTTCCTACTATCTACAGGAATTCTAAGTCATTCCAAAACTTTAGGCAATATATACGATTGTATTTAAACTACATCCAATCTTCTTACATGGTCTCCATCTTGATTGATAAAGCTGTCTTCTAGTATTAAAGATTTTTTATCATCTGCAAAACGAAGCCCTAAATTGAATGCATCAATACATGCTGTTCGATCATTTTGTGATGCCATAACCCAACAATAGTCATTTTTCTTTATAAATTTTCCTCTTTGGTTTTCTTGTGTTATTCCTATTTCTAATGTAACATTGTCCGGCAAAAGTAATTCAATTTTCCCATGCCTCATAAGATGCTCTACAATCATAGATTGTATTTTATTTTGGCTCATGATTACACCTCGTAAAATTTTTAAATGAAAAAAACTTTGCTAGGAGGAATATAAAAGTATTTGAACCCATCATAGAAACGATGTGTATAGTCACCATCTTTACGAATTGGAGATTCAATCACCCTCTCCTCCTTGTTCAAACAAACTGTCCAACAATATATCTTTTTTTGTTGTTTATAGGTTTCTATGAGAAACAATTCATCATTTCCTAAAAACAACTTTGCAATCTTACAATTAACAGAAATCGGCAAAAAGGTGCTATAGTCACCATAAAGCTGTAAAACATCCATATAATAATGTTCATAATCACATCTTTGGTAGTGAGCTACTACAGAATATCCATCAACGACATATTTTCTACTTTTAAAAATAAGTAGATCTTCTTCGTAAGCTTCTGAATTTTTAATGGGATAATTGTATGGAATCAAAATCTTTGAGAGATTTTTTAATTCTTGAATCGAACTTTTTATCTTTGTGATGTTGTCCGACATATATTCACCTTCTATGAAGGTATATATCCTAATCCAAGAACTTATCTTCTATAAATTTATTATTCAATAATGAATTTGAATCTTTTTCGAATTGAAAAACATCATGCTGTTGATGAAATTTGAAATCATTGCCAAACACTCCATCAATCTCACATAATATATTCTGCTTCATACGCATAAAAAGCCATTCTTTTACCTCTTTTAGACCAGACGATAAGTTAGAATCATCATCAAATCTAAGCAATTCCATGACTTTATTGAAATCTAACCAAGCATAGCCAGTCATTTGGTTATTTTTTTCATAATTTTTCAATAATGGTAATTTGGAAGTAATATTTACAAAATGAAGAAGAAATAAAATGTAATTTTTTGCATCAAAATAATTTAAACAAGCAGATGCATCCATTATTCTAAATTCAATAGTCTGTCTTTTATTGTTTACGAAATGATATGTATTAATCGAATAATATTTATGCATCCCAATTGAATTTATAAGTTTATTAGAACTAATAAGTGGGTGTTCAACTTCATCAACAATGTCGGAAAAAGACAATAACTGGCAATATCTATTTCTTTTTCTTTTAATTGGAACCATGTTTGCGAACACATATTCGCATTTAATCCACCAACTAATTACAGAAGCAACTTGATCAACAGAAAGATCGTGAACATCAACATGAACATGAAACGAACATCTTTCATCTGCTTTTATATTGCTGTCATTGCTAAAAGCATTGACAACAGTAGATACTTTTCTCACTCCATCAATTCCCTTTAAAACTGGTGTGCATACTTCGATACCACAACTACTATCTGGCTTTAAAATCCAAGAATCATTATTGTGATTATTTCCCCACTTTTGAATAAACACCTTATCTTTGGCAACTTTTTGAACCAGCCAAGAAACATAAAAAATTCCTTTTGGCAAATTTCCCAATTCATAATCAAATGGACGACTTCTGCCATCGAAGGCATTAATTTCTAACTCAACTCCAAAACGCCTTTTATTATTACAATTATTCATGTTCACCTCATTGCCAAGTCAACGACATCTCTTTTATAATACAGTAACACCAAATCAAGGAGTTTCTATGAATTATTTGATGATTGAATTGAAGGACAAAAGAAAATTTATTACAAATAAAAAAAATTTGAGTAATTTAATCGAATTTTCCAAGACATTTAACGCAGATCTTTCAATAATAAGCACTGAGAGTAAAAATTCTCTATCACTAGAACAATTGGCAAATGAAATTTGCGACACAAATCGCAAACAAGAAGAATTTGAATATAAAACAATTGAAACTTTGAACAAAAAAGAAACAAACCAAAGTAATTTAATATTTTCACATATAATAAAAACACTTCAAAGCAAAAAAGAAATAGATACAAATAAACTAATTGCAAAATTCAAAAAAAAAGGAATAGATGAAAAAAACATCTATTCCCAAATAACAAAAGCAAAAAACTACATCAAAAATATAGGAAAAACTTTAAAGAGGCTTGGAAAAACCAAATATAAAATTGATTATTCTTCTATCTCTGAATCAATTTCATCATCTATTCCTTCTTGATTGGTTATGTCTGTTTCTATGACATCACCACCAATCTGGAATTCCATAGCTGCTTTAAATGGCTCCAAATAATCAATTATATCTTGTTCAGATGCTGCATCAATAATCGATGGGCATTTGAGCAAGATTTCAAGAGGAATTTCATTCTTGTCTAAGGAGGCTTTGAATTTAATTTCCTCACCATTGCTATAAGGCTCTGCAACGATGAAATTTCCAGCACTCTTGGCAATAATCCTATTTGCATCAAGCAAACAAGATAATAAGCCACTAACAGGATTTATTCCGTGTTCAAAAAGCAATTGAATGTTTTCTGTTGAAATAAATGGTGTATGAGTCTTATTTTTAACATTTTTAACACGAATGTTAATGCCAAGAATCTTGGTTTTTTTTGCACTAATTTTATATTCTATCTTCTTCATTGTCGATGTTTCTAATCGACACGAAGCATAAAACGGTAAAGCATTACCACCACCAGCAGTTGTGGTTGGATTTCCATAAAGAACACCAATTTTTGAACGAGTCTGATTCAAAATGACAACAGTAGCATCATTCTTTTCCATAACTGTGTTCAATTTTCGGAATTCTCTAGAACAAATCTTAGCTCTTTCTCCGGGTTGCTCATGCCCACCAACAATGCGTTTGAAATCAGCTTTCGAAGCGTTCTCTGGAAGATTAACCTCTCTAAGCTCTCTAGCCGATGGACTTACGCCAATGGAGTCATAAACAATAGCAATCGGACATTCTTTTCTTTTTGATCGAACAAATTCAATAGATTTATACATCTTCAAAAAGACATCTTCCAATGCTTGTGGAGTATGTCTGACGATTTTATTCAAATCGCAATGTGATGCTCGTTGAATAAATTCTTTATTAGCAGAATTCTCACAATCTTCCAAAATAGCAATTCCACCAGAACGCTGGCAACCGAACAAAACATTTGTTCCAATCAAAGATTTTGAACTAGATGAAGGACCATAAATTTCCGTAAGCTTACCGCCCGGAACTCCACCGCCCATAAACTTTCCACTACAAATATAATTGATTGCCAAATTTCCACTATCTACAAAATATTTAACGCTATCAATTTCAGCCACAATATCGCCACCAGTTTCATTTGCTAAATCTTGGAAGAAATTATCTTCATCGACTTTTTTACGAGCCATAGTATCTCCTTTGTATATTATTTGAATATGATAAAGCGTGAACACACCCATAGATGCGTTCACGCTAAAAGTGATTGTTTAGATTCCGTCAAGTTGCTTCAAGAAATCATCATCAGCAAGAGATTCATCTTCGCTAATAACACTCTTTGAAACCTTCTTGGATACAAGAACTTCTTCTCTGATGACATCAGAGCCAGTTATTACAGATTCTGCAGATTTTGCAGCAGCTTGAACTGGTGATTTGCTATAAAACTCATCGAGTTCTCCAGCTGAGTCACCTTCAACAACCATACCTGTATGAACACGAAGACCATGTTTGATTTCTTCGGAAGTCTTCAGTTTTCTCAACGCAGACAAATCGTTAAGATTGCTGAACCAATTTTCCAATTCTTCTGGTGTTCCAGCAATAGACGCTTCCTCAAACTTTGAAAAATCATAGTTTGGATACTCTCTATTCCCACTTTTAACAACCTTCTTTACAAGCCTAAAATCACGACCAGTTGTTGGATGTGTGATATCGCCTAGTTCTTTTTCTCCAGCAGCCTCATCACCAGAAATTGCTCTCATAATCTTGCTATGAACTTGCTTGCCACAAGAATAAATCTTAGGTCCAACATTAGCTGCTGTAGCTTTATTCTTCGGATCAACCTCTGAACGCACAATTACATTGTAATAATAGCGTTCTATAGGCTTGAGTTCTCGTGCTTTGTTCTGAAGATTTTCCTGTTCTTTTCCAGAAAGACCTTCGGACTTCTGCCACAAGTCAGAATAGTACTTGCAAATAATACATTCGCCACGCCAAGCTTCTGCACCTTTGTCGTTTGGTGAAAGCTCTCTAGGGCAATGATAGGTTTTCTTTTGATTGGTCGTAGGATTTGTCAGCGTGTGAATTCTGGTCGCACAGTAGAGTCGATGACCTTTTTTCTTTGGAAGAAATCGCATCATTACGAATCCATCCCTATCTGGCATCTTAACAAACTTTTGAAGGTACTCGTTGTCAAGACCTCCACCGTTTTCTGAGCTAACTCGTTTAGCTTCTGCTTTAATTTCGTTAATGTCTAGTGGTTCGTAGTCAATTCCCATAGTTCGCCTCGTAGTTAAAAGTTAAGTAGTTTAGACAACGAACAACTCGTTGTCTGACTTCGTTTATTAGTATCATTATCTAGAATTCATTGCAAGATTAATTTATAAAAAAAACTATTCTTTTAAAAATTAAATATTGATGGGTGAATCTGGATTCTGCAATTTCTCTTCCGACTCAACAACTTCCTTGTGCATTGCTGCGAGTTTATCTTGCAAGTTTCCATGTCCTTTGGATTCCAAATCTCCATTGAGATCATCTCTGCTTTGTCGTTCTTTTGAAAATTCTTCCTCTAATGCTTTCAATATTTGTTGATTTTTCAAAAGCTGCTCTTTGATTTTTGCGTCTCTATCTTCCATGGATTCATCTTTCTTTTTCATGTTGATAATGGGATTTTGTTTTGGCTGAACTAATTTTTCGAGCATATATTTCTTGGATTCTTCTTTACGCTCTTTGCGTACAGCCTCACGCCTTAGTAAAACTTTTACTTTAGACTTCTTTTCTCGCTCTTTACGCTTTTTTGCAATCTTTTCTTCTTTCTTCATGATCATCCTACTTTCTTAGGTTAGGCACATTATCAGCAACTGCTCCGCCCCAATAAAGGTTGCCATGTTCCCTTTGTTTTTGGGTTTCAGAAAAATTCAACTCACTATCCGCCAAAAGATTCACATTGCCGGGAACAAAAAACTTATCGCTTATTTTTATTTCCCGATTAGTGTCATCAATAATTGTAAGTATCTCGCCATGTATAGAACCAGTCTTTCCATAAACTGCATACTTTTTATCCACCGTAAGTCTATATCCCTTGTTCCTTACTTCGGTAATCATTTGTGGTTCTGGGAAAAACACCACATTGTCTACAATTCTTTTTCCTGACTGCCCACTTGCAGTTAATTCTTTTTTTGAATTTGCCAATTGTTCGTGGGGATAAAGAGTATTCTGCCCCTGCAATGGAACTACTGCGGTGCTTTTCTCTGGCTCTACTTCTTGTGTTATAAAATTTCCAGAAGTCTGATCAAATAAGAATTTTTTGTTCTTTATGACCACACCATTATCAGCTTCTCTAAAAGTAATTTTCTTTTTAGCGAGTTCAAATATTTCAACGCCAATAACAAAAATATCTCTTCTTGCCAATTGACCCATGACACTACTCGCCAATGTTTCTAGAGAAACATCTTCAAATGGATCTCCGACCTTTTTCTTTAAGGTTTTTGTTTCTTCTTTGTTGTAATTCCCATCCTGTTTTTCATGATAGGAATAAATAATTTCGTAGCCCACACGCACCCCCAGTGAACTAAATAAGTAACTACTTAAACAAAATACCAGTTCCATATCTTGTTTCAAAAAAATTTGGCTTTACACCAACACTATCAGCAAAAGCCAAATACGCTTGTTTCACAGGTTTTAGATCCAAAGCATTGTCAATAATAATACAGCCATCATCTGATAAATATTCCCATGATACTTCAAGCATATAGAGAATATAATCATAATTTTTTTCTTCATTTATAAAAATTGCATCCCATTTTCTCTTCCCGATTCTATCGTGAAAATCATCATTTTTCATATCGCCTGTGAAAAAATCAAAATCTTTTTTGTAAGATTTTCTAATATTGTAAAAGCCCATACGATTAGAAAAGTAAACATTTTTATCAGTTTGATGGAAAGCAAGAAAATACTCTGTTTCTAAACAAGACATAAAAAAACACTTCTCTAATAATCCTAAATTGAAACTCAAAGATAATACACTCTTTGGCTTTATAAATTTACCTAAATGGTAATAAAAAGGAACATAAAGCGGGTCGCTATATGAAGGACTTCTTCTAGAATTTTCATCAATTAATTTGCAATCTTGAAGGAGTATCTTGCCGTTTACAAGTTTCTTTCTCAATAACTCTTTAATTTCTTTTTGAATGATATCAAAATTAGGCATATAATATTATAGCTTTAACTACGGATATATTATGTACGACTTTATTATTGTTGGATCAGGATTTTTTGGATCAACATTTGCAAGGCGAGTTACCGACCTTGGAAAAAAATGTTTAGTTCTAGATAAAAAGCCACACATTGCAGGGGCAGCACACGATATGCCTCAAGATGATTACTATGTTTCATCTTATGGCGCACATGTATTTCACACACACAGCGAAGAGGTTTGGGAATTTGCCAATAACTTTTCTGAATTTATTCCATTTATAAATAGACCAAAAGTTCTATCGAATGAAAAAATATATTCATTTCCAATAAATTTGATGACACTTCAACAACTTTGGGGAATAAAAACTCCAGCTGAAGCAAAAAAAATATTAGAAGAAAAAAAAATTCCATGCGAAAATCCAAGTAATTTTGAAGAATGGGCATTATCCATGGTTGGAGAAGAAATATATAAAAAATTCTTCTATGGATATACAAAAAAACAATATATGCGAGAACCAAAAGAACTTCCAACATCAATAATTCAAAGACTTCCTATTCGACTTACATATGACGAAAATTATTTTACTACGAAATTTCAAGGGATTCCAAAAAATGGATATACAAATCTAATTTATAATATGCTTGATGGTATTGATGTTGAGGTTGGTGTAGATTTTATAAAACAAAAAGACAAACTAATGCGTCTCGCAAAACAGATTGTCTATACAGGTCGAATAGATGAATTTTTTGATTTTGAATTTGGGAAACTTGAATACAACACCATGAAATTTGAGAAAAAAGAATTTATTGGAGATCAACAAGGAAATGCAGTTATAAATCATGTTGATGAATCGGTTCGATATCTTCGAAGCATAGAGCATCGTCATTTCTACAAACACGGAGAGTCTATCAAACATTATGCTGGTAAAAAAGAAGATTTCACTAGCGTAATAACCTACGACATTCCAGCAACATATGAAGAAAATCCAGACCCATTATACCCAATTAGAAATAAAATAAATTCTGAAATTTATCAAAAATATTCATCAATCAAACCAAGTAATGTAACATTTGGCGGAAGATTGGGAGAATATAAATATTTGGACATGGATCAAAGTATGGCTTCTGCTCTTCAAAAGGCTAAATCCTTTGAATGAAATTATTCATGATCATATAGACACAACTCAACACCAGCCTCTTTGAACATTGTTCTGGAAATGTCACAGGAATCTTTCCATCTTTTTGCCAATTCTTCTGATAAGTTTGGTGCTATGCATCTTTTAATTCCACTTTGAATGATTAGAGAGGCACAACCAGAACATGGCATGAATGGATATGTAACTATAGAACATCCATTCAAATTCCTTTGGGCAAATAAAATAGCATTAGCCTCTGCGTGGACTACCATTTTATACTTTATATCTCGATCATCATATCTTTGAGGATCATCACAAACACCTTTTGGAAATCCATTGTAACCTATAGAGACTATTCTTTTGTCGGAATCAAAAATAACAGCACCAACTTTGGTTGATGGATCTTTGCTCCAAAGAGAAATGTGTTTAGCTAAATCTAAAAATCTAATATCCCAAATCATTAAATTCCTTCGCAATCTTCAGCATCATAAGCCATTAAATTACTTGCAAATTCGTCTTGTGGCTGGCAATAATTCGTCTTATACAAAAAATGATACGCATCAAAGATTCCCTCGTCATCTCTAAAAAAATCTTTTTCTATAGATACAGCTTTAAATCCCATGCTCTTGAAAAAAAGATGGGCATGAAATCTTTCTTCAGAAATATAGGAATTTATATAATTTCGTTTATCTTTTTCTTCTGGATTGCAAGATTCTGATCCTAGTTTGTCAATCAATTGATCTACCATCGCTCTGGCATAACCACGCCTACGATAATTTGGATTTATTGCTATATTGATAATATAAAATCCTTTAGGCATCAGTTCGTACAAAATAAAGCCAACTATATTATTATCAACTATAATTACCTTTCCAATGTTGCCCCTATTTTTCAAACAATCCAAGAAATCTTTATGACACCAAGGTTGAGAAAAAGAATCTTTTTCAATTTTTACAACCAAATCAATATCATCTTTTATCATCCAACGAATATTATATTTCATCTACATTCACCGTTTTAAAATGTCTTCAGCATTGCACAATCCATCACTTCCATCTCTCCCTTCGTATATGTCCTTATTTAATTTGTCCAACTCCTTACGCAAAGTATGTCCACGATTTTGTGCATTGTCATGATTTTTATCCCAAGCTTTTAAATACATTTTCAAAAATCCAACCGCAGATTTTCTTTCTATGACTTTTCCGAACAACTCAACACATTCCTGATTGCATTGAGATTTAGCCTTGCAATAAGTGTCAGAGCCTCCTTGGTCTTTATTCGAAATGTATATTTCGTTATATTTAGTCTCATAGGCAAGTTCAGCTAGTGATAGCTCTTTGTTTGCCATTTCAAGTTGTTTTCCGTAATAATCAATCCAAGCATATTCCTTATCCATATATTCGCTCAATGTAAATTCATTGAATTTCATATTATCTGGATCAAGAATTATTTCTTTATTATTTACAATTACCTTAATCTTTTCGCTCGGTATTTCTGACATGTTTATTCCTCTGCATCTATGACGCTATTTTTGGGTGATGTAACTTTCTTCTTCTTCTTATCAACAGAGTAAGTATCAAAAGCAATATCTTCGCTTCGTTGCATTTGAACCCTAGTGAGCCTTTCCTTGTAAGTTTCCACACTGATCTCGTAAATGTCCAAAGTTCCCATTGAAAAATCAAAAGCCATCTTGAATGGGAATCTTGATTTTCCATTTCTATGTTTTATAACAAATCCACGACCAACCTCTGCATCTTTTTCAATCGTTTGTTGATTGATCGACCAAAATCCATCCAAAGGTTTGAACTGGTCGAATGATGTTCCAATATTTGATTCATCAATATATTGCGATATTTCTAACTTTGCGGCAGTTTGATTTGGTTGCACACAAGTTAATGTGCAATGTTGTTTCTCGACACCAAATCCACGCAAATCTCTCAATATTCTATAAGCAGATTCATACTTTTTTACAGTTGGATCATCTTTCATTTCACCAACATAATCTATAATAACCAATGCTGGTTTCCATCCCATTGCCTCTAATCGTGAACAATATCCACGAATGCCATTCACATCTATAGAACCACCCGGAAATTGCTTTAATATAAAAAGATTTTGATCATCTTTGTCTTTTCCAAATTCAGCAATAGTCTTCTTTATCTGTTCTTTTGATTCTCTTAAAAGATTAATATCTATCTTTGCAAATTGACTTGTAAATCTCTGAGCAATCCCAACTTCATCCATTTCTAATGTTATGTACAAAACTTTATGACCAAGAAGAACATTTGCAACAGCAGCCTTTACTAGTGCCAAACTTTTTCCAGTTCCCGGCAAACCAATCCAAGCTGCAATCTGTCCGGGAAATAAACCACCATTCGTCAAGGCATCATCGATGGAAGGAAAACCACTAGTGAATCTTTCCTTGCCTTGAAATTGATCTTCCATTCTTCTGAACATCTCTTCGATATTCAAAAAATACTCTAATCCCGGTTCGTAGTCCGTATCCACACTCATAGACTCACGCATTTTTTCATAAACATAAGACCATGTTTTTTCGTCTTCTGGTGCTTCCGACATCTTTTGCAAACATTCATGAAATGCTACTTTAATTGCTTGCACCCTTGCAAAATATGTAACTCTTTCCAAAAGATATTCACGAGTATCAATGCCGGGAACATAGTAGTCATATAAGGCTTCAAGTTCAGAAATATAATACAATTGAACTGAATTATCTTTTTCTTTAAGGTGATTTAAAAGCTCTTGCTTCAAAACAGCCATGTGAGGAGAAATTCTTTTTTCTTGAAAATAATTGAATAATATTTTTGTAATAGTGACATGAACTTCATTGCTGAAATAATGGGGCTTTAATTTGTCTATGCTTTGAATGAGCATAGTCTGATCCATCAACAACATTCCAAGAATTCTTCTTTGAAATGTATCATCCCATGCAAAATTTGTTTTTATACTATCTGGATCAGAGAAAGAATCGAATTTGGATTGTTCTTCTGGTGTCAACTCTCGCATGTACATCTCCGTTTTTATTTGATTCCAGAGATTACCAAATTTTACAATTTAAGTAAAGGTGCTTTTTGGTTTTAAAAGCGATAGTTTCATCTTCTTTTGCGGAGAAGATGTTCCTTCAATCAAATCCTTGAATCTAAAATAACCATCCATCCAATTTTGCGTCAAAGTGTGATAAATCAGACAATCTCCATAATAATTGTTTGTCTGCACATCTTGCTTTGTAAAATATTTGTATTTTAAATTTTTATCAAGCACGAAAATCGAACAAGCAAGTTCTTCCCTTCCTTGTGGCGGTTCATTCTTATCAGAAGTAACTTGGTGCAACCAATCACCCAATTCATGCGTTCTATCTTTGAGTGCAAGGCATAAATCAAAAACCTTTGTTGCATATTCTTTCAACAAACCTTTATTCCACAAAACCACACCACTATTGAATGGTCGCATAGTCGTAGATTTATAGGTCATAGAATATCTTTCACCAAAACAATTCTTATCAGCAACAAAATCATACTCATCAAGCAAATTGAAAAGATGTGATATATCACCAAAGATAAAAGTGTCGGCATCCAACAACAATGTTTTTTCTTCAGATGCATTAACTAAAAACTTTCGTTGTGCGGAACAATAACCTTTCTCCTGACCCATCTGAATGTCGTCTATTACTTTAACATTTACATTCAAACGATTACACAACTCCATAAATTCATTTGTGGTGATCTGTGGGATTTTAGCGGCACATTGAAGCAGTCCGCCAACATTACGATTATTTTCGTTATTATCTTTGATGTAAAAAACATCGACTGGAATAGAAGGATTATGCTTACGCAAGGTTATTAGGCTGCACCTTGCCATAGAAAGATAAAACCAGAATTCATTTACAATATAAACTATTCGCATGTTTTTATATTATGGAGTGGGGGGTTACAAAACTGGGCTTTGGAATTATTATATATATTATCCCGGCAACCTAATACCCCACTCCGTTGATTTATAATAGCTATTCGCCATTTAAATAATCATATTCAGAAAGAGAAACCTGACCCGATCTTATTGATTTCTCTCTTGTTATTTTTTTGCCCATACTTTTTTGCCCATTCCAAACAATTGCTTTGCAGTATGTGGAAAATTTTGTGTCTATTTTCAATCGTTCATTTCTATCTGGTCTAACTTTCTTTGGAACTACAGACTTCACAATCAAATCAAGCATGCGTTCCTGCTTGTATCCAAACTTCTGTCTGTTCGCACCATGCCTAGTTCTATTGCTCCACAAATCTTGAAGCTTAACTATTATCTTCTTCATGAAGCCATCAATATTGTGCTGATCTACAGAAGCCAAACACTTCTCAATATATATCTGTCTTTTATAATAAGATCCAGCACGAATGATTGACAATTGCAATTCTTGATTTATATCTTCAAAATCATCAGTGTAATTATTTTTTGAGTTTTTCTTTTGCAATTGATGTGCTGCGTAATAACAAAGCTTTCCAAAGCACTTAGTGAGATGATCATATTCCAATTGAGTTATCGGAAACGATTGGCAAATGTTTTTCGGATTCTTTTGATTTTTCATTCTTAGTCCTATTTGGCAGTTTAATTGTTTTCATCTCAGTAATTTTTCTTCCAACAGAGCAAGAAATGCTCATGCTCAAATTTGGAAATAAATTACATTCTGAAACCAACGATTTATGGGAAGCCAAAATAACTTCTTTTAATTTTTCCCTGTTTGCATAAATCATATACCCGTCATGTACATTATAAGCTATTCTCCCAATACCATTCAAGGATTTGTAAAGACCAATCAATTGATACAAACAATAAATGGCAGAAGGAGATTGAACTGCAAAATTTCTAGCCCTATAAGACTTATCTTGAAAATGCCTTGTTTTTCCACAATAATCCACGACTTTTTTATCGATTTCGGCTTTGTTCTGGTAATCTTCAATCCACTTATAAGCTTTAAAAAATATATTTTTAATTCGATCAACAATTGCTTCTGCAACTTTTATTGGCAATCCAAACTTCTCTGATATTCCATAAGCACTCATACCATAAAAGACAGGCAAAAATATTTTTTTACATAATGATCTTTTGTCTTCGGAATCACAAGGAGTTTTCAAAATTTTCTCATAAGCAACTCTGTAGATGTCCTCGCTATCACACAAACCATTTATTTCCTCATCACCAGACAACCAACCCAACATTTTAACTTCCATGCTTTTGTAATCCATATAAACAAATACGGAATCAAAATCCAAAGGCTTCAATAATTCACGCTGTTCTGGACTTATGACATGCGGAACGAATGATCTAGTGAGAGCCTTATAGCAAAGCATTCTTCCATTTTCTTGACCAGTTATGTCATAAAAGGCATGTACCTTTTCGGTTGTCAATATACCAATCGTTTCTAGCGAAGGAACTACTTCCAAAGCTAAAGGAAGATGAACCGACTTGTAAATCTTTTGTGTTTTAGACCAATTCTCAGAAGACATGACCTTTTTCAATCTTCCCATGAATTCAATCATCGTTTTTGGCTTTTCGAGCTTTGTATCTGTATAGCTTTCCAAAATCTTAAGATCAATGAGTGTTCCCTTAAATTCAATAGTAATCCCATACATTCCCAACAAAAATGAAGCTATGACTTTCCAGTTCCAAACAAGTATCTTTTTGCCTTCACAACACAAAGAATTAGAAAAAGCCTTTGAGAATATTCTTGCAGACCAATCTCCATCCAAAGGTATCTCATGCGAACCAAAAGAAGAACAAATAAATATCGTGGCTTCTTTAGCCTTTTCTCTGCTCGTAAAGTCCAATACAGCATCCGTAGCTGAAAGGTAAACAGCCCCTGTTGCTGCATGATCATACAACAGCTTAACAATTTGACTGGGATGCATGGAACTCATACATAAAATCTACCATAGCTTGAACTTAAATCAATAGAGAAAAGTCGTAACAAAGTATTTTTCTACTATTTTTATATCTTTATATTTTAAACCGAGTTGCCGACTTAGTTATCTTGCTGTTTAATGTATGAATTAAATAAAATTACATACATAATCAATTGAATTGTTTCTGTGTTTAAACATATCGTAATTCATTTGATTCAACTGATAACTCATAGTATGAATTCTTATGTACATCATAAGATTCCTTGTGTTTTGAACAATTGATACCAATGAAGCCATATAACTCACAGTTGTTCCCATTTCTTGTCTGCAAAATGAGAGTCGGCTATTTTTGACACAACTGCGGAAGACTTGGCTTTTCGAGCATAACAATGGTTCTCGTTGCACCATTCGTGTTTTTCACTACAAAGACTTACCCGTCAGGGCTGCTCAAGTTTTTTTCACGGTAAGTTATCGTTGGGGTATCCTCAACAATTACCTAAAGGGGAAGAGTAAGCTTCCGTCTTAGTTATTTATAGTTTCTATGACAAGTAGAATTATTATAATTTAGGTAAGAGAAAATTGCAATCGATTATTTTGAAAAAATAATTTCATTTTCAATAATCATTGCAAAAACTACAGATGTGATTAGTCTAATTCTTGTTTTGATAAAAATGAAAAAATTTTTTCAATTAATTGAATGACGATTATCGTAAGCAATACTAACCAAAGTAATAAAATAATTTCATTCATTTTTGATATCATACTTTAATCTAAGATAATTTTCAACTAGATAAAATGCCATCTTGAGAAATTTTATTTATAGGGTATAATAATGATCGATTCAAAAAAACTAGCCGAGAAATACAAGATGGATGAATTAGAAGTAAAAGCTTTGAATGTATGTCAAATATGGATGGAAATGAGTAAAAAATTATTTCCAAGTTATAATCATAATAAATTTGGAAAAGGAGATCCAAGAAAAACTTTAATGTTTAAAGTTTGCTATAAGCTAATTCGTGAAACTTCTGGATTTATAGGGGATGACGATTATCCATTATATGTTCGAGCGCAATTAGATATATTGAAACATATAAGTTTAGATAAAGGTCATCCACTTATAGAAGTTAATTGTTTAGTTGGAGATAAAGCTTGGAAACGATGGAAATTATGGAAGAAAAAGTATGATACTACTGTTCAAATTAGATCAAAAACCGCCACAACTAAAGTTAACAATCCCAAAATCATTGAGGCTCTTAGAAAAACCAAAGAATTCTTTAGTTTACAATTTGAAAATAAACCATCTTATGAAAAATTTAAAGAATTTGAAAAAGATGGATCGCTATACCGATATGTAAATTTTGGTAAAATATCTCCGTACTATTTAGTTTTGTCTCCATACTTTGAAAAACTTTCTAAAGAATGTGTGATGCAAAAGATGAATTTTGATATTCAACTATATAAGACTGGTATAGATGAGGCTACTTTAGAGCATTTTAAGAATTTATTTATATATGAATTTTAGTCAAGCCAAGATATAAAATCACGAACATTCATATATCCTACTTTTCTTTTAATTTCATTTTCATTTTTATCCACAATAATTGTGCAAGGTATGGATTTAACTCCATATTTCCCTGCAGTACTTTGATTTTTATCAACATTTATTTTAACGATAATTGCATCATGAGATTCCACAGCACTAATTGATCTACTTGAAGTTAATGTATCATGCTCAAATTTTTGACACCACACACACCAATTTGCTCCAAAAACAAGAATCATTGATTTGTTTTCTTTTTTTGCTATTTTTTTTGCGTTCTCATAAACATCATCTTTTTGGATTACAATATCTTTGGATGTTTGATTTATAATTATTTTTTCACTTTTATTTGAATTTGTATTTTTTGTTAAAAATATCAGAGCAAGACATATAGACGCTAAAAGAATATTAATTGCATTTTTCATTTCACTCCTAATATGTCATAAATATTTTAGATATAGATTCTACAATTTCTTTTGGTTCTTGCGTTGGTGCAAACCATTCATCCCACTCTGATGGCTGAACTTTCCATGAATGTTGCTTTGTTGTTGAATCAATATCATATCCCCAACAACGAATTAATCCTTTTTTGGCATCCCAATAAAGGTCTATATCGAATTGTTCTGCTCTTGAAGCGGTTGGTGCTTCAACGCCACCACCACGAAATTCAAAAACATATTTGTGATAATTTTCACTCTTCTTATACATACCAATTGGAAACATACAATAAGATGGAAATACTTTTCTTACATTATTGAACATTTTTAGAGATAGTTTATCGAATCCTTTAAATTGAACATTTGGAGAATCAATAAGCTGTTCATTTAAATTAACTAAATAAGTGTGAATTTCAGAAGCATATATTTCTTCTCTTGTATTGTGATATCCTTCATCCAAAGGAAATACTTTTTTGCAAATCCAATTACTTTCACCAACAGCATCAATAACTTTTCTTCTGGCAACAATCTTATAAGACCCTAAAGGAGTTAATTGTAATTGCAACGCACCAGCTTCATCACCCCATTCTATAAGGTTTTGAAATTTAGGGTTTGCTATGTAATTTCCAATTTCTGGTGTAGAAAGTAATTCTGAAATAATTTTACTTGAATGAATAATGTCAATAGGCATATGACCTTCAGCTGGCTTGGTTCCACCAGCTGGTTTTTTTAATTTTTCGCCAAAGCCAAAGTCAGCCCATTCTTTTAAGCTGATAAATTTTTTGAAGCTATACATAATTATATATAGATTAACAAAAGGATAAAAATGAAACGATTTAAAGTTTGGATTGAAGCAAAACAAGAAAAATTAAAAGATTATTTAGATGTTGTTTTAAATTCTCTTAATTTAGACACAAAAAAAGGAGCATCTACGCCAATAGACTCTTTAAATCAACAAAATTTACTGGCTAAATTAGAAAATTTGGAAGTTTATAAATTGTTGCCTACAAAAACAAAAGATTTAATTCGTAAAAAAATTGAAAGCGATAATAAAGGCACAGTTCTGGATATTATAAAAACAATGGCTGGATATCAATAAGATTGTGCAATAATATCAATTAACTTTCTATTAAATAATGTTCTTTTAGCTAAATCATTTTTCATAGGTGTTTCAGTTGTCAAATATGGAAAACCCATGTCGTGAATTCCATTTTCAATAGAACATTTGTGTTTAGGCTCTGATTCTATTCTTTGTTTTTTTGGATGAGATATCAAACCATTAATGCATTTATCGCCATGTATTTTCCCATCAAGTATGGGAAAATAAGACGATGCTTCTCTTACGCATTTATCCCAAAGAGGTTTTTTATCTTCGTCTGAATAGTAAGAATAAAAACTATCTGTAGATTCATCTTCATGTAGTGTCCAGAATAAAGATGGCTTAATTTTCTTCGCCAATTCTAGAATACTTTTAACTTCTGGTTGTTTTATACGATGACACATATCTCGATTTAAATCGTTTCCTTCATCGGTAAATCTGTTATTGGATATAAATCCAGTTGGATTTAGAATAGGAAAAAACTCAAGTGTTATATCTTTGGGAAATTTACCTCTTGATAAGTAATCGATAATTCCAGTGATTCCACCTATTTCATTGCCATGAATTCCACCGACTATAAAAATTGATTTTGATTTGTCGGGATTAATGGTGGCTCTGTATATTGGAAAATTATTTTCACACAGCGTTACCAATTTAACTTTTGGAGTGCATCGAACAAGCCTAGAAACATAGGCATCATAACGATTCGAATCAGATTTAAAAAATTCTTTGAATTGCATATTTTTATTTATGAACATTTACCTTTATAATTTAGCATGCGAAGCAAAAAAAGCAAAAAACAGATAAAGAAACTTTCCGACAAGAGTTGTTATTTTTGTCGAGAAAGCGATTATGATCTTCTAGATGTGCATCGTATAATTGAAGGAAAAGATGGTGGAAAATACCATGAAATGAACACAATAACAGTTTGCTGTTTGTGTCACAGAAAAATCCACTCAGGTAAAATTAAAGTTTTTAGAAAGTATACAACAACCTTAGGAAGAATTGTTCTTCATTTTGAAGATGAAAATGGCGAAGAAAAATTTGAATGATCATACTTCAAAAGGATTCAAATCTGAAATTTTCACATTATAACAGTCTGCTTTTACAGTGAAATTATTGTCTGGATCAAAATCCCCTTTTTTAAGGAATTTTGCTTTTTTATAATATTCATCTTTATCAAGCCATCCTAAGATGTAAGCTTTATGCCATGTATCATTACTGAATTCCAATCTAACAAATGCATATTTTGTGCATATTTGATGTGTGTTTAAAGCTGCAATAGAACATTCATAATGTGGTCTTGGTCTAGATGTGCATCTTTTGGTTTTTACATCCCAAAGTATGTTGTCTTCAATAATGTCATAATCATAAGTGTTATTTATAATTCCTTTTATAACTTCATTTGCAACTTGCTCTCCAATAAAGCCAGCCATATTTCCCATCCCACTGGTAATCGAGTTTCTTATCTCTCCCATTTCCAATGATTTTTTTGTGGCACGAATGATCATTTCTTGAGTAATTTCTATTTCAATCATTCATAAGTTCCTTAAGAAAAATTTAATTTTATCATCATCTTTTGTTATTGTGTAGATTCTTTTCTTCGATGTTTCTGTCAAATACTGAAGCTTTTCTTTTTTAGAGCTTTTTGTTCTGCATTCTTTTAGTATTGGTTCCAATCCACATAAGAATATCCAAATTCTAAATGTACTTTCGTTCAATTTAGAAGAAATCAGTTTGTAAAATTTAGTCCAATTTATTTTCAACGAAGCAAATATTTTCTTGTATCTTTCAGACATACATTTTATTTGTTTTTCGTAATATTCTTTTTCAAATTCTGGAATTATCATATATCTGTCGTTTCGTTGACCACAACATTGTGTCCTTGTTCTCGTAGAATTTTGATTCGTTTCTTGCTATGTTCTAACAAATATGGATTGATATTAAAAACAAAATCATAATAATTTAGTTCTTCTTTATCTTTTGCAGTTCTCAACCCACGACCCATTCTTTGAATGATTTGATGATCTGCTTGACCACCTGCAGCATTTATAAGCGAATGAATAAAAACATTAATACCAGTATTGAATATTTGTTGTGTCGCAATTGCAATCAAAGATTTTTTTGATTTTTGAAGCTGTTGAATTACTTCCTTCCTAGTGTCTGCATTATCTTTTCCTTGAACCCATAACGAATTTGGAATCATCTTGTTTAGAATGTCTCCATGTGCAATTCGATCAACAAGAATCAATGTCCTTCCTTTGCATTTTTTGGCAAGTCTGGTAACTATGTCATTGAAATAAAAATTTTCTGCAATGCCTCTTGTGACCGCATCAAGATATATGTCGTAAGGAATACTTGGCTCATTGATAGGATAAAAATTGCAATTACTTGAAGATAAAATTCCTCTTTCTTGAAGTTGTGCCGTGGTAAGGACTCCATTGACCGATGATTTTATTTTCAATATAGGTCCAAAATATCCTTTTACTTGATGTTTTTGAACTTTATCTTTTTCTCCAAATTTGAAAGGCGTTGCAGATATTGCAATTCTAACGCTCGTACTTTTAAGTTTTTTGTATACATCTATTGGAGTTTTAGACATCATGTCATGTATTTCGTCAACAATAAGAACTTTAAATCTACTTAAAGCTTTATCTATTTTTTTTACAGACATTACGCTGGCGACAGTTACTATGTTTGGCTCAATTACACCGCCCCACAATCTTCCAAGATTGGGAACATCCCATTTTTTCAATTCAGCATAATTTTGTTCTGCAAGACCTACACGATTTTGAAGAATTAATGTTGGTGTTTTTGGAGGCAATGATTTTAATATACCCAAAAGAATCAAAGTCTTACCAGCTGAAGTGGGTGCGAATACAATTCCTCGTTTATGTTTTATGGCTTGGCTTATAAGTTCAACTTGATAATCATGAAGTTTTATTGGTTCGAGTCCTTTTGGTAGCCACTGATTGAGAAAATTTTCTTCAATTAAATTTTCTGAAAATTTAAATTCTGATCTATTATCTTGAATTTCATATTCAATATCGAAATGCTTCAGTGCAGCAGAAACTTCTGGAATAAGACCAGTCAAAAATCTTCCTGTTTCTTTTTTGAAAAATTCTGTGTAACCATCCCAAAGTCGCTGTTTATACAGTCTGCTATGAAAGTAGTTCCGTTCACGAAAACGCAGACAATCCCACAAAGTTTGTTTGATTTTATGATTGGTTGTTAAAAGTTGACAATAATCGTTATCAATCACCAGCAAAGTGGTCATATTTGTCTCCAAAAAGATATTTTCTTATATTTAGTCAATTTATTCAATATCGTTTTTAAAAAAAGCTTCATAAATATCCAAGGAGGAAGAAAATATGAGTGATGATTATACAATTTTAAATCCCGGCATAGGCGGGGATGTCATGGATGAAACAGCAGTATCTTATGATGCTGCTCCGCTTGTTAGAAAAAGACCTCGTGTTGTTGTGACTGGAGAAGGTGCCGATGATGTTGTCACCACAACAGGAACTTTGCCAAATGATGGAGACATTGGTTTAGTTGTTAGAGAAGCTAGGAAAGGGCAATCGACAAGTGCAAACAGTATACCAGTTGTAGTCGCTTCAGATCAAACAGTTGGAAGAAGCAATGTAATTGTATTTCAAGAAATTATTGGAACATCGGAAACGCAACTTTCAGATAACGCAATATCATTATCAGTAACAATAAAATCTATGGACTCTAATGATGGAGTTGTATATTTGGGAATTTTTGGTGTAACAAACTCTAATGGATTTGAATTAAGCGCTGGAGAAAGCATTTCGATTTCTATTGATAATACTAATAGATTGTATGCAATAGCGAGTTCAATTAATCAAAAACTTTGTATTATAGGTATATAAATTATAAAAAACTTATATAAGAAATAAAAATAATCATGTTTATAGGCGCAACAAATTTTAATTCTGGAAAAAATAAAGGACCAACAGGAC